CTATTCGTCGTCATCGAAAAGAGTCAACAGACCCGGTTGTTCGTCCGTCTTCTGCTGTTTTTTGTCGATAAATTTTAACGAATTAGCCCATTGGATGTCCGTTACGCAAAGCACTCTCACGTTTCCGTGAGGGGGTATGCCCGCCTTGATGTAGTTAAGGGCAGACCTACCACCTGATTGGGTGGGAGTGTATCTCGCGTAGACCGAGTACTGTACACGGACGAACCCTAAATCAGCCAACAAGTTGGTGAATCTATTCGCGGCTCCAGCGTCCTCTCTCGTTGTAATGGGTAGGTCGTACATGACCAGCGTCCACATGCCGTTATCCTTATCTCTTTCCATTTTTCTCACCTTTTCCGAAAACGGGGACAGGTAGTTTGTCCAGCCAGCCTTCGCAGTATTGCGCATATTGTCCGCAGAATTCGTCCGCCAATGAGGGGATGGTCAGTCCTTTTGGATTGAATTGGCTGTTGACGACGAACACTATCTGCTGTTTTATTTCCGAATCCAACGGTTCGTCCGGCAGTTGGCTTATCCCGTAGTCGATTGCCGGTCGGAACGGTTCTATCAAATCGTCTGCCAGACAGAAATAGTTACTGGCGGAATGGTGATGTATGCCGATGGTGGGGGAGAGTCCCGCCGTGCAGATGGACTTAATCAGGAATCCGCGTAGTATCGTGTACGCATAGTCGAGTTGAGTGTTACGTCCCTCGCCATATCCGGGGAATCGGCGGAATTGTTCTTCAGGGAACATGTGATGCCAGTATTCGCGTGCCGCCTGTCCCTCGATGTTGTTCGGGTCTCCTGAGCGCACCTGTGTGGCTAGGCTTCGAAGGAGCTGTCCACCGTCCAATTCGAGCATGTCCAGTACGTGCGATTGTCCGAGAATTTTCGCTTGTATTATCTGTTTCCATGCTGCTTTTCTCGCGGGAATGCTCATTTCCTGTTGGGCGGTTTGTCGTGCGGCGGAACGGGTGTTTGGTTTGTTCCATGGTTGCAATGCGGCTATTGGGATTTCGTTCCACTGGCATATGAGAACTTCCACGTCGAAGACAGCCAACTGCTGCAATAGTGCCGTTGAGACGGTTGTTTGCATCCCGAGCAGCAGTACTGCCGTATCGACCAACGGTATCCGTGTCTCCGTATCGTGGTGTTCCACGACGAGTTGTCCGCGCTTGTAGGTCAGTCTGCCGGTCATTGCGGTGCAGTCTATGACCCGCCACCCTTTTGTCATATCAACCTCCAATAAAAAAGGGTCTGCCAAATACCATAATCGGTTTTTGGCAGACCCTTTAAAAGGGAATGGTTGGTCACTCGTCCAAAATATGACCAAGCTTATTTATTGCTGGGCAGAACAGATGTGGGACGAGCATCGACCTAACAGATTTAGGAATCTCCACTCCAGACTCCTCCAACTTACTCAAACCCTCGCTCGCAATAAAAGAGGGAACAAGACGTAACGTCGTAGGACTCTTAAACCCAGCAACGATAAACCGTCGTTCAGCCCCGGAATCCGTATGGAACATGTGAGCGTACTCAAGGCACATATCCTCCATGAGTTCCGAAGTCAACTTGATTTCATCATTAAGGGTGAGTCGTGCCACGCAAGTCGCATTACCAAGTGCGATAGCCTCCCTGACCTTACTGTCCGCGTAACGGATGGACACGTCAGCCGGATGCAACGGGGGTCGGAACAGGTCGGTGTTCTTCCTGCGTTTCATCAAATCGCATTGGAACACGCGCACCATGCCATAGAACGTCTTGCGTTTTCCGTTCTTCAACACCTGTTCGCAACGGTAGATGCGGGCATGATGGATGGTTCCGCCAATGTCGGCGGCACCACCGTTGACATACAGTTGCGCGTTGTTGCCGGGCAGGAAGCCGATTTCGTCCTTCGCGTGGCATACCTCGCCCAATGCTGTGATAACACGGTTCGGATTGGCTGGCAGACCGGTCTGAGGATTATAGTCCGGCAGTCGGGTCAACGCCTTCCATACCTGCGGTGTGATGGCATGGTCGATGAGCGTGGGGGAGAGTGCGTCTCCCAGTCGCACGTATTGCAACGGTTTCACCGTCGCATCATGCGCGGTACTGTTGCCCAAGCGGAGTCGGCGGCTCCGAACGACCGGAATGGTATCCTCGTCCAAACCCTTGTTCAACAGGTTGAGCAGACTTTTCATCTGTTCGCTCCATTGCTGGTACCGGACGTAGCCGGGGGTGTTCTCGTTTGGATACTGTTTCCAATCCGCTTGTCCGAACGGGGTTCCGCACAGGCGTTGCGATTCGCGTAGGTAGTGGCGTTCGGCAAGACGGAGGGCGACACTCTGGTTCATCATGGCGATGACTGAAGCGTCAACCGCGTGATGGCGGCGGTCGAGTCGGGTCTTCCACTGTGCGCCGATGAAGTGGATTTGTCCGTCGATGCCGGAAGCTCGACGTGCCTCATAGGTGATGGAGCCGGGGAACGTGAATACTTTCACCGTCTTGTTGGCGTATCGTCCGTCGAGTCGGCGGTGGAGTTCGTCGGCCATCCAACCCACGGATTCGATGGAACGATTGTCCAACGGTTCGTCCTGTTCGGTCTGCTTGAGTCGGCTGATGATGCTTTTCTTCACCTGACCGACCTGCTTGCGGTTCATGGACGGCGGGAACATCAACTGGTTCACTCGTGCGATGACATCATTCATGGTGATGCCATGTGCTTTCGCATAGTCGGAATGCACCCAAACGGCGAACGGAACGTTCGACTTGCTGGCGTTGCATTCGGGACATACCGCAGCCATGTTGGTGCGTTTGCTGTCCGAGCCGACGCCACGACGGGGTACGATATGGTCGAGTTCGGACTTGTCGAAACTGAATCGTGGACTGGTCGCACCACAGTACAGGCATGTGTTGTTCTGCGATTGGACGATTTCCCAACGGCGAATGTCGTAGTCGTGGACTTTGAAGCTTCCACCGTTGGACAGTTGCTTCCTCATATCCTCACGGATTGCGGCACGCATCTGATTGTCCTTGTCCCGACGTTGACGGCGCTCATAGTCGAGCGTACGTCCGAACGCGACGGAAGAGAACGATTCCTTCGTGGTTTCGATGGCGACGCTTTCCGGAATGCCGTATTCTTGTTCGCATTGGCTGAGGAAACGGTTGAACGCTTTCAACACCCTGTCCACGGCGGGATTGCCGGTCGGCTCCTGAACGGGTGGAACCGGAGGCTTCCAGTCGGCTGGCACGTCGAACTCGTGGCGAATCGCATAATGCAAATCGTCTTCCGTTTCCAACATGCGTTTGGACAGTCGGTCGAGGGTCTTTTCGGAGTAGGCGGCACGTCCGACGGGAAGGCTGATGGAGTCCAATGGGGTGAGCAGGTCTTCGTCCAACCCGTCGATGAATTCGATGGGGGAGGCGTATTCGATGAGGTCGCGCACCTTGTCCAAGTCAACGGTGTTGGACAGGAGCCGAATCATCGCGGCCTGTTCATCCTCGGTGGCGGCGTTCCACCATGCGTCCACCATTTTGCGGAGTTTGGTGTTTTTGATGCCGTGGAGTCGGATTACGGTGTCCAATACCGGCGGCTTGTTGCCGATTCTTTCCTCCCCGTCATGGGTGATGGTGCCGACGCCTTTGAGTTCGTTGCGTTCGATGTCGAGCACGGCGCACACGTCCAACCATTCCAAGTCTTCCTTGGCGGTGGTCAACAGTTCGTACACATCCTGTTTCTCGCTGACGGTCAACGGTCGGGATGCTTCGCCTTTGCGTCGGATACGCAGGTTGGTGATGACGTTGAGGATACGATACTTCTGGAAGGCGATGCTGGCCTTCAATGCCCTCTTCTGGGTCAAGTCGAGCGGGTCCGTTCCGACATGCTTCTCTGCGGAACCCTTGGGGGACGCGCAATGGAACACGGTACGCAGGATGGGTTTCCAAACATCCTCGGGTACCTGCTGGACGGTGAAGATGCGTCGGAGTTCACGCGCATTGTCGGACTGCATGAGACGGTTCGGCAGAACGCCCTCACCGTATTTGGTGCTGGTACGAAGTCGAACCAGTTTGCCGTTACGTTCGGAAAGCGTCAATGCGACGAGCTGCGCCGGAGTCATGTCATCGTCCAGCTTCACTCCAAGACGGGTCTCCACACGCTGTTTCAAATCCTTGTACTGGTCGGACGGCTCCACGTCTTCGAACAGGGTTTCGACCCGACTGTAGGAGTTACGCCAACCGCGATGGCGTGCGATATGGCGGACTGCCATGACAATCATCCGGTCACGCCTGTCCTTGTCGGATACATAGGTGGTAGCCAAAGCGGAACGGGTGTTCCAGTCTTCATAAAGGTCTTGCTCGCAGTCCGGGACTTCATCTACCGGATAACCCAGTTGGCAGAGCTGACGGTCGAGCTGGCTGAGACGATGGCGGCGGCGTTTGCGCATGTTGCGGGTTCGCCGTGCGATTCCGGCCACGGCCTTGCGGGTGGTGCCGGACTTGTTTTGGGTCGGGTCTACTCCGCCATCGTGAATGTAGCTGAGGGTTTTGAGCAATGCTGTCGGGTTGCCGTTGGCGTCGAGTTGGATTGCGGAGAATCCTAGGCTGTTGAGTCCTACGTCGGCTCCCACGCGGTAGCGGATATTGGTTTTTGCGGTCAAGGTCTGTTGTTCTCTTTCCGCACTGCATGAAAAAAAAAGCGGCGATTGGGACTTGCGTCCTATCGCCGCTCTACGGTCAATTCCGGTCTGTCACCGGACTTGATTGAAACTTGCCGTGGTTCCCACTATAACACATAGTGTTTTTCTGGCAACCTCGGCGTGTCTTTTCCGTTTTCTGAACAGCGCTTGGTTTTTTATTTGTGGACGTGTCCAGTATATATCAATATTCAGACCTTGCGACACGACTCTTTCCTGTTGTCTTTTTATAAGGTATACTGGAATCGTCCACACAAACAAGGGTTGAAACCACACACCCAACAAGGAGAAAAAATGAGCAACTGCGAATGCACCTACTGCGCCCTCAACAATCCAACAGCCAACGGCACCTGCGACCACTGCCACAAAAACTATTGCGAAGACTGCCTATACCAGTGCGACAAGTGCGAAGGCATCTTCTGCTGCGACCACTGCCACCTGTGCGGCAAATGCGACAACATCGTCTGTGACAAATGCGCGGAACGATGCAACATCTGCGGCAACACGTTCTGCAAAGATTGCCTGAACTCCTGCGACAAGTGCGGCGCATACTGCTGCGACAAGTGCGGCGCAAGCTGCGAAGACTGCGAAGGCACCTTGGAATGCGCCCACTGCTGGAAACGTTGCGAACACTGCGGCAAATACATCGACAAAACCTGTAGGCACACGTGCGACACCTGTGGTAGCACGCTCTGCATGGACTGCCTTGGAGATGCGGGAGAATGCAAGACCTGCGAACTGGAACGCACGTTGGACAAGGACTACGTAACGCCAACTCAACTGGTAACGGTCAACGACGCAATCAGATTCCTCAAGCATTACCGTCTCACTCAAGGAGGGGACGCCCGACTGTCTGATTGCCTTGCCGACAACATCGACGGTTTGAATCTTTGATAGTGAAGAGGGTTCCGGCCACAAGATTGGAACCCTCTACTGTTTGCAAAAAACGAGGGAAGAAGAACCATGAGCGAACTAACCGTCCTAGCACCAATAGAAAAACTCTTCGCCAACGAGCGGGGACAAATCTGCGACAGATTCCGAGTTAACAAGCTGAAAAGGAAACTCCGCATCATCGGGGATATCACCTCGTTGACCGAGGAGCAGTTCGTCGGCTCCTTCGGCTCCGACTGCGCCCGTATCGTCGGAAACCGTCTACGGAAGAACGGAATGGATTTTCGACCGGTGGAGGATTCCGCCTTATATCGTGAGGGAGTAGTGGATGCCGATTTCCGTATTCGACTGTATTCGATTGGCGTGGGTTCCTTGGCTAAGCTGACCAAACTTTCCTTGTCCGAATTCCTGCACTATCTGAACCGTCTGCGTGAATCCCGTCGCATCGAATACAGTGGCGGAGTTTCGGTTCCGCAGTTCGGAGCGTTGAACATCGCCCGTTTGGAGCGTGTCATGTTCGAACGTGGTTTCCGGTTTCGTAATGGTTCGTTGAATTCCAGCGATTTAACCATGCTGGGAAACAACCGCGACGGCAGTCCTACTGGCAAGAATATGGTCAACGCCCATGATGTGTTTTCTGGCCAGCCTGTTTTTTCCGGTGCTCGCAGGAAGAGTCTTCTTATTGCCCGTCGTAAGCGTTTGCTGGACGAGTTGGCTGGGATTGAGGTTGAGCTGGCTTCGTTGGGTTGATTTGCCCCAATATTTGTGTTATACTGAAACTGTTCACACAAAAACAGAAAATCAAAAAGGAGCAAACCATGAACAAGCAGACCACTCTCGAAGAGTTCGAAAAAGGAATGACCGAAAACCTTTCCTACCTTCAAAGGAACACCAAGGAAGGCAAGTACGTTTGGACGAAAAGCCATGTCTGCAATCCCGAACGTTCCTTCTCTCGCTCTTGGAAGATGACCTTATGCATGTGGGGCGAAGAAGGATACGTCAAGGAGGCTACTTTCTCTCTCACTTACGATTTCTCACTGCAATACGCTGGAGACAATGGAAGCGCGGCTGGAATCCCCACGGAGACTGCCCGAATCCCCATGTATCGGGATGGTGTGCCTATCACCACTTTCAAGGATGTTGACAAGTCCGCCAAGATACTTCTCGACAAGGTCGAACAGGTCTTGGGATTGGCGGAGAAGTTCGAGCGTGGATTCTGGGAGTTGAATCAGACGAGCAAGTCGTTGACTTCTTTGGAGGAGAACATCTTCTGAATCCAATGGCCCCACAATGGGGCTTTGCCTTGGTAGCCCAATCGGATAGGGCGTCCGCCCTCTAAGCGGATGGTTGTGGGTTCGAATCCCATCCAAGGCGCTTTTCCTCTCGTATAGGGGTTCCCGTTCGAGTTGAAAAGACCCTCAATAAGGGGGTATAATGCAGGGGTTTCACCCATGCGCGGAAAAGACAACCAGACAAAGGAGAGAATCTTGGCAAACGTCAAGAAAACAATCATCGCCACAACCGTGGCGGTAGCGACGCTCGCCGCACCGGCCACCGCGTTCGCAGACGACATCCAGCCGGACGTGAACAACGCCATCGAACAGGCACAGGACGCAGTGTCCCAAACTCAGGACACCGTGGCACAGGCCACACAGGCAACCCCTCAGACCGCCACCACGACCCCCGCACCGTCAGACCCCGTGGCCGACGGACAGGCCAAGGTGGACGAGGCTCAAGCCAACGACAATCAGGCACAGACGAACCTGAATCAGGCACAGACCGACGTTGACAACGCGCAGACCATCGTCAACCAGACCCAAACCCAAGTGGACAACGCCCAGACCACTCTGGACACCGCCAACCAGCAGGTTCAGAACGCGCAGACCGCCGCCAATCAGGCTCAGGAGAACCTGAACCAAGCCCAACAGAACGCCGGTGAGGCCACCAATCCGGAAAACCAGAAGAAAGCCCAGCAAGCGCTCTCCGACGCCAGCCAGCAGCTCGACCAGACCACCAAGCAGTTGGAATCCGCCAACCAGCAGGTCGAACAGGCCAAGCAGGAAGCCCAGCAGAAGGCCGACAGTCTGACCGCAGCCAAGAAGGACGAAGCCGCCGCCAAGACGGACAAGGACAAGGCCGACAAGACAGCCTCGGACGCGAAGACGAAGGCCGACGAATCCCAGAAGACCATCGGCCAGCTCAAGGCCGAACTCGAAGCCGCGTTGGCCGCGAAGAACGACGCCGACACCGCGAAGACCACAGCCGACAAGAACGCGGCGGACGCGAAGAACGGCATCAGCGAGAAGCAGAAGGACGCGGACGCGAAGAACACGGCCGCCAACACCGCTCAAGCCGACGCGGACTCCAAGAAAGCCGCCGCCGACAATGCGGACAAGCAGCTCAAGTCCGGTTCCATCGGCTTCTACCAGTGGAAGCTTGCCTCCGACTATGCGAACGAGGACACCCAGCATGCGCTCAACAATCTCGTCAAATACCAGAACGAGGACTGGGTGAAGATTGGGGACGAGAACTCTGCGACCAGCTTGCAGAACATGCTCAAGGCGCTCGACCTGATTGACAAGGGCAACGAGATTCGCCGTAGCCTCGGACTGCCGGAATGGACCGTCAACGACGTGGATACCATCAACGCGCAGCTCGCCGCAGACTACAACACGTACTCTCCGAACACGGGGCATGTGTTCACCGGAACCTCCCAGAACCTCGCTTGGGGTTACGGTAATCCGTATGACGGCTGGTATACCCAAGAGAAGGCCGTGTTCGACCGGTATGCGGAGAAGAATCCGGAACTGCGCAACATGACCGCCGTGGAAATCTACATGAAGTATCCGGACATCTACGAGGAGACCGGACATTATCTGAACGTCATCGACCCGGATTGCGACACCACCGGTTTCGCCGTCACGGGTTCCCTGACCGCAGCACAGAACTTCACCCAGAAGTATCTGTACACCAGTGGTGTTTCCGTGAACGATTACCGTCAGCAGCTTCTTTCCTACAAGAACGCGTTGGATTCGGCTTCCGACGTGTACCAGAAGGCTCTCGACAAGGCGAACGAGGCCAAGAAGGCCGCGCAGCAGGCACAGCAGGAACTCGCCGCATTGCAGGAACGCGCCCAGAACGCCCAGCAGACCGCCGACGAGTCCGCCAAGACCGCCCAAGCCAAGGACGAAGCCTACCGCAAGGCGCTCGACGCATACAATGAGGCCGTCAAAGCCGGTCAGACCGCCAACGGCGTGTACTCGCAGGCCAAGAACGAGGCCGACAAGAAGCAGACCGCCTACGAGAAGAAACAGGCCGCGACCAAGAAGGCGCAAAGCGAACTCGACTCAGCCAATGCGAAGACGGACGCCGCCCAAACCGACGCGCAGAACGCCCAGAACGCGGTAGACAAGGCCAAGAAGCAGGTTGAACAGGCCCAAGCCAAGCTCGACGGCTACGCCAACGCGAAGGAAAACCTCAAGGCCGCGCAGTCCAAGCTCGACAAGGCCAACAAGACGCTGTCCGAAGCCCAGACTGTCCAACAGGAGGCGCAAGCCAAACTTGACAAGGCCAACGACGCCAAGACGGAGGCGGACAAGACTCTGGCCGACGCGAACGCGAAGCTCGAACAGGCCAAGGCCGACAAGAAGCAGACCGAAGCCGCACTCAAGGACGCGAAGAACGCTCTCGACGGCATCACTGCAAAGCCAAGTGAGAAGGACGACATCGATTCCGGTTACACGATTCCGTCCAACGAGGAGGACACCGGCAACGCCACGAAGCCGGGCGAGAAGGACGACATTGACTCCGGTTACACGATTCCGTCCAACGAGGAGGACACCGGCAATACCGGCAACGGTGGCAATACCACCGGTTCCAATGGTGCCAACGGTTCCTCCAACGGCAACAACGGCAATGCCACGTCCGTCAACAAGGGCATGAACACCGCTGACAAGAAGAACGACAAGACCACCGTCTACAAGGTGGACGCCGACAACAAGACCATCACCGCCACCGGCGACGACCTCGCCAAGACCGGCGTAGACATTACCAGCGTCGCCGCAGTGTCCATCGTCGCTCTGATGATGGGTGTTGGCTTCGTTGGAGTGGAGCGTTCTGTCCGCCGCAACGACTGATGTCTGTTTGAGATTGGAAGCCCTGACTTTCCTGATAGGAGGGTTGGGGCTTTTTGTTTTTGCATTTCAGCCAACATGCACTATACTGGAACTGTTCACACAAAATCTTTCATAAAGGAGACAGACATGAGCAACATCACAGCAGACGAATACAGTCTCTTGGAATTCATTTCATCCCGCGACAAGCAGGAAGACAACAGTCGAATCCTCTTGGAACAAACCAAGAAAATCCTCAAATCCCTCGTCCGGAAAGGCTTCGGAAGAATCGAACACTACTCCGCCATCGGAGACTGGTTCATCCCCGACATGGACGCCATCAGCGAGTTCGTTGAAACACATGTCGGACAGTACAAGCTCGAACGCAAGTATCTCCAATACGACATGTTCAACATTCTTGAGGAAATCTCCCGCAAAGGATACGGCTGGAACTACGTTTCCCAGCCCACAGCCAAAGCCAGCATGGAACGGCTCCGCCACTACGGGTGCGTCACCTACGTCAAGCGCGGTAAAAGGTATATCGCAACTGGAACTCCGGAGGGCATCGCCTTCGCCAAAAACATGATGGCTACGGCCACCAGAACATGTGCCGAATGCGGTCGAAAATACCCCTACTATTCCGGCATGAAAGCCTACGACATCTGCTCCAAGGAATGCTACTACAAGCGTTTCGGCACTCCCGAAGAACGACGTGCAAAAAGATTGCAGAAGAAGGACTGACGCGGCTTTCTCACCAAGACAAGAACAATAAAACTAAACCAAAGACGTGTTATACTAGAAGTGTCCACACAAAAGAAACCAAATCAAAGAGAACAAGGAGCAAAAAACTGAAAACCAACACCAAGACCATGAGAACCATCATGTTCCTCTCACCGGCTATCGCAATGGTTCTTATTCCCGCCAACACGGCTACCGCCAACGAGTTCATGCAGAATCGAAAAGAATATGAGACGGCATTGAACCATACATTGACTTCTCCCCACGGCTAAAGCCGGGGGATTCTAAGCTTTGATGGGACGTGCGTCTCCGGGGTAGCACCCGGATGGCGTCTTACGGTCCCGTGGGCTTCAGGGACAAGTCCTGCCCTGATGAGCATGTTCAACGCCGCGTTCTTATCACGGTCATTCACCATTCCGCAATGCTGACAGCGGTATGTACGCACTTTCAGTCCGATTGGAGGATTGGCTATCTCCCCGCATTCAGAGCATGTTTGCGTAGTGTATGCCGGACTGACCGGAATGAGTTTGCGACCGTTCTTGACGGCTTGCCATTGCAGTATCTGGATGTTCGTGGCGATAGCGGCGTCTTGGGCGTTGCGAGCCATGTTGGTTTTCGATAGGAACTTCGGCTTGAAGTTCTCGCTGGCGATGATGTCGTTGCGTTCGCACACATGTTTGGCCCACGTGTGGGCAACGGTGAGACGTTGCCCTGCTATGCGCTGGCAGAGTTCACGGTATTGTTTCCTTGCTTTCTTGTAGCCTTTCGACTGGTTCGGATATTTGACGCCCTTCTTATGTCTGCGCGCCATGCGTCGTTGCAGTCTCACCACTTGGCGGTGGCGCGCCCTTTCGAATCCCATGTGGGGGAAATCGTCTGGGGAGTCTTCGAAAACCTCGCCTGTCGAAAGATTCAATCCGACCGTGGAGGCGGTGGTTTTGACACCCCAGTCCATACCGACCGCGTGCCCCGTTTCCGGGAGAGGCTTCGATTCCACCTCTACCACGAACGAGGCGTACCAGTGTCCGTCGGGCGACCTGTACACTCGGACGCTCTTGGGCCGTGAGGGCAGTTCGCGGGACCATACGACGGGGATAATCATGCCCTTCGGCAGTTTGAGCCGGGTCTTCCCGTCCTGTTCCACGAGGGTGAATCCGCCGATGCGGTAGTTGAGTGATGGCAGTGTGGTCTTGCGGCTCTTATGCCGTGGCATTCCCGCCTTGCGTTTCCTTGAGGATGTCTTGCGGTCGGAGACGGCTTTCCCTCTGGATTGGCTGTAGTCCCTGACTATCTGCTGTTGGGGTACGCAGGAGTGTGCGGCGAGCCATTTGCCGCCGTCCTTGTCCGTCTTGCTTGCCCTTAGAAAGGTGAGGTATTTCTGCGCCTGCGCGGCTCCGAACGTCTCGCCGCGTTCGTATCGCGCTTGGGATTCGTCCACCATGCGGTTCCATACGTATCGGCAGGCGTCCCATTCGGCAAGCAGATAACGTTCGGCCTGCTTGCCGGGGCGTAGCCTGTATTTGTATCGAACCTTCATGGAAAACATTATATCACACCACATTTATCTACTTATATGACGCGACTGCCATATAATGGCAGACATGGGAAAGATGGACAAAGTGAAACACAACAACAACGTGACCTACAGATGCCACTACCACGTCGTGTGGTGTCCGAAATACCGGCGAAAGGTGATAACCAGCCTCGACCCAAAACTCGACAATCCGCCAATCGACGGAGACCCCGGACCCGTGGACGAACGGCTCAAACAGATAATACGAGAAGTCTGCAAGGAAACCGGAAACGACATACTCGAACTGGAAACCATGCCCGACCACGTGCATCTACTCGTGGACTGCGACCCCCAGTACGGCATCAACAAACTCGTCCGACTCATCAAGGGCAGAACCAGCAGATACCTCCGCTCGGAATTCCCCTCACTCAAACGCCGCCTGCCGACGCTATGGACGAACAGCTACTTCGTCGCAACCGTGGGGGGAGCGCCACTCTCCATAGTGAAACAATACGTACAGAACCAACGCAACGTATAAGAAAAAGGCGGCTCACCCCAGCCTTAAAAGGAGGGGCTTGCGCCGCCAATTTCGGTCACCGGCAAGAGTGCATTCCGCACCGTAGCGGATTGTCTTCACCACATCCTCGTTGCGCGGGTTCGGCTCCGGCTCGTCTTCGGCGGGAATGTATGCGACGTAGAGAAGGAAATTACCGTCATCGTCCTGACGGATTTCAGTCGAGAAAACGCCCTCCGGATATTCGTCCGAATCGACCAGTGAGCGGACGCGGAACGAGGAGTATTGATGATTGCCGTCCTGCGTGTCGATACGACGCATGATGTTACGGATTGTCCGTTGACTATCGGACTTGGCGATGAGCGTGTATTTGCGGGGATTGCGTTGGCAGGTTTCTGACTGAGTCCAATATTTCACCGCATATTTTGGTCTTCGGATTTCCCTATGTCCGGGTAAATGTTCCAAATCATATACGGGGTGTGTTTCAATATCGGCCATGTTCGCTCCTTCGTTGGATGATTGCATTGAGTTTGCAACCGATTTTGTTCAAGGTTGTTTAGTTTTATGTTAGAGGTTGAGAACGGGGTTGTTGCGAGGTTTGCGGGAAGTTGGTAAAAAGTTCCGAAAAAGAATGGGGGTGGTTGGACACTGAAAAGTGCCTAGCCACCCCATCCTCCTAGAGAGTGTTTAGCTCTTTAGTAGATTGTTCTTTTTTCTCGTTCTATTCCTTCTGCCTAAGTGTTTCCCGTCCAGTGTTTGTTTCCTTTTTCTTTCGGGCTAATAAGCGGGTCGGGGTTTCCATCCTTGTCGAATAATGGGAACCGTTTGCCGCTCGGATTGTTCTCCGAAGGTATGAGTGACAGGCTTCCGTCTGGATTGCGGTAGACACTGCCTTCGGTTTGTTCGCCATCTCGAATGCATGTGATGTACGGCATTTCGGAAGGCACGTCAACAGTTGTAATTAACTCTTTGCCGTCTAGACCTTTCCTATGGGACTTGTATCTGATTGTCTGACAGTCGTAGTCGAAATCGTCCAACGGGATGACCTCGTCCATGTGGCCGTCACTGAGAACGTTCGACGGCTTGCAAGGGTGGAAATCATACGTCTCGTACACCCTCTTCCACTTACGATGCCGTTTTGACAATCTATGGCCTATTCGGGCGAACCAGACGATAATGTTCGGCAAGTACGCGGTACGGTTTGGATTATCTTTTGACTTGACGGCCCACTCACTGCACCATGGGCAATACCATGCGCTCCTATGGAACAGGTCAACGAGAAGACAGCAGGCTAGACAGAGGAATGGTAGGGTCAGCACTCCAAGAACGTATATGAGGATTGCAGGCATGGTTTTTCCTTAGTTTGGAAGCTGTGAATGCCGATATTTACGGGCGTCCGTCACGGATGAAAAGTGTGGGCTGGCTTCCTGAATCACACGTTTACGACGGTATTCCTTCGACGTCGGGATACCGTAGGCTATTGCCATGGCGTCCCGTGCTTTTTTCTTGACGGCTGTTCGGTAGACTTCTGATACTGCCGGGTAGATGTGTGTGATTTTCATTTTGTTTCTGTTTCTGTTTTGCTTGCGTGCTCCCAGTCGCAGGATAGTCCTCCTCTGTAGGTGGTGTTTACGGTGAGGCAGTTGATGTGGCGTCCGTCGGGGAGTTGGATTTCGCATTCGCTGAGGTTGGAGTTGGGAAGGTCATCGCATTTGGCAATGGTTTCCGTGTTGCTTTTTGAGGACGTAGTGGTTTCGGGTGTGACGGTGTTGGGGTTTGTTTCGTCGCATCCGGCGCACATCAGGCATGCGGGAATCAGTAGCATCGCCAGTAGTCTTCTCAAGTTCGTTTCCTGTCTCTTGAACATCATTTCTCCTTGACGTCGAAGATGCGGCGGAAGGCTGCTTCGGCTCGGTCGAAGCCGTCCGTGAGTCCTTCTTGGTACTCGGACGGTGCGTCGGAATCCGACGCGTCCAGTGCGTTTCTGAACTGGTTGTCCAGCCAAGCTAGATACTCATTGATACGCTTGTCCATCCGCATGTTGTCCATATCAGCCAATGTTCTAGTCCTTTCCCCCCGGTTTCAACGCTTTGCCATCCGTGTCGTACAGGCCGAGCCTGTTGCTGTCGTCCGCGTGGATGGTGACGCGGACGCGCCTGTCGTTCCGGTAGACGGTGCATTCGATGTCGGATGAGGGGAGACGCCGTTGGGGCAGGTTCCCGTCGCAGTCGATGGACTCCAATCCCCAGATTCTTACGATTCGTGTGCCTAATTCGTCCGGTTCGGGTGCCGTCCCGTAATGGCCTGGCATATGGAACGATGCGGCAAGGGAGGCGACACCCAGTATGAACGACACAATGGAGATGACCGTGGGGGTGCCGAACTTGGGGTAGGCAAACTGGGACAATGCCAAGGGAATGCTTACGGCTATGCCAATGGCGCCGAGGAGACAGAGGCAGTTCGCGATGCTCCCTTGGACGGGTAGTCCCGCGTTCCTATACTCGTCCCATGCTTCGACCCATTTCGTGAAGTCGGACATCTATTCGTCCTTTCCTTTCGCCGCCAACGCCTTGCCGTCGGCTTTGTACAGGCCGACCTTGTCTCCCTTGATGTGGACGGTCAGTTCGGTGCGTTGAATGTCGGTGTAGGCGACGCACTTCCAGTCGCCGTCCTCAAGCCTTGATTCGGGTAGTTTTTGACCGCCGTTCCTGCATTCGCCCAAATCGTCCAGATTCCAAGTCGTCGTGATTTGCGCGGACAACGAGGGCGGCCGGAGCGGCTGGGGCGTATGGGAGGGCAGGGCGAAAGATGCGAACGTCAACACCATGCCTATGAGGAACACCGCCCCGGGGAGGATGACGGCGGAAGTGCCTTCTGTGGTAGGGTCAATTACTGACCCCATGCAGACGATTATGATGATGCCGGCGAGTATCGTCAGCAAAAGACCGATGTTCCAGCATATGCTGGCGGCACTGCCGGGAACGGCTCCGCCTGAAAAGCCCTGAGCGTAGTAGGCGTCCCACATTGCCTCCCATTTGGAGAAGTCACGCATGGGTTCACTTCCGTTCCGCCAATAGGCGGCAGTAGGTGGCCGCCCATCCGAACGCGTCCATCCGTCCCTCCCGGTACTGGTCGGGAATGTCGTCTCCGATAGACCGTTCGGCCTCGCGGAGCTTGGTTTCGAACGTGTCGGCCAAGCGTTCCAATAGAATGGCCTCATTCTGCTTGTTCATTTTTTCCACCTTCCGCCGTATCGTTCAAGAGCATGTCCTGACAGTGTTCGATTGTCCGCGTGTAGGCGTCGTATCCGTCGTATCCGTCGCTCAGACCTTCTTGGGCGCATTCCCATTCACTGTCGGCTTGGGCTTTGAGCCATTTAATGACCTCGCCCAACGTTTCGCTTCGCACGCTCACTTGTCGTCCTCAATTCGCCGCTGTTGTCTGACCGTCTTGCGTTCCACCCATTCGCCTAGTTCCTCGTCCGTGATGCCGTTTTCTGTTTCGAGCAGCATCACCCAGCGTCGCACGTCCTCCGCCGCGTCGGCAAGCCCATCCAGACGCTCCTTTTCGGTGTCGTAACGCAGGATTTTGCTGACCGCTTTGATGAGCGCTGCGCACGCTCCGACCGGAGACGGATGGCGCGTGCGATTGTCACATCCTTTGATGTCGTACATGTGTTCGAGCAGCCATAGGCAGATGAGCACATCCGCCATCTCCTCGACCATGTGGGAGCGCGTCCCGTCCGTCAGCCCGTCGCGCTTCCGGTCATCGTATGCTTCGATAAGCTCGGCGCACTCCTCCATGCAGACGATGCTCTGCTTGGTCACGCCGTAATATTCAATGCTTTTAGACCACACTGCGTCAAAATATTCAGGACGTTTATAGACTTCCTCAATGGTCGGATGCTCACTCATTTTGTCATCTTTTCCTTTCGATTCTTCGGGTTCGACGAAGCCGTTGCGCCAGCACGGTCGCCGCATGCGCTTCTGTCTGATGCCGTTGGCGCGGCGAACATACGGGTCGGTTACGATTTGTCCGCCTTTTCAATCCACCAAATCGCATCTTCGAGCTTCCAGTACATGTCCGCATGATGGTCGTGCAGGAACCGCAGGTCGTCAGCGTGCTGTTCGACCCATTCCGGGTGCGGGCGGGTGTCGTTCGTGCCTTGAACGGTCGGATAGGCGATTTTACATGCGCACAGCCAGTAGGGAGGTTGCAGTCCGTCCTTGGGTTTCCAGTCGGACGGTTCCGAATACCGTTCCTCTAACGTCAGGTAATTGGACACCCATGCGGGCGATAGTCGAGGCCACACCTGCTCAAATAACAGCACGCCCAGTGCGATGCCCAGTAGCAGTCCGACACCATTACCTGTCGAAGGCTGGTCCGCAAGCTTGCATGCAGCCCACAGGCCGACGACCGGTAGCAGGAGGCTCACGGTCAGGTAGGGGATGCACTTCCGTGATTCACGCGAATCCTTCGCATGGTCGAACATGGTGAGCGCCACGAGAAGAAATACGGACATTCCCATGCCGAAGAGCAGCCCGCACCACAGCGTGCGTATCGCATCTTTCAAGAACGCTATCAAGGCTGGCGTCAACAGTATTCGCCAACTGCCCGTCAAGACAATGAGCAACACGAGGGCTGGCAATGCGGACAAGAATATCAGCAATCTTTTGCGGAAACCGCTCAACGCCGCTCCTCCATCTCGCGCGTCCGATAATATCCGTCACGCCACTGGTGGATGCCGATTTCGCTCACGCTCATACTGATGAGCCGTTTCAGTTCGGCAACGGATAGCGAACGGGCGATACGCCTCGACGGGTCGCCAGCACGGTCAAAACGCAATGATTCCCACAGGTCTGCCGACGGCAAGCCATCCTTTACCAGCCAGTCGATGATGTCGTCCGGCAATCCGTCCACGTCCTGTTCGATGAGGTGGATGAGCGTGCGAATATCGGGTTCGTCCGGCACCGGACGTTCAAGCCCAATGTCATATACTTCCACGCCTCCATCGCCGGACAGTATGGAGATACGCGCCTGATGGTCGCCGGTTTTGCGTAGCGCACTGATTCTCACACGGTCGGTCATGGTCGATGTCCCTCCTCTGCAATCTGATTGAATCCCAATCTGGACGCAAGCCGCTTCTTTTCCGCGTCCGACAGGGATGCAACAGCCGACCGCCGGTGGTTGGCGAGCCAACTCAGGCAATGCCAGCAGTCGATGCGTTCCGCATCCGCGTCGCGTAGCCATTCGGACAATCCGTCGTATGGTTCGAATGTTTCCGGCACGTCGGACAGCCATTGGCGGATAATGGTCTTCCAATCCCAACCGTCCGTCCAATGGTGATGCCAAGGACGAGTAATGGTAATGGTCGTATCGTCCGCCTTCAGAACGGTCATACGGCATTCGTAGTCGTCACCGCCAATGGCCGTGACGCGCAGCCAATCGTTCATCACAGCGGCCTCCCCGTTTCCACCTGTTCCAGCATGTCGAAGCATTCGTCACGCTCCGTCCGGGTGGCGGAACGCAATAGGTCTGCCAGTCCGGTCGGCTCGTCCTCATAGACGTTCTGCCGTATAAGGCTGATGGCTTCCCAATCCTCGAAGATTTCCGGCGACGGGTCAGCCATGCCGTTCAGCCAGTCCACGACCCGCATGCCGGTCTCGTCCAATCGACCGTAATCCACATGTTCGGGCAGCCGTTCCAGCACGCTCAGCCACCCGTACTGGAATCGGTCATCGCATTCGGCGGAATCAGCCAATAGACAGTCGGATGTGAGCGGCAGCGGCACGCTGACCGTACCGTCATCGTCTTGAAGCACGTCCACGATGAGCCGCATGTTCGGCCTGTCCGCCATCCAACCGGATACGCGCACGAACGCCCGCTCCGGCTTACGGTCGCGTGCGGACATGAGACGGCATACGTGCGACAGGCGCATCCAATCCAAGCCTGACAGGTTCAACCCGTCCAAACCGCGCAGCGTATGTTCGGTGGGACGTGCTTCGTGAGCGCCGTCGTACTGGTATTCGATATCCACGCCGTTGACGTTCAACATGGTTCCTCCGTTCCGTTGAGCGTGGCTTCGAGCATGAGCCGCGCCCAGTCACGCCACTTCTCCTTGCTCGTCTGCTTCACCTTGTCCCACGACTTCAGGTTGCCGTAGGAGAAGTAGGAGCGGGCGGAAAGGAAATATCCGGTTTCGGCGGCTTGTTCCACCTGCTCGTCCGAAGGCTCGTGTTCGGGAGGGAGGATGCCGTACTCTCGGATAATCTGTCTGGCAGTGCAGTCCGTGCGTTGAATCCTTCTCAATAGTTCGAGCGGACTGCCCGCCCCCTCCACCAGTCGGAAAGTGACTGGCGTGAACCTTGGGTTCTCGTCTTCCGCCAGCGGCTCGTTGTCGAACCGTTCCATGAGACGGTACGCGTCCTCCACTTTCTCGAAACCTCCGTAACGGAGAATTCGAGCGGCCTCGCTTTCCGGCCAGCGCAGCGCATACAGCAGCATGGTCGAATCCATCCATTTCAATCCACGTGCGCGGGCAATCCGGTCCATGCTACAAATGATGTCTTTAACGGTCTTGTACGTCACCTGAAACCTCCCCGGTCATGGACGCGACGTCCTGCATCACGTAGGCGATGTTCGACTCAGGAACGTACATGTAGTGTTCATCGAACGTACTAAGTATTTTGCAATCGGACTGCGGAAAATCATTGGTGGTGGTGACCACAGTGCCGTCCTTCAACACCCACCGGTACAGCTTGGCGTCGTCGGGAATGGGATACGCCTTCGGGTAGGTCGTCAGAAGGGTTTTCTCAAACCTGTCTCCATCCGGGCTGATGTACACCGGGAAAGCGTTGTTGAGAACCGTCCGTCTGAACAAACGCTCATGGTATCTTCCATCCCTGTCGTATTTGATGACCAGCACACGGCTGGCTGTCCATTTTTCAGTATTCATTTTTTTCTCCTTCATTGGTTTGTGAACTATCCCAGTATAGCAGATAATATTGCCATCGTTTTTGGTTTGCGGAGACCCCGTCCTTCAACGGGACACCACATGAGCACGACCCCTACACGAGTCAAACGCCACATACTGGTCAAGACAAACAGACGGAAAACCATCCCCATCCGACAAAAACGTACGCCCCCGCCAATCATACGAATCCCAACACTTACGCACACGAGACTCCAAACCCTCCAACACCACCGAACGAAAACCCGGCCTACCATCCCGCTCCAACCAGCAAACGTCAAACTCACGCCCACACAGGCGCTCGCTGACCACGCGTTCGGTGGAGGTGCCGTCCGAACGTAGTTGCAGATACCGTAGACGGGAGTCCAACGGTGTCCAATCAGCCAAGCCGAACCGGTGTCTACCATGCTTGTCCGTATAGGCGCGTAGTCCGGCGTCCACGCGTAAAGTGTCGCCCAATCTCACCGTAAACAGCCGGTCAGGGGTGCCATTGTGGGGTTCTATGCGGTCGGGGCGGATAATCGTGTTTCCCACGAACGTGGCAAGCCAGATGTGCGAGTCGATAAGCGTCAGGGAACCGTCCGCGTTCACCACATGCGGGAACATCAGACACAGGCGCGACACGTACCCGTTCGATACGCTCGTCTCCTCACAGTCGGCCACCACGCCTTCCACCGTGTAACGGTACACGCCGTCCACTGTCCTATGCTCCAAATCCAACAGGTTGCGGCGTTCGCTTCTGTCGGTTCGTTCTACGTAGCTTTCGAAGAAACGACGGTAGTCCAAGCGGAGTTCGTCGGCCTGCGTCTTGGTTTGTATCCGGTAACGTAGTCCGAGGAGGGAATGCCAGCCGGTGCCGCGTCCTGCGCTTTGACGGCGGAGCACTTTCCTTCCGTCGGGCGCGGTGGTCGTGCCGATGAACATGCCGGAGCGTTCTTCGGATTCTCCGGCAAGAGCGTCTTCCAACACGCCCATCGTCTCAGGGGAGGGGGTGAATGGCATCCCTCCCATACACGTCAAGCCACGACCTTTCCGGACTGTTTGACGGTCTTCTTGGCCGAAGGCTCAACGGTCTGTCCGGTCTTCTCGAAATAGGCTTCCAAAGCCTTGACGGCCGCCTGTCTTGCCATTACCGTGGCGACATCCTTGTCCGATGCCGTGGCATGCCAGCACATGTATTCGTACGGCCTGTCACCGTAGGACAGCAGATAGGTGGCGCTGACCTTCGGCTTGTTTTCCTGCAAGTTCGTTTGGGTTTTCGAAACCGTGACCTTCACGCACTTGGCTGGAGTGTTTTTGCCGGTTTTGACTTTCTCCCAGTCGATAAGCGCTTCTGCCCGCCATGCGCTGTTCTTCGCACTGACCAGAGTGACGGTCGCGCCGACATGCCACTGGTCTTCACCGTCATGCTTGTTGTGCTCGTTGACGATGGCTTCGGCCACGTTGCGGGCGCTGCACTCGTATTTGATTTCGCCTTTCGCGTTGACGACGTGGATGGCGTACTTGTCCTGTTCGTAGATTTCGATACCCAATATAGGTGTTTCCTTCTGGTTGTTATTGATGCGGGGCAGGGTTGGTGAATGACTAACCGAGCTTATATGTGGACGCTACCAGTATAACAGGCAAAAGAGGTGGCGTCAACCACGTGGGAGCATCCGGCATGCGAACACATCGGAACACATAACCGCCCAAAACGAAGGAAAAGTGAGACAATTTATGTGTCACGCCGTAAAACCTCCGACTTCAGTCGGAAGTAGAGACTCAAGCCGGGAAAGGAGAACGCCTTGGAAGAACACACCCACGAAAACCCGTCCGACAAGAGGACTGCGGCACCATCGACGCCACCCATCGTCGCATTCGAAGGAGACGAAGCCGCTGACGTGATGTCCCGGCTCATGAGAGGTGAAGACGCTACCGCAGTGTTCGATGGACTGGTATGAAATTTCAGATATACCGGAACAGCTGCTCCGGCGTCAACTCTCTCAAATCGGGCTTTTCCTCGTCCAGCAGTTTCCTGAAATCTTCGAACGTGTATTCAACCCCGTCCTTGCAAGCGTTCAGCATGCAGTACTCCATGTCGTCCACGAAGGTCGGGTTCTCCTCGCGGAAGCGGCGAACACGGCTCTTGACCGAAGCAATTTCCCGCTTCCTGCTTTTCGGCATGCTTTTGTACCCGTATGCGCGGTGCGCACCTGCGGCTGTCCTGTATCCGTAACCTTGCGCGTCGTCCGCGATTTCCCCGGTGGCTACGTCCATCAGACGGTATCGGGTTTCGGAATATCCGAAATCGTATTCGTCCTCCGGCTCATGCCGCACTTCGTAAGGCATGGCCTTGACGGTTCGTTCTTGATTCCGGTCAGGCATTTTCTGATTCCCTTTTAATGCAAACGAATCCACTATAGCATCGGAACGTATATTTTAGAAGTCGTCGTCGAAATCCACTTCACCGTTCGCATAGCATTCGATATCGTTCAACTCATCCTGCATGTCCACCAGTTGCGTCAACTGTTCAACAGCCGAATGGCAACGATTACAGGAGTCGCGAATATACCCGCGAACACGCGGATACTGTCGGAAATGCAATCGAGGATTCACAGTCAGTTCGTCATCATCCAACACGTCCAACAAGTCGTTATACACATCCAACAGGTGAGAGAGCGTCTGAGTCATGGAATCGGTCATATCCTCATCCTTGTTCACGTATTCGCCAATCTCGTGAACAGTACCCTCCACCATGGTCACACACTGGTCGAGCATATATGCGTCACGTTTGAATCTACGGAACGGAAGCATTCAGCCGTCTTTCCTTTCTCGTTTTCTTTCCAAACGGTATTCGGCAATCCACAACGCCGACACCACAATCCACAATATGCAGGACAGTCCTTCGAGAAATCCCCATTTGCCGACGAACAGGCAGATATTCAGCAGGGCGACCATGAGGGAGCATGCTATCGTACCCAACCGTATCCAACGGGGCGTGCATCCCCTGTCGGGATTCTTGCGTGCCCGCCGTCTATCCACAGTCCAAAAGGCAGCGCCTATGGCGAACAGGACGAACGCTGCCACATACAGGACGGTCAGCACGTCGAACACGCCCTGACCGCTCACTGTGCTCCTCCGTCCACATCGGAACCGTTTTCGGAGTGGTGAATCCACATCCATATGGCTGCGGTGGCCATCCACATCAGCCCGCACAGCATGGGGATGATGCCGCCTGTCGTGAAGAGTCGAGTGAACTCCACCAAAGCCGTCAGCATGGAGAGGCATGCGCACCAGAGGCTCAACTTCTTGGCTTTGCCGTCACCTAAGAAGCGGGGATGCTCCACGCATGTGAAGTATGCCAGCGACGATGCCAGAACCACCAGCGAGAAAACGACGGCGACTTCGAGCAGCATGTCCGCTTTCATTTCTCGACCGCTTTCATATCGTCGTTGAACCGTTCCTCGACCTTATGGAACGCGCCTTTCGTGATTTTATGCCACAATGATTCATCCCAGTTTTCCACCGGCATGGAAAGATATGCTTTGTCGTCCTCGACGTACATGTCCACGTATGGCGTGTACGTGTACGAGCTGACGATTCCCGGCAGAGGGTCGGGACGCCATTCGAATTGGCGGAGCATGCGCCACACCTCGTTATTGTCCTTGCAAGGTTTATACAAGCCGTTCATGGGCATGAGCCAGTGGCCTTTCAAATCGCCTTTGCCTTGGACGGTCAGGGTTTTCTTGGATGTGACGGCTTCAACTCCTTCGACGGTTCGCTTGCCGTCCGCATCTTCCTTCCACGCCAGACGGACATGGTGGATGTTTTCGAACCATTCCTCCAGTTCGCGTTGACGCGCGTATTCGTGACAGCTCTTGCGCAGTCGGTTCACCACGGTCGGATTGTCGCTGGTCAGATATGTTTGCCGCATGACGGCTACCTCCTAGTTTTTGTGGAAAATATGTTTCAGGGAATGGGTCAGAACGTGACGTTCGGCAATCCCACCGATTGCAGGAACGGGAACCAACTGTTGAAATGCGGGCTGGCTGACCACCAGAACAGTAGAATCAGACCACTCCAGAACAACAGCATGTTCAACAGGCGCAACGGCAGGACGCCCTGTTGCAGACGCCAAGACAATACGAGCACGTTCCAAGACAGCGGTTTGCGTTCCCGCTCCCTGCGCCACAACAGCCAGCACAGTCCGTTCATGACCATCCACACGACAAGCAGAATCACGGCGAACATCATGCTCGCGGGAGCGTAGGCGCTGACGGTTCGGACGGTCTTCTGCCACTTGTATGCGGTTTTCTGGGCGACGTTCGCGTTGGCGGTGCTCAACTCCGCCGGAATGCCGTCGGACACGTTCGCCCAATAGGAGAATCGGGCGCGGACGATGTACCGGTGTTTGACGCTTTCGTCAGCCCATGCCGTCATGGGATGGCATGTGGTCAACGTCAGTTCGCGTGCTTCGGGATTCGTCTCATCGTTGTTCAGCACGCCCACGTCCGTCGGATTGGTCACCCAACTTTCCGTCATCTTGTACACGTACCAGTGTTCGGCTGTCTGAACGACTATCGCGTCGCCCGCCTGCAACCGGTCTATGTAACCCAAGTCGCCGCCGGTTCGATGACCCGCATAGGCACTATTGCCCATGGCTCCGGGCATGACGGTCTGCTCGTAGTGTCCGATGCCCTGATTGTCCAACACGATTTGGTCGGTGCCTTGTTGGATGGCACGCTTCCATCCGGATTCGATTTTTGGAATATACATCCAGCCGATTACCTGCGTATGGGTCGGCATGCCATCGACCGGAACATCACCTGACTGCGGTTTGGCGATGCGGGTCGTATCCAAGTCCACGTTTTGGTTCAGACTGACTCTTTTCGAGTCGGCTAACTGCGTGTGGATGGAATCCAAATCGTGTCCGAAGAACATCCAGCCGATTTGAGCGATGAGGATGATGACGATGGTGAACACGATTCCGATGGAGCATTGGAGCACGTGTTCGCCGGTGGACGCCATGTCGTCTGGTTGGCTTCCGTGTCGGGCGTGGCTTCCTTTGCCATGTCTGCCTACATGGTTGGAACCATTGTCGGGTTTCGGGGTTTTCCCGTCGATGATTTCAGTCCAGTCGGGCAGCCTGTTCGGGGAGCCATTTTCCATGCTTTCGTTCCTTTGACAGTTTTGGTTCGTTGCGGACATATCCAGTTTAGCTGGGGTTTTTGGGGTGAGGACTTTGAGCGAAACCGTTTTTTACGGTTTAGCGAAAAGCTCTTTTTCTTGTGTAAACTATTCCACTATAGCATACGAAGTATCTGGTTTCGAAAGCATTGAGACGCGTCGGAGAAAAATCGTAAAAAATCATTTCATGTTTTTTGAATCAAACGATTTTTCGTTTTTTAGAGCATTTAGAAATTCGGTACCACAAATACTTATGTATCTATTGTATCTATTGCCAGTGCCCTTAGACCTACTCCCACAAGGGATTAGAGCATCCAAGTGCCTGAGAATGTAAGACTTCTGCCCGAGAATGTAAGACTCTTGCCTGAGAATGTAAGACTCTTGCCCGAGAATGTGAACAGAAAAATCTGATTTATAAAAAAATATTCCAAAAACCTATTAGGATAAAATAAAAACCTCATCCCGTATGCACCGAGATGAGGTTAGTATCGGTCAACAGTAAAGGAATCCCGATAACATGAACAAGGATATCATCAACCCCAGCAAGAAGACAATAACCTATGCGGCCACCCTCTCATCAGTGGTCTCCCTGCTTCCAGTGGAGGAGCCTGATGTACCTTATCTGAACCGGAGCAACGGAATCGTGTCCATAACGACAACCCCGAGGAAAGGGCAGTGGGCTTACGGAAAAATCCCCCGTCTATTCCTTCTGTATGCCCAAACCCTCATAAAAGAGGGTTCCCCGATGGTTGATTTCGAAAACAGGACAATCCATTTGGACGAAACATTTAATTCGTTCTGCAAGAACACGGGAATCGCGGCCAATGGACAACGGGAGCAGGTGACCCGCATGTTGGAGAATCTGGGGAGCACTGTCTTCCAAGTGACCAATTGGTTCAAGGACGAACAGGGTAGAACTGTCCATGATGCCATCAATGTTCTGGTGGCCGACCGCACTCACATCTGCTTCGACAGAAATTCCGACGAATACAAGGAAGGTTCGTATATTCGATTCTCCGAACTTATGTGGGGAATCCTCAACGAGAATCCCGTTCCTTTAAACCGAGAGATAGTGATGAATCTCGGGAAATCATCCAGAGCATTGGACATTTACCAGTGGCTCGCCCGCAGAACATACTACATCTCTAAACCGGTTCTCATACCTTGGAACGGATTGCAAATGCAGTTCGACGCGGCGGACACTCCACTCCGCAGATTCAAGGAACGTTTCAAGAAAGCGTTGGAAATGGTTCGGCATAATTGGCCGGAACTGCATGTAGAGGCCGTCGATGAGGGGCTGAAGGTGTATCCGTGCCGGAAGTCGTTGGAGTCGAAGCAACGCGCTACCAAAGGAATTCCGATGATGAAGTCCCCGACTCAGCCGACCAAGACTAGTGTCAAACCGAACGGCAACCCGTTCTGAAAAGCGTTTAGTTAAACGAAGACCCCGTGCAAAGACGGGGCCTTCGAATGTCCACACATAAAAAGCCATACCAAAAGGAGAAAAAGACCGAAAAAGTCTTTTTGAACTTAGTAGTCAAATTATGAGGCGCCCAACCCACCGGCTGAACGCAACATCAAGTATACGGAATATGACAGTCCGGTCAAACCTTTTTGCGTGTCGAAGTCGTTGGAATCATTGGGTTTGAGTGCTATCAACCTTCGAGTTCTATTATCGGGGTACAGGGCGTCTCGAACAGACGTTTCGCCTACTGTTGGTTGTTGGGCGGAACGTCTGTAAGATATGCGGAACAACCCAGTATGACATAAGGCGTCAAGCTGAATCGTCAGAAGAAGCGTTTCAGGAAACCATCGAACAGGGTTTTAACCCAGTTCTTTTTTGCGTTGGCGGCGTGGTGTTTGCCCGTCGTGTCCGATTCGTTCCCACCGTTGGACGCATTGCCGTCCTGAATGTTCTGACCGTTGCCGCCGGTCATGGTCAATCGTTGTTTCACCTGACCGGTTGAGATGATGGTCTCGGTCGGACAGGTTTTCAGCACTTCGGCCATTTCATCGTGTTCAGTCTTGTCCACGATGAGTCCGTATTTGGCTTTGATACCGATTTGCAGACTCGCGTAATCGCATTGGAACGTTTGGTTGGAAGGTTCCCATTCGGCGATGGTGCCGTCCTTCTTCACGTTGTTGGCTTCCGCTTGAGAAGCCAACAGTACGTCGGGGTCGTTGTAGTAGGCGTCCCGCTGCTGGAAGTCGAGCTTGTCCAATCCGGAACGGTAGGCTTCCGCGTAGGCGACCACATGGTCGATTTGGATGCCGCCGTCACGGTTGGATGCGCTCCCACCCTCCGTCTTGTTGGACGTGCCGCGTTGGAAGTGGATGGTCTTGCCCGTGTAAGGTTCCAGCAGGGTGCCTGACTTCACGTTGCCGCGACTGTTGAAGGTCACGTCGTTCATGTCGCGTTCCAACACGAGGTCGCGCGTAGTGTAGTTGCCGGTTTTTCCTTCAACCTTGTTCCACTGGTGGCTTTTACGGTCGGACGACGCATTGGATTTCGTGCCGATGGTCAGCGTGCTCAACACTTGCGTGGCCGACTGTCCAACCGGAATGCTTCCCGTCGCGGGCGCTGCCGATATGGAGGGGGAGACGGCCAGCGTGGACAATACGAGTATGCAGGGGAGGGCTGTGCGGGCGCATTGCTGGATGGTTTCGACCCGTCCGTTCAACGCGTGGTCTCTTTCTCCCCGTCAGATGGGAGAACGTGTTCCGCTGCCTCATCCGAACGTTTGGATACGACGCACATGCTCATGATAATCATGCCTAAAAAACATCCGACGAAAAGTCCGAGAATAAACGTTGCCATAGTTTTTCCTTTTCTGAAAGTTCAGCCTCGCGCGTTGTAGTCGGCGCACAGGTCGTTCATGGCGTGCAGAAGCTTGTATGTGTAGATGAACGGCCCGACGATGATGAGGGAGCCGAGAATATTCCACAGCCAGTAGGTTGTGGCGGTGACGGTGACCGGCAGTCCGCGAGCGGCCTGTTCGACGCCGATACGTCCACTGAGCTTGTGATACCAGACGAGCCAGCCGATGCCGAAGGTCAGCCAGCCGACGAGGAAGAACATGAGGCAGTAGTGCATGGTGCGTTTGCCGTCACGTCGGGTGGCGATGAGGTTCAGGGTTTCACCGACTTCGCTCATCTGCCAGATGTCGTAGATGCCTAATGTGACGAGGCCGAGGAGCACGTATTTGAGCAGGCTGCGTTTGGTTCGGAGATTGCTCTGCCGGACTGGGGGCTGCTGTGGCGGCTGGCTGATATTCACGTTGACTTGCGGCTGTTGCGGCATGGTCATTTGGATTATCTCCTTGCTTGTAGGGGAACAGGGAAAGGATTGGGATGAATTTTTCCTTCACCCCAATCCTTTAGCCTCGTTTTGGGTGGAAACTGACTGTAGGCTTCCAACACTTATCCTAGGACATCGCAAGGTTGTTTTTATCAAATAACAGGTTTTTAAGATAAAACCCCTTGTCAGGAGAGGAATGAGCCTCCTGACAAGGGATTTTCGCACCATACTACGGGAGTCGAGACAGACGTTTGCGGACAATCCAAACCGCCGCAAGAGCCAACGCCAATCCCGCGCCTATGAAGACAGGCATGAGACTCGCGACACCACCAGTACCCGGCAGCTTATTGGTCAGCACGGGTGGAACATTGCTTGAATCATACGAGGTGACAGGCTTCGCATACTTGGCCTTGTGTGAGACGATTAACGGAGTGCCGTTCGTGGATGTGACAGCATCCCAGCTCAACGTCGCATTACCATTGGTGGAGTAACCCTTCTTACCGGCGGATGTCGTTCCCGTGTCCGCGTCACCCGTATCGGGATACGTTCCAGATTGCATGTAATTCAACCTCGCCTTATCGGACAAAGCCACTTCAAACGACACTGAATAAACGGAACCGTCATCCAGACTGTCAGGAAGGGAAACCTTCACGGTTCTGGACGAACCGTCATACACAGCCGTATAACCGGAATCCATAGGATTACCATCCTTACTGACGGTAATCCCTGTACCCTTGCCGTCAACCAACCCAACCGGGTCAACCCACTCGGACAGTGGGTCGGAAATGACGGTGTTCCGCATGGTCGTGGACGTCAAAGTACTGGTATTGGTTTCTTCCGTACCCTTGACGTCAAGTGTCAACTTCTGCTGTCCACTCTTGGAACCGGCTGAGATACGCTTATGCATGTCCTTGAACTCCATAGACGGGGCAACCCTTTTCCAACCTGCCTTCAACGTGATGTCCTGAGTGACTGGCGTAGCGAAATCGTATTTCACACCATTCAGATACCAGCCGGCGAACGTCCAACTGTCACGCGTCGGAGCCGTAGGCTCTTTGGCTTTGCCTTTGTCGTCCACGGTCTGCGGGGCGATGGCATTGCCGCCGTTCGTGTCGAACGTGACCGTATGCGAAGTGACCTGCCATTGGGCGTACAGTGTGGTGTTTGCGGTGAACGATGCGGTGTCTCCCGCTTTCATGTTCTGTCCTGTGCCGTCTGCCCGGGTGTTCCATCCTGTGAATTGGTATCCGCTGCGCGTGAACGTGCTTGTGGCGACTGGTTCGCACGTCTTTGTCGCGTTCATGCTGCCGGTGCCGCCGTTCGCGTTATAGGTGATGACGTGCGATATGAGGGCGATGACGTTATTGATTTCCTTGTCCGCGGTGCCTCGAACACTGACCCCACCATCAGTCTGCTGGTATACCGTGCCATCTGACTGGTTGGACAGACCTACGAACGCGTATTCACTGGGATAAGGGTACTCTAAGCCCCAACTGGAGAGTACCACGCTCCACGTCGCATGGTCTTTGAGTGCTCCAATAACGTTCGTATACGCTTTTACCGGCTGGTTGGTATTAGCATCAACATAGGTCACGTTCACGATATGTTTGGCTTTTACCAGCAACTTCTGCTCAAGCACCTTACCCAACATACTATCATCCGTATTGATGGTCCAATAATCTGGGTTTACAAACTCGGTGGGATTATGTTTGAGGTACGAACTGTTAGGGTCCACTCCGACGTAATCGTATTTTAAGTGGGCGTCTCCTGTCACGTTTGGCCATGCACGTTCAATCTTTTGAACATTCAACGTTCCATTGGATGGAGATTGCCCCCGCATCATTATAGCACCATGGAGTAAATCTGAGACATCCTCACCGGAGACGATGTCAATGAGCTTAGGTCTATAAGTGACTAGCGTAGGGGTCGATTCGGAAACGGTAGGGCTAGTAGTGTCCAACCATGAGATAATGCCTTGAGCGGCCATGGCATGACCTGCGGCGTTGATATGGATGCTGTCAGCCAAATATTCTTGACGGCCTACAAGCATTCCAAGGTCATCGTCCATGTCCATGACAGTCCACCCTTGATTTTTGAGACCTTCGGAAACGTATCGACCGACCTTGACGATATTGGCGAACTTGGCATTATTCTTCTGGACAGTTCCCCATACGGCGACCTGTGGAATGTAGGCAATCTGCGCGTCGGGGAACGCCCTCCGCAGTTTCGCATAGTAGGGTTCGGCCGTGTCGGTTATCTGCTGTGCGACGTTTCTGACCTGCGCGTCGGTACTGTTGGCGGTAATGTTGGGACAGTCGTTGTATACGCCTTGTCCGATGATTCGACGCACGTTTTTTCCTGAATATTGTCCGATGAGCTTGTCGATTTGCACGCCGAAACGATTGTTGCCACCCGTCCAATGTGCGCCACTCACGGCCACATTGACTTCGGTGGCGTTGTCGGCGTCCGACACGAGCTTGCTGAAGCGTTTCTCTGACCGTACCGCATCGCCTTCAATACCCTGACCATACATTTGGCTGTCACCGAACCACAGGTCGTAAGTATTATTGTCGGCAGCGTTCGCCGTCCCGGTAACGCCTCCGGCGAGCAGACCTACGGCGAGCATTGCGGCAGTGACACCGCGTAAGAGTTTTTTGAATCTGTCCATGTTAATGTGCGAATCCTTTCATGTGGAGTCCTTGAACGTGTTTTTCGGGTGGTATGAGTGAGCAGCCTATGAACATGACGGTCAGACTGGTGCCTGCGCCGACAAGTAGCGGCTTGCGGTCTTTTGGCGCGTCCTCCACGTTGGGTGCATCGTCCGGCATGGATACTCGCTTTCCGGTGACGAGCAGTCGGCGCGTGTTCACACCATAAGGAGTGCAGGTTAGCAAGGTCGCCAAGTCCTTGCCTTGTTCTATGCGTACGAGGCTAGTGTCGGACGGGTCAGTTTCTTGAACCCGCGTCACCTTGTAGGCGAGGGTGCCACCTGCGACGTTCAGATAGAACACGTCGCCTTTCTTCAGTTCATCCAATCGGGTGAACAGCTCCTTGTCGGGCACGCCCCTGTGGGCGGTGATGACCGTATGCGTGTCTTTCCCACCCACGGGCAGCGACGTGCCATACAGGTGGCCCGCTCCGTTCGCCAACGCCGCCTCGTCGGAGCCGTGCCTGATGGGCAGAGTCACGCCGATGCGGGGGATGCGTATGGTTCCCATGACGCCTTGCGGTCCCTTGAGCGTGTTCCAGTAGGTCTTGTCCGTTTTGGCGGCGAAGTCCGGTTCGGACGTCCTCCCGTCCACGACGGCCCCTATCGCATGCTGGTTGGACTTGTAGAGCGTCCGGTTGTAGGCGTGGGCTTGAGCGAGGGCGTGCCGCTGTTCGGCAGGCGTCCACCGTTCCATGGCACGTTCCTGCCTTTCGGCCTGCGCGGCCGCGTGCGAGGAGTTGACGCCTTGGACGATGAGGACGCCCGTCAACGGGACGAGGCCGAGGATAAGGCAGGTGACCGCCGCTGCGAGTAGTCTGCGGCTCCGGCGTGCCCGGATGCGTAGACTACGCCGTGTGGGAGCGGTTTCAGCGGCGGTCGTCACGCGTCCCTCTCCTCTCAGTCGGCCCGCTTCTGACGCTTGTAGGCGATGGCGCAGCCAGCGCCGATGACAGCCATGACGGTGGCGGCGGAGCCCATCAGGAGGAGTCCGCCCTGACCGGTCTTAGCGAGGCCGTTGACGGTCGGGTTGTTCTTCACTTGGGCACTGTCGCCGTCAAGGGCGGAGACGAGACTGTTGCCGCTAAACGTGGTCTTGCCATTGCTCACATTCGCATCGAAGGTGAACGTTCCGGCCAGATAATGGTCGGCTGGAGCCGTCACTTCCTTGATGGTGTAGGTGCCGTTGCCTAGTCCTGTGAAGTTGGTCTTGCCCTGAGCGTCGGTAGCGAACACGGTCGCGTCAGCCTCGCCGGACGCGTCTGACCATAAGCCGCCATCGGTCTGCTTGAGCCATGCGCCGCCCTTCTTTTGAATCTTGAACTGCGCTCCCTGCAATTTGGTGCCGGTGGATAGGGCGTCAACCTTGGTCAGGTCGAAGTCATACGCATTGACGGTGCTGGTGTCCTTGCCGCCGCCGTTGTCCGGGGTGATGGTGTTGCCGTTCGCGTCGGTGCCGGACACTTGAGCGTCGTTAGTAGTGGTCTTCGCTGTGGTTTTCGCATGATAGGAGATGACGAGCGTCTTGCCTTTGTTGGCGGCAAGCAGATTGGTCAAATCGACGGTGAAGCTTGTCTTGTTGGTTGCCACGGTCGGATTGATGGCTACGGTCTTGCCGTCAATGGTGGCGGTCGGCGTGTCGGTGATGGTGCCGCCCGTCAACGTATCCTGATATTTCAGTGTTTTCACGTTCGCCGGGTCGGGCATCGGAACAGTGACCTCGTAGCCAATGACACTGCCGACCGAAGCGGAACCATCATCCGTCGGAGCACTGTTGCCGACTTTGACTTTCTTGTCCACGTTCAGGCTGGTGGACTTGATGTCGATGACGCCCAGAGTGCCGCCATTCTTCATGGCAGTTGCGGTCTGGTTTCCGGACTTGATTTGAGTGCCGACCAGCATTGGCAGACCCTTGCTGTCTGTGATGAGATACCAGCCCTCGGTCACGTTCAACGTGGCGGAGGAACCCTTGCCATCGGTCGCTGCGGTCTGTGTCAAACCTGCTTCCGCGAGGGCCTTGGCGAAAGCCTGTACCTTGGCGGAACTGCTTTCGCGGGCGACCGCGTCGGCGGGGTCTTGACCGTTGGCGACGGTGATTCCTGCGGTCTGGGCAGCAGAAGCAATCTTGGCTTTCACTGCGGATTCGGAGGATACGGTGGCAGTGGCCTTGCCGCCTGTGATGGTGACGTTGCCGAAGGACGCGAGCTTGTAGGCGGTGAAATGATGGCCATCCACTTTGCCGTTCACGGTGATGGTGGTGTTGTCAGTCGGTACGGCGAATGCGGATTCAGCCATCATGGCAGGAACGAGTCCTCCTGCGAGCAGGACGGTGGCCAGAGTGGATGGGATTGCGATTTTGGCGAGTCGTTTGGCTTGGTTCATTGTGTGCACTTTCTCCCATAACGGGTTTTGTTCCTCCTGTGGAGGGGTTTAGTACACATGGTAGAGGTTGATAGCGGCTCGTTTTTTTTTTTCGGGAAATTGGTTGAGATTTTTTTAAAAGGGGGGCGCTAGTAGGTGACGGCGCTTCCCGCGATTACAGCGAACACTATGAGCAGAATCCATAGAACCACGGTGGAGATGACCGATACTAGCGCTCCCATTCCCGCCTGTTTCGCGCTGACTGGCTTCTCCGACTTCCAGACGAGGAAGAGGATGAGGCCGACGATAGGGAAGAAGAATCCCAGCACCGCCCATCCGAACGAGCCGGTGTCGGCGGGTTGCTGTCCCATGTAGGGTTGCTGTCCGTACTGGGATTGCACGTATTGCGGTTGCTGGTATTGGGATTGTCCGTATTGCGGCGTCTGCGCGTACTGTTGGCTGTCCACGTAAGGATTGGACTGTGGTTGCGCGTACTGGGATTGCGCGTACTGGGATTGCGCGTACGCCTGCTGCTGCCCGTATTGCGGCGGCTGGTTCTGCGGCGGATACGGTTGCGGATTGTAGTTCTGGTCGCTCACGGTTAATGCCTTTCGGTTTGGCTCTGTTAAACCAACTTTGACATATGAACGAGGGGCGCTTATTCGAGAAGAAGTCCAGACCTTCAGTCTCTGGCCGTTATTATTAAATGGTTATCGATACTCTAAAGCCAGAGGTGTCCATGTCCAACATCAATGTTCAGGTTGCGGAAGTTAATGACGCATTCTTCAATCCGCGCCTTGCTGACAACCCATGCGTAAGCAGATACAATCTCAGAAAAGCTGACTTCGCCAATACGATGACAGACATCTATGAGTTCATGGGTGATCTGAATGTGATGAGCGTCGAACGTGGGTGGGGGCGATTCGAAGATATGCTTCAGCTTCAGGCACTGTCCAACGTTCTTTCAAACCTTCTTAACAGCACCATGGCGAAACATTCACGAGAACTTGTGGTCAATACTCTTCCAAACGGGCATCCAGATCTTATCCGAACCGGTATTTATCCAAACAATCTTGTGGCGGAAGCCGAAGATGGCGTTGAAATGAAAGCCACCAGAAACACCGGAGCAGCCGTTGACATGCATAGTGCAAGAGAACAGGACCTCTGCACGTTTGTATATCAGGTTGACGAACGACGAGATGACCCCGGTGTGCCAATCGCCGAAAGACAACCCCTCACCTTCACCGGAATATTCCTCGGACATGTCACCGAAGAGGACTATAGGCATAATGAGCGTGGAGAGCGTGGCACACGAACGGCCACACTTTCCAAGGATGGATTATCCTCCTATAGACGTAGCTGGGTCTATCTCACCAACGAGTTACGCGGAACGATATGGGCAAGACGCAGTCTCAATCTTCCAATGCTGTGAGTTTAGGAATCGCATTGCAGGCAAGATTGTAGTATTCGGAGTCTCGTTCAATGCCAAGGCTTGAATACCCCAATGATTCAGCAGCGGCTAATGTGGAGCCCGAACCGGCAAAGGGATCAAGGATCATGCCCATTCCTAGTGGCAGTGCTGCTCTGACTATTTGTCTCATCAGCTTCTGCGGTTTCAAAGACGGATGGTTGGCTATGGCCCGCTCTTCCTTGCGGGTCGGAGCCGACTTGATGACATCTCCAAATGGGTGATCGTCATCGATACGCCGCCAGCCGCCGGTACCATATTCGGCAAGATTGCGACCGGTTGTTTCATCCATTGGCTTGCGCATGATCACCCAAGGTTCAAATTGAGAACGAGGCATCACGCTTACATCCGGATATTCAGACTCAAATCCCTTTGGACGATCGCCCCCTCTCATGGTCTGGACCAATCGCACGAGCTGTCCTCGCGGTTCCAACCCGGCGGATTCCAAGGCCCCCGCTACAAGATGGCTCACAAGCGGATTTGTTGCCACGACGATGTTTGCGCCGGGGACAAGTACACGCAAAGCCTGTTCTCCGAACCTTCCGAAGAACTCGACTATCTTCTCTCGGTCAGCGTTCGTCAAAGTCGTAAATCGAGGCAGGGGGCTTCTTTTCGCGCCATCAAAGGATGGCGGAATCCGCCATACGCCTCCCTGCCCCTTGCGCAGTTTTGAAACTTGGCTCTTTTTGTACTCAACCAGTCCGTAAGGGGGATCTGTCACGATGGCCTGTATGGAAGATTCCTCAAGAGAAGCCATCACTGCGAATGCATCGCCCTGTATGAGAGTCGCCTTACCATATTCGAACCTAGACGTCGACTGACGGCTCATGGCATATAAGCCACGAGATACACGAACGATACCGCTGTCTGGCTTCTTGGCCTGCAATCGCAGTGACGAACGGATGCTGGACGATTCAAATGTTTCATTGAAAGAGTCCGCGATTCGGCACTCTATCTCAGTGACCGTCAAGGGAGCCTCCGATTGCGCCAATATGTTCGTAATGGCATCCCGAACCTGTCCAGGCTTCCGCACTTTTACCTCCTTGACGACGTCTAGACGTCATTATAGCACCAAAAGACGTCACATGATTGGCAAAATACGGCTAGTCTTCCCCTCTTGGCTGAGCCTTAAGTTCGAATGGCATCCCGTTTTCGCGTACTACGGCTTTGAGGAAGATGGTGACGGCTCCGGTCATGTTCAGCCCCAATGGCTCCAGCACCTTCATGGCCTGGTCCTTGAGTTCGGGGTCGAGGCGCATGGTCGTGGTGGGCGTGTTCGCCATGCCGTTCCCCCTTTCCCTGCAATATCGGATATGTACAGTGTACTTGCAATCTATGCCGCCATGCCCCAATACTCCATGTACGGCGGCATGATGCCGTTCCAGTCGCGGGTCACACCGGGGCATGGTTGCGCGTCCACCTGCCTGATGATGCTATCGTTTCGGTCGTCACGGAACGAGCGTCGCCACAGGAACCACGTCAGATAGGATTGCAGATGCTTCGTGGACACGCCCTTGAATCCGTGAAGGAACCCGTCGAGGTTCGAGTGGAGCGTGTTGATCCGGTTGATGCGATGTGACTTCGCGTCCACTTGCTCGAACACGGTGCCCAACGCCTCCAATGCTCCCGGATAGGCCGCCGCGGTGTCCGCCATGACGTGCGCTCCGTGCAGTATCCGGCCGTCCAACGCCTCGATTGCGCGTTGTTTGGAGATGACGCCGCGCCCGCTCAGTATGGCGAACGCCGTATCGGAATCGCTCACGCCGGTCATGATGCAGATCTGCTCCCTGCCAAGCCCGCGCTTGTGCAGGGAGGCTCCGCGATGGCGAGCGGTACGCGGCATGACGAACTTGCCCTTGGTGTGGTTGCCCTTGAAGCTCTCGCGCAGATACGTCTCGTCCAACTGGACGGATACGCCCGCACCGGCCACGAACTTCGGCAGATACCGTTCGAGGCATTTCAACAGACGGCGGCGCATGAGCCACGCGGTACGCAACGACACCTCGCAACGCGACGCGCAAGTACGCAATGCGAGACAATCCACGAAGCATTCCACGTACATCATCCACTTGGCGACCGGCAGCTTCGACCGACCGATCAGGGTATCCCGCGTCTTGGAGAACGTGCGCCGGCAGTCTCTGCACTGCCAACGCTGGGAGCCGTCCGGATTATGCCCCTTCCTTACGATGCCGATGGAACCGCAGCGCGGACATGCTAAGACATCGTCACGGCTGGCGATGGTCTCGTAGGCATCCTCGTAGATGACCTCACGTAATTCGCGCACCGCGCTCTCACGCTCGACCGGATTCATGCCCTTGAGCTGAATGCGTACCTCGTCCGCTAGCCTCATCGCCACCACCTCCAATACTGTAACCTCAGTGTAACTACAGTACTGGACGTAGAACCTATGTCAAAGCTGGTTTAACAGAGCCTTCGGTTTAGAGGTAGATGTTTTCTGGATTAGGGTATATTTTGTTCAGACCACTCGTCTAATCGAATATGCGCCACCCATGACCGCGACGCTCGCAATCTGGGTGCCCTGTGCGGGGTTCATGGCGTTCATGACCATGCCGTTGCCAATGTAGATGGCGGCATGATGCGAGTTGGCGAGGATGTCGCCCGGCTGGGCTTCCGCCAATGACGCGACTGGAGAGCCGACACCCGTTTGTCCGCTGGATGCGTGGGGAATATTGACGCCGAACTGGCTGTACACGTATTGGACGAAGCCGGAGCAATCCCATCCGGTCGGCTGGTTGCCTCCGTACACGTATGGGTAGCCCGTGAACTGCATGGCATATTCAGCCACCGCCTGTCCGGTCTTGGACGCTGGGGGAGTGACGACGGTTCGGTCAGCGCTCCTGCTGGCTTCTTCCTGTCGGAGGGCTTGTTCCCGTGCCCGCTGTTCCGCCTGTTCTTGAGCCTGTTTGCGGGCTTCCTCTTCCTGCTGGGCTTTCAGTTCGGCGTCTTTTTCCGCTTGGGATTTCGTCTGCGGCACGCTTAGGGTTTCGATGCCACCCCAATCAATGTCCGATTGCACGTCGGTGCTCACGGATTCGCTGAGCAGGTCGCGGCGCGTGGTCGTGGTGGCGGGGAACGAACGCGTCGAGGACACGGTTCCGTTCGACGGGGCGGCGGCCAACGCGGTCGGGGGGAGTGTGGCGATGCCTCCCGCGCCCAGTAGGAGCGCGAGCGTAATGGATGTGATTTTCCTATGCATGAGTCGATTTTTTCCTAGATATTCCATTCGTTTTTTTCCTTGTCCTTTGTTGACGTCCTCCCCTCGGCTGAAGCCGGGGGATTCCTGTCGCATATGAGACATGCTTCCCATCAGAGAAGTCTTCCCACATGTGTGGCAGGGGTTGGCGTTTCACCGGAACCTTCCCGTGAAACACAGGTTTCACGGGAAGCGTGTCCCTCCACGCCCTCGGCATCGTCCATGCCGGTTGTGTGTATCGCGCGGTCGAGGATGTTCTTGGCCGCGTTGATGTCCGCATTGTCTTTGAAACCGCAGTTGACGCATTGGAAGACCGCTTGGCTCTCACGGTTCTCCTTTGCGACATGTCCGCAACGGTTGCAGGTCTGGGACGTGTACGCCGGGTTGACCAGTATGAGTCGGTTTCCGGCGAGACGTGTCTTGTATTCGAGTTTGTTCTGGATGTCCGTCCAACGGTTGTTGAGGATGCTGCGGTTCAATCCCGCTTTGGCCGCCGAGCCGTTGCGCAGGTAGCGTCCCTTATGGTTGGGGTCCTGTTTCGGTTTCGGCTTGCGGGTCATTTGCCGGGTGTTCAACGCTTCCAAGGCGATGAGGTCGTAGTCTTCGACCAGTCGGGTCGTGGTCTTCGCAACCCAATCGTCCTTGCGGTTGTTGACGCGGCAGCGTATCGAACTCATGCGCTTCAACGTGAGTTTGCGTCGTTTCGACTGGAATTTCGCGGTTTTCCCACCACGTCGGCTGTTGGTCATGTCTTGTCGGGAGAGCTTGCGTTGCAGACGCAGATACTCTCGCCTCTCCTGTTCAGACGGTTGCGGCATGTCCAGCATGGTTCCATTCGACAAGGCCAATGTGTGGACGCAGCCACGGTCGATACCGGTCTGATTGCCGGTGGCATTCCGTCGGATGGGCGACGGTTCGTTGGTGAACGCCAGAGTGCGTTCCGTCCAATTCACCGCCACGCTCGTGTAATCCCTGACGGGTTGGCTGACGCGCACGTGGATGGAGAGCGTCCAACGGCATCCCGTTTCGTCCGGCTTGCGGAATTCCTTTTTCACGGTTCCGGTGATTACGACCACGCCGCGCTTGCGTGACACCTGATGGTAGACGGCGTTGCCGGTCTTGTTCTGGTTGCGCCAGCATACGAAATACTGGGGGTTGCGTTTGCGGGACTTGAACCCCGGAACACGACCGCCATTGATTTTCTTGCGCTTCAACGCGGCATACCATTCCGAATTCTCCACGCGCATGGGACTGGCGAGAACGGCGGAGGGGATGCATGCGAGCCAAGAACACCGGATTCGAGCCTCGCTGTCCTTGAACGGCTCCCCGACGGTCGCTCCACCCAAGGGAACGTCCACCCACATGCGCTCATGGGATTCCACGTCCTCCATGTAGCGGCGGATTGTCCGATGCTCCCGATGCTGGTTGAAACGGGTACGCCAACCATCGCACAGCCAGTCCATGATGCGTTCGGGATTGCGCGTCCAACAGTGGTTGCGGCATGAATCGTCGCCAAGATATACGGACGCGCCCGCATGCCTGACTTTGATGATTCGTACCTTCTGACTCATACTATAAACCTTACCACGGAAACAGTGACTAATCAAAGAAGTAGCGGCTTACCCCAGCCTTAAAAGACGGGGCTTGCGCCGCCAAACCGGTCACATGCAGTTCGAGGATGCGGTTCTCGTCGTCGGTGAATCTCAAACCCACATCCCCTCGTGCCAGCCGGTCGAGACGCCCGACGCGGCGTTGTTCTGATGCTTCGTAGGCGTTACGCCCGTAAGCCCGAATGCGTTCAATGCTTCTCCTTGTATTCCGCCACACACAGCGGCTCGGCGTCGGTAATCCCCTGCGCTTTCGCCTGTTCCAGCAGCCATGCCGCGTCGGATGGACGGCACGTCCCCGTGACGCCCGAACGTTCGTCCTTAACGTGGCCGCGTGTTCCGTTCCGCCGGTCGGCCACCGTGTACGCGAGCAAGCCGTCCGGCAAGGCGAGACGTTCGCGTACGCACACCACGTAACGTCCGTCACATTCGCGTATCGTCCACCAATACCGGTTCTCATACGCGGGGGAGGAGAACCTGACTCTTACTCCGCGAGTCTCCACGTCCGGCTCCTTTCCACGACGAGATGCCGCTGGGTCAGTTCGGAAAGCCGGTATGCGAACCGGTGGACCGCGTCCAACGAATCGCATAGGGCGAACTTCTCCGATTCGCTTACGGCGTCGTTCAGGTCGTCGGCGAGGTCGGAGTATATCTGTCCGATGGTGTCGGGACGGTTTTCCACGTACACGATTCCGTCCTTTTCGACGTCCACTTCGACGCAGTCCATCTCCATGTCCACTACTAGCCTGTAGACGGACGCGTCGTCGGGCAGATAGGCCAGCGGGCGCACGTCCGAGATGACGGTTTTTTCCGTGACGGCGGTCGTGCAGATGACCGGCATGTCGCAGGCGGGTGCGAACGGTTCGCGCGGGTCGTCTAGAATCCCCGCGTAATCGACCATGCAGCGGGCGGCGTGATGCCAGTCGCATGGTGTGAAAACGTCGATGAACACGCCCGTCCTGACGGCGGGTGGAATGTTCAGGAACACCTCTTTGGCGACCGTCTCAAGTTTCCTGTCTCCCATCGGGGAAGTCCTTTCTAATAGTGGATGAATTGCAGTTGTTTCGACTGTTCGGCGGTGAACGTGCGGCTGAACGGCTTGCCGTTGTAGGCGGCACCGCATTCGGACGTGGTGATGGAACCGTCCTGTCCCACGTTTTCGACGATTCCCACATGCCCGTAGGTCAGGTCGGAATCGTATTGTCCACGACCGAAACAAATCACGTCGCCTACACGGGGAGAATTGTCAACCCAATAACCAAGCTTCCTCGCCGTGCTCGCCCAATCCGCGCCATTGCCCATGTGTGAACCTGCGGGCAGTCCCAACTGGTGTCGGCGCACATACGCCCACCAAGTGCATTGGCTGAACGCGTAGGCGTTGCCCGTGTCGCCGGTTGCATGGTTCGGATTGAAACCTTCAGGCGTCTGTCCTTCGTCACGTCCGTTGATGAGGCTTTTGACCACGGGATTGTCGGCGCTGACGACCGTCATCTTGTCGGTCATCTTGTCTGAATCCGGCATACTCCAACTGCCATCGTTGCTGGTGGACTGGTAGCCCTCCAACGCTTCACGTGTCGTGCCACGTGAAGCGGCACCAGTCCCAGTCAACGCGTTGCGGGTGATGGCGGTGCTCGTGTCGAATGGCTTGGCGTCCGCGTAGGCGTTCGCAGTCGGTTTCAGCAAAAGCATGGAAGTGCCCGCCGTGGCGAACATTCCCGCCAGCAGGAAGATGGCGATACGCCGTTGGAACAGCCTATGCCGACGTTGCATGACCCTTGTTGGAGATTTCTTATGTGCGGGTGTGCCCAATTTAACACTCCGCTTCTTCCTGAGCGGAGAAGAATTGAGGATTGCCGATGCACTTGTCGAACCGATAGGTGTCCGTACTGCCCATCATGCGACGAAGCAGCGGGGCGTGCTTGGTCACAATCTTGTTCTTGAACAATCCGCCGACCGCATCCCATGCCACATTGATTGTCCTGCCTGACTCGTTCTCCAACGTGGCCTTCCGAACCTGCTCCTCATGTCCGGACGCGGTCTGTTCTCCGGATGGAAGATAGTAGAAGCTTATATGCTGTCCTTTGTATATCTCAACCGGATATATCGTGTTTGCCATGAATACTTTTATCGACGCCACTTGTTTTTCCTTTGATTTCGGGAGTCACTGTTCCAATTCCATGGTACCGGCCTGTCTAGGTGGCTGAACAGGAAAACGCGCCATTCATAAGCGTTTTTCGGCTGGGGGACAGAATTCGGTTGGCAGATTTGGCTACGCATGTGACACCTTCACGACTGGCTGTTTTTGGTTAGAGATTAACACCGTATGCCTTTAAGGAAAATCTGACATAATCTACATTATCGGCTAAAAGGGAATGCCCGCGAACATACCCATTGGCGTCGCGTTCGCGGGCATTCCTCTTTCTAGAACTCAGGCTCGACTGACTGGGTGGGCTGCGGCGGAGCGCCCCAAGGGTCGTTGGATGCCAACGTTTGAGAATTGTCGGCACCGTAATTGTTCGGGTTCTGAAACACCGGCGGATTAGGCTGACCTTGGAACGTTTGCCCGCTGTTCTGCTGCGGGTTGGCATGGTATCCGCCATCGTATCCGCCGTTGCGTTTCGGGTTCGGCATGACCTGCGCGGTCGCACGACGAAGCCCCGCGCCGATGTTGGTGACGGTGAACTCGACCATGGAGCGTTTCTGCCCTGTCTGCTGGTCCGTCCAACTGGACTGTCTCACGTCGGCCAACGCCACCACGTCCATGCCTTTGCGGAGCGTGCTCATGATGTTGTTGCCGAGCGTTGCATCCCATACCTTGCATCGTGCGAACAGCGTGGGACCGTCCTTCCATTCGCCGGTCTGTTTGTCTTGATAGCGGGTGCCTTCCGCGATGGTAAACTCGACCAGATTGGGGTTGCGTTGGTTGCGTTGTGGTTCGTCGGTGAGACGGCCTTCAAGGGTGGTCGTTGGGATTGGCATGTGTTGGCCTTTCATTGGTTTGTGAACTATCCCAGTATAGCAGATACCACTCCAAGCAAAGCTCTTGGAATGGTATGACTTCCGTGTTACCATCGTAATATCGAGTTTGTCGGAGGTGAGGTTTTGGAAATCTACGTACTGCCGCGCGTGCATGAGAGACATCCCGAACTATCCACGGAGGATGTGATTGCCGCGTTCAGAAGTGTCATGGTGGATGCGCGACGGGACAACGGAACATGGGTCTGCATCGGCCTAGACGGTCGTGGAAGGGATGTGGAGATGGTCTACAAGCAGCTGGGAGACAGCGTGCTCATCTACCACGCCATGACACCGCCCACAAAGAAGACGCAAAACGAGATAAGCCGCCTACGCGGAGAAAGGAGCCGATGATGAGCGACTTCACCGAACAGGACAGGGAACTGCTAACCAAATTCGGCATGACCGAGGAGCAGGTCAGGGATGATGTGAAGCTCATGGAATCCGAGACCATCGACCACGGCATAACCGGACCGGTCTACTACGGGCTGCACATGCTCCCGCAGTCCGAGGAGGAGATGGTCAGCATGACCATCAAACTCCCCAAGAGCCAGTTGGAGAAAGTCACTGCGACCGCGAAGAGATACCACATCAGCCGCAGCGAGTACGTGCGCAGACAGCTCGCCGGAGCGCTCTGACACGAGAAAACAGGAACGCCCTGCATGCCCCTCCTTTTCTGTTCTAACAATAGAGAAGCGTCCCGTCGAAAAAGACGGGGCGCTTCTCTATGTCAGGGCTGGGTCAGAACTTCTTGCCGCGTCTCCGTGCTGCCATCAGTCCGACGCCCATGGCGATGGTCGTGATAGCCGTGGCCAGTGCGCCGAGGACTGTAGCTCCGGTGGTTGCGAGCGGGTTCCGTTTGGTCTCCCCGTTCCCGGTGTCAGCGTCGCCCGTGTTTTGGCTTGTTGAACCATTCGCGTCGGAGCCGGTGCTTCCGTTCGGCTGATTGCCGTTGGAGCCGGTGCCGTTATCGGAATCGGAACCAGAACCGTTGCCGGGGGTCGTGGCGGACGTGTCCTTCTCCCATGCTGCGGTCAATGTCACATCCTTGGATATCACGGTGTTGAAATCGTAATCCCTGCCGTTCAACCGCCATCCGATGAACCTGTATCCATCCAAAGTCGGGTCGGCGGGTTTCTTGGCCTTACCGCCCTGTTTGACGGTCTGCGGGTCGATTTTGGAACCGTTGCCGGTGTCGAAGCGCACGGTGTACGCGTTCGGACGGGGAGCCGGTTTGCGATGGTAGATTGCGGTCAGGGTCAGGTCTTTGGTGACTGGCCGGTCGAAATCGTATTGGTCGTTGCCGAGGTACCAGCCGTCGAAGACGTAGCCGTCCTTCACCGGGTCAGCAGGACGGCTGACGGGCTGACCGTCCGTCACGGTCTGCGGTTCGACGACGGTGCCGCCGTTCGGGTTGAACGTGACGGTGTGCGTGGCTGGTTTCGGTTCCTCGCACCTCTTCCATTTGGCGCTCACCAGCGTGTCTGCGGTAATCGGCAGCGTGAAATCGAAGGCGGAACCGTCGATGCCGACCCATCCTCGGAAGTCGTAGCCTTCCCTCACTGGGGTTTGCGGCTGCGGGACGGTGTCGCCGTCGTTCACGGTGCGCACGTCCGTGGGGTCGCCGTTCTGATAGTCGAACGTGACGGTGTGTGTCTTCGGACGGGATTGTTCATCCTTCAGCCAGTGGGCGGTCAGGACGAGGTTGCCGGTGACGGGCGTGTTCCAATCGTAGGCGGCATCCCCCGCGTACCAGCCGAGGAACGTGTATCCTTCACGGGTCGGGTCGGCGGGTTTGACGGCGGTCTTGCCTCGTTCGACGGTTTGGGACGGCACGTCGCCGCCGTCGGCTGAATCGAACGCCACCGTGTAGGATGCGATTTTCGTCTTCTCCCATTTGGCCGTCAGCGTCAAATCCTTGGTGACGGGCGTGGCGAAATCATATGGTTTCCCGTCCGACATCCAGCCTTTGAACTCGTAGCCGGTCTTGGTGGGTGCGGTGGGTTCGGTCGCCGTGTCCCCGTCCTTCACGGTTTGGGAGGGCACGACGGTTCCCTCATCGCTGTCGAACATGACGGTGTGTGTTTTCGGTTTGACCTGCGTCCACATTGCCGTCAGCACGAGGTCGGTCTTCACTGGCTGGGTGAAATCGTAGCCGACGCCGTTCAGCGTCCATCCGTCGAACTCGTAGCCTTCGCGGGTCGGGTCGGCGGGCTTGGAGACCCTGCCGCCGTCCTCGATGGTCTGCGGGCTGATGACGGTGCCGTCCGCCGTGTCGAATGTGACGGTGTACTTCTTGGCTTCGTTTCGTTTCCATTGGGCGGTCAGCGTCATGTTGGAGCCGACGGCGTTCAGGAAGTTCCAGTCGGAGTCCTGATACTGCCATCCGGTGAACGTGTATCCTTCGCGGGTCGGATTGTCCGGACGGTCGATGGTGGAGCCTTCCTTGACTTTCTGGTCTGGGATGTTGCCGTCTCCCCCGTTCAAATCGAATTTCACGGTGTATGTGCTCTTGTTTTTCGTCCAAGAGGCCGTCAGCGTCAAATCCTGCATAACCGGCTGGGTGAAGTCGTAGGGCGCGTCTCCGAGCAGCCAGCCGTTGAAAGCGTATCCTTCACGGGTCGGATTGTCGGGCTTGGCAACCGGGTCGCCTTCCTTGACGGTCTGGCCGTCAACCCTGCTTCCCTCTCCACTGTCGAATGTGACCGTATGCTTCTTGGCTGCCGGAGCGTTCTTCGTCCACAACGCCTTCAATGTGATGTTGGAGGTCACGGGCGTGGTGAAATCATACGGGTCGCCGTCAAGCGTCCAACCTTGGAACGTGTGACCTTCCAAGGTTGGATTGTCCGGTTGCGATGCGGCATCCTCGTAGGCCACCTGCTGGGATTGCACGCCGCTTCCGCCATTGGAGTCGAAGCTGACCGTGTACATGTTCTTCACCCAACGGGCGTCCACGGTCAAGTCGGCTGTGACGGGAGAAGTGAAATCATATAGGGAGTCTCCGGCATACCATCCCGTGAACGTATAACCCTTTTTGGAAGGAATCGTCGGAACGGTGGCTGGGGAACCATCCACCACGGTCTGAGTGAAAGCGTCACCGGCACCAGTGAACGTCACTGTGTGAGTTAGCGTCTGTGCCGTTTTCCATGATGCGGTCAACGTCATATCGTCAGACACGGGAGTGTCAAAAGAGTATGCCTTGCCGTCCAACATCCATCCGGCGAAAACATATCCGTCCAAAGTCGGGTCAACAGGTTTGACGACCTTGCCGCCGTACGTGATTGTTTGCATGGGATACCAGTCTTCACTGGCTCCGGCATCGAAATACACCTCATATGTGTTTGCCTTCCACTTCGCGGTGATAACCATGTCGGAGTGGACAGGCTGTGTGAAATCGTATGGGACACCATCCACGTACCATCCTTGGAACCGGTGGCCGGTTTTCGAAGGATAATCGTCAGGGGTTGTGACCAGTCCACCGTTCTCCACGGTCTGCGATGGAACGGTCGTCCCGCCGTCAGTGTCGAAGCTTACCGTATACCCGCTTTTTGCGTGGAAATTGTAGGATACGGAAACCTTCCCGTCGTCGCTGGTCAGAACGTAGGACATGCCATCCTTTTTGGCAAGTTTCCATCCCGTTGGAACATGGCCTATGGAAACGCTTTTAGTTCCCATGGGCACGGTGAAGTCTCCACCGGAAACCGGGTCGAATCCATTGAGATAATCGCCGTTGGGCAGTTGCGCGGTGACGTTCTTCAATTCGGAAGCGGAATACTGGTGTTTCGCATGTTCGAAGGTGTAGACGACTTTGATTTTCCCGTCGGGACTGGTCAGCGTGTAGGTCATGTCATTGTTGGACGATTTGGCATTCCAGCCATCTGGCACGCCGGTAATCAGCACGGTCGCATGCTCGCCTATGGTGTAGGTGCCTGACTCCATCGGTTTGAAGTCCTTGACCATGCCGTCTTCGGTCGAGGCGGACACTTTGGCGAGTTCGTCCACGGAATAGGTCTTCACATGCTTGTTGAAACGGTAGGATACCGACAGGTTCCCGCTGGTCAGCGTGTACACCTTGTATCCGTCGCCATCGGTCGCGGTCTGCTTCCAACCTGACGGCACGTTGACGATGGCGATTCCCTGACCTTCCTCGTACTCGTAGGTGCCGGACTGTTTCGGGTTGAATCCGGGAACGTAACTGCCTCCCACGATGGCTTTCACGTTCGCCAGTTCGTCCAGACTCGCCTGATGGTTGGCGATGTTGAACACGTAGGTGGCCGATACGGAATTGTTGGGGCTGGACACCACGTAGGTGATGGCATTGCCGTCAACGGTACGTTTCGTGTTCCATTCGTCCGGCACGTTGGCGATTTCGACGTTCTTGGTGTTTTCGGGAAGATTCCATGCGCCGCCCCTGTAGTCGAATCCGTCCAATAGTTCGTCGTCTACGAACGCACGGACGTATTGGAGTTGGTCGATGTAATAGTAGCCTTTGTAGGCGGAGGTCGGGTGGAAGATGTAGGTGAACGTGTCGCCGCAGGGTCCGGTCAGCGTGTATACCCGGTTCAGTTTTCCGGTGGAAGGATTGTTGTAGTCAACTTTCCAGCCGTCCGGCACGCCTTCCAGACGCACGTCGGTGTTCAATGGGATGGCGATGGTGCCGGTGTTGGCGAGCGTGTAGTCGAAGCCCCTCACGGCGGTGCCGTCAACAGTCAGATACGCTTTCAGGCCGCTCAGCGAGTTGATGCTGTCGTGGGGTCGGGTGTCGTCATACATGAACGTGTATTGGACGCTTGGCGTATCCGAATCCTTCGGATGGGCGGTGTACGTGTAATGGTCGTTTTCGGAATCGCCGTCGAGCACCCAGCCGAATGGGGCGTTCTCGTATCCCTTCATGTCACTGGCGGTCACGTTGTGGATGGTGAATCCCTTGGTGATGTCGCCATCGACCTTCTGTCCGTTCAACGTGATTGTCATGCCGTGAAGCTCTTCGACGGTGTGGACAGCGCCGTTAGCCCCGTCGAACCAGTAATGGTATGTGGTGGAACCGTTGGACAGGATGTACATGATGGAATCCTTGTTGGTGATTCCGTTGACTCTGCTGTCCCATTGCACCGTCCAATCGTCGGGCACTCCCGACAGTTCGACCGTCTGCCCGGTGGCGTCGTACACCTCTCCGTTGCCGGATGGGTCGAAGCTGGCCAGTTGGGTACCGTCCAGATAGGCGGTGACTCCTTCCGGATAGTCGCTTACGGTGCTGCTGGATGATTCGGCGTATGCCGTCATGGGGTTCGACGCTACGACCGCAGTGCCCAATAGTGGCATGAGCATCATCGACCCCGCCGCAAGCAGGGCGATAGGTTTTCGCATATCTTCCTCTTTCCCGTGTTTTTTCCTATATTAAAGACCTTTAAAGAAAAATTTTGGGGAGGTGGGGAGCTTAACTCCGCACCTCCCCAAACTAGACGGTGTGGGAAAGGACGCCTACAGTCCCCTCCCCCACCGGTTCAGTCCGTCACCTCGTAGAGCCGGACATGTGAGCGCCGTTCGCAAGGGAAGCGATGCGACGCTTGCCCGTCGAGACGACAGCCAATCCCAGTCCAAGCACTGCGAACATTCCGACAATCGGAATGATGAGTCCGCCGATGATACCAGTCTTGGCGAGTTCGCCCACGATGACGGTCTCGCCCGGCACGCGGGCGTCACCGTAGTGGACGAGCCTGTTGGTGGACTTCTCCACCAGCTTCTCGCGCCAATAGTAGGTTCCGGCGTCCGTCGGAGTGACTTCCGGCGAATCGACCGTGGCCGCGTTCTTCGGAACGTTCACGGCGTCGGTGGTGGCAACCTTTCGGTCGTCCTTCACGTCGTCGCCGTTCTGCTTCCACAGTTCGAACACCAGCTCGTAGTCGTCGTTCGGAATTCTACCTTCGATGAGGGCGGTGTCCTTGACCGGCTTGGTGGCCGTGCCGTTGGCTTGAGCCTTGGTCGTGACCTTCACCACGTCGGTGGTCTCACCCGGCGTGCGCGGCTTCTCGGTATGGACCGGAGTGTCGCACGGATGGTCTTCGTCGGTGTTGCCGGTCGGCGGGACGCACGGCGGGATGTCGGTGTCCTCGACCGGATTGTAGATGCTTTCGCGCCAGTAGTAGGTTCCGGTCTCCTTGACCTCGTAGGTCGGGGAGACGGCTTCCTTCTGACCGGCCTTGAGCATCACCTTGTCGCTGGCGAACACCTTCTCGTCCTTGCTGGAATCGTTGCCGTCCGTCTGCTTCCACAGGGTGAAGATGATGTAGGAGCCGTCAATGACGTCGCCTTCAATCTTCGCCTTGTCCTGAAGCTTGGTGCCGGATGCTTCCAGACGGTGCGTGGTCGTGGTCACGTTGACCACGCTGACGGTCTCGTTGCTCACGCGGGGCTTTCCGGTGACGGTCGGGGTCTTCTCGACCTCCACCTTCTTGCCATGGTCGGCCGAGGTGGTGTGCTTGGTCGGCACGTACACGTGCTCGCGCCAGTAGTACACGCCGGTCTTGTCCACGGTCACATCCTCCAAGTCGGCGAACGTCTGGCCTTCGGAGAGCGTGGTGCGCTTCGTGGTCAGCACTTCCTCGTCCTTGCTGGAATCGTCGCCTTCCACCTGACGGTAGAGGGTGGCGTCCGCCTGAGAGCCTTCCGGCACGCGTCCCTGAAGAAGCACGGTGTCGTGGAACTTCTCGCCGACATGACCCAGCGGCTTGGTCTTGGTGGTCGCGTCGATAATCTGGACGGTCTCGTCGGCCACGTGGGCGCGGTCGGTGAAGAAGTCCTCGGACTCCAAGTGGCTGGCGTCCGTGTCGTTCTGCGGCTTGTTCGGCTGTCCGTCACCGGCGAGGTTCTTCGTCGGACTGGTCAGGCTGAACACCCAGTAGTATTCCCCGACCTCGGTCGGAGTGTACTCGGGGCTTTCCACTGTCACCTTGCCGTTCTTCAACGCTTCGGCGGCTTCCTCGGCGGTGATGAGGTGAGCGCCATCGGCTGGGGTCTGATAGCTTGCGACGAGCATGCTGTCGGAGGCTTCGCCGTTATCGGATTGAGGTTCGGCATCGGCGTCAGTACCGTCGGAGCCTTCGCCTTCGTCTTCGCCTTCGCCCTGCTGCTGCTCGGTCTTGTCAATCAGATAATTGTCGTCGTCGGCGTTGTTGGTCTTGTACAGGTTCCAAGAGACCAGAGTGCCTTCAGCCGGATGTCCGGTAATGGTCACGGTGTCCTTGGTAGGCTTGTTGACCTGCTGCGCCACCTGAGCTTCGGAGGAAGCCTTTACGATACGGAACGATTCACGCGGGTCGCGCTGGGTGCCCAGCTTGACGACCTTGTGGTTTTCGCTCGGGTCGCTGATTTCGATGACCCAGTAGTAGTCGCCCACCTCGTCCATCTTGTGTTCGGGGCCGTACGCTTCGGTCTGTCCGCTGGTCAGATGCACGTAGTCGCCGGTGAGAATCTTCTTATCGGTCTTCACGTCGCCGTCTCCCTGCTTGTACAGGAACCAGCGTGCGTCCAATCCTTGGGTCAAATCGTCGCGGATGTCGCCGGACTGCTTCCACTTCACGTTGGTCAGGTCGGCATGGTCCTTGACCACGGTTCCCACGTAACGTTCGGTGGCCACATCGGTCTGCGCTTCGATGGAACGGAAGGACTCGTTCTTAACCTTGTCCTTGCCGGTGTGCAACGGAGTGTTCTGGTCGTCCTTCGGCAGGTTCAGAACCTCGACCCAGTAGTAGTCGATGGCGTCCGGAACCTTGAGGCTCGGACTGGTCAACTGCTGGTCGATGCTGGACTTGTCGAAGCCAAGCTCCTTGAGGGTGGCGGTCTTGGTGGAGGCGACCTTCTTTCCGGTAGTGTAGTCGTGCATTTCGAAGGTGAGCGTCGCATTCTCGGGCAGGTGGCCTTCGAGTCGTGCGACATCCTGAACGGTTCCGTTCTTGGAAGCCCACTTGTACGTGCTGGTGGTCACGCGGACGGCGTGGAAGGACTCGTCCTTGATGCGCTTGTCGGAGACCGCAGGATTGGTGTTGTCAGGCTGGAAGGCGGTGCCGTCCGGCTTGGTGAACACCCACTGCCAGTAGTAGTCGGCGGGTTCGGTCAGATGCACGGTGGCGGAGTCGAGGGTCTTCTGCGCTTCGGTCAGGACAACCGGGTCGAGGGTCTTGACGACGGTGTCCTTGTCGGCGGTCTGATTCTCGGCCTGCTTGTACAGCTTGAACGCGACCTTGTAATCCCTGAGCATGTAGCCGGTGATGGTGAGCTTGTCGTTCACGTCGTTGCCGTTGGTGACATCGACGTAATGCTCGCCTTCGCTGGTGTGGATGTTCGGAGTGCCGGTCACGTTCGTGGTCAGCTTCACGACCTCGAACTTCTCGGATGCGACGTTCCGTCCGTCGAACAGGAGCCAACGGTCGGCGTAGCCGTCGCCGTTGCCTTTCTGCTTGGCGGTGGCGTTCTGCCAGTAGTCGCCAGCTTGCGGGTCATCTGCCTGAGTGATCGCCTTCGCGGAGGTCATCCACTCTTTGGTGATGACGCCGAACGCCGGATTCATGCTGGTGTTTCCACCGGTTCCGACGCCGTTGCCATCCTTGTGCGGCATTTCCGGAGTGTAGATTTTCACACGCCAGATGTAGGAGCCGACACCCGGGTTCTTCACGCTCTTGGAACGGAAGGTGACTCCGTTGAGGTGAGCGCCGACGGCCTTGGACGGGACGTCCACACGACCGGTGGTGGCGACCTTTTCGGAGGCGATGCCGTTGTGGTCGGAATCATCCTGCTTGGTGGCGGCGTCCTTGCGTACGTTGCCGTCCTTGCTGGTGCGCCACAGTTCGGCCTCATACTGGGACCCTGCCGGAATGTTGCCCTTCAACGTGATTTCGTCGGACACGTTCATGCTGTCGAGCCACAGGGGTTCGGTGCTTGTGGTGTCCATGTGAATCACGTCGAACTCTTCGGACTCGTCGTCGCCGCCGTACCAGACGACATCACGATTGTTGTCCGTCGGGTCGTTGCCGGTGCCCGGAGTGGTGGTCGGAACGGTGATTTTCACACGGTAGTAGTACCTGTTGGCAGACCAGTCGGACGGAATCGTGAACGTGGAGGATTTGACGTTCTGGTAGTTGTCCAGCATGTCCTCGCCCACGTATGGATGGTTCTCGTCGGGGTCTTCGCTCTTGGCGAGCGTGCGCACCTTCGGGAGGTCTTCGGCATTGTACTGTTTGACCATCCTTCCGGCGTTCGCGCCGTCCTTCGCCCAGATTTCGAACTGGACTTTGGCGCCTTTCGCGGTCTGTGCGGAATCGCCGGTGGTGTAGGTGTCGCCGTTGATGGATTCGCCGTCATACTGCTCGTACGAGGTCTGGTGGAGCACGTCGTAGATTTGCGTGGTCTTGTCCTCGTAGTTGCCGTTTGCGTCGCTCAGCCACTTCTTGGACACGGTGGTGGAGTACTTCTGCACCGGAGTGCGTTCGTAGCTCTTGTAGCCGGTCTTGTGGTCGGAACCGTATTCACCGTAGATGTGCTGGTCGAGCACGCCGCCCTGCGGGGTGCGAAGCGTGGTCTTCCAGTACACCATTCCGGCCTTGCTGGTCTTGAAGCTCGGGTCGGTGACCTTGACGGTCAGCTTGCCCGGACGGTTGCCTTCCTGACCGGCCTTGATTGCGGTGAAATTGTTGGTGTCCAAGGTGACGGTCTTCTCGGCAATCTTGAACAGGCCGTTGTCGCCGTTGTCCTCCTTGGCCTGACGGTACATTTCCACGGTGACGGTGGAGCCTTGCGGGATTCGGCCGATGACGCCGGTCGGATTGCTGTTGCCTTCGCCCTCGTGAACCTGACCGTCGGCGGACTCGGCTTCGCTGGTCTCGTCGTACACGGTGATTTCATCGTACAGTTGTTCGCCGGTCGCACCCATCTTCTGGGCGTTGGACGTGACGATGCCACCCGGGTTCACCTGAACGGTTTCGGACGGCAGACCCAACTCGTGGGTGGCGAGCTGCTTGCCCTGCGGAGACCACAGTGCCGCCACCCAGTACACGGAACCGGACTTGTCGGTGTGCGTGACGGGGCTGGTGACGGTGAAGCTCTTGGTTGCGGACGCTTCCGCGTCGGCGTCCTTGATGTTCACGCGAACGTTGTCCAACAGCTTCGGAGCGTTCGTGTCCGGGTCGCCGGACACGGCGTCGTAGGCCGTGAACGTGACGTAGGAGCCTTTGAGCACCTTGCCGTTGACGGTCGCCTTGTCGGAGAACTCCTCGCTCGGCTTGACCTTGGTCTTGGTCACTTGGGTGGTGATGGTCGGAGGACGAACCGTGACGGTTTCCTCCGGCAGCCCAAGGTCGTGGGTCGCGAGCTGGCGTCCCTGCCTGTCGTACAGGGTCGCCTTCCAATACACGTTTCCACCGTTCATGGTGTTGACGGTCTTGGATTTGACGGTCACGGTCTTGTTCTGGGCTGAAGCTTCGGCCTGAGCTGCGGTGATGTTGACCTTCTGGTCTTTCAGCAGGAGGCTGGCGTTCGTGTCCGGCTTCTCGCCCACCGCGTCATAGGCGCGGAACACCACGAAGTCACCCGCGTGGACGACGCCCTTGATTTCGGCGGTGTCGGAGAAGTTCTCGCCTACTCCGACGCTCGTGGAGGACACGTGCGTGGTGATGGTCGGATATTTGACCTGAACGGTCTCACCGGACACGCCCAAATCGTGGGTGGCGAGCACGGCACCGTTGGCACGATGCAGGGTCGCCTTCCAATACACGTTTCCGCCTTCGGCGGCGTGGGTCTTCGGACTGGTCACGGTGATGGCCTGACCGTTCTGGCTTGCCGAAACATCCTTTGCCGGAATGTTCACACGCTCGGAATCAAGCAGTTTCACACCTTGGGCGTTCGGAGCGTCGGAGACTGGGGCGTAAGCGTCGAAGGTGACGTAATCGCCGGAAGTCAATTCACCGTTGATGGTGGCGGTGTCGGTGAACTCCTCGTTGATGGAAACCTGTTCCTTGCTGACCTTGGTGGTGATGGACGGGTTCTTGATGAGGACGCTTTCACCGGTCGCGCCAAGCTCGTGGGTTGCGAGTTCCATGCCGTCCCTGTTGTAGAGCGTCGCCTTCCAGTAGACGATACCGGACTTGGTGGCGGTCACGTCCGGGGAATCGACGGTGATGCTCTTACCTGCGCCGGAGGAGGCGATTTTGTCGGCGGGAATGTCCACGCGCTTGTTGTCGAGCAGTTTCGTGGCATTCGTGTCCGGCTTGCCGGAAACCGCATCGTAGGCGGCGAACGTCAGGTAGGCTCCGGCGTCAATCTTGTTGTTGATGACGGCGGTGTCGTGGAACGGACGTCCGACGTAGGTCTGCTGGGTGCTGGTCTTGGTGGTAAGGGATGGTCCTACCACTTCGACGGTCTCGTTCTCCAATCCGATGGCGTGGCCAGCGAGGGCGTCGCCTTTGTTATTGTAGAGTTTGGCGACCCAATAGACCTTGCCAATCTTGCTGGTGCTGATTTCAGGAGACTTCACTTCGAACTGCGTGGTGTCGGAATGGTCGGCCTGTTCGTCGGTGACGTTCACACGATTGTTGTCCAACAGTTTGTTGGTGGACACGTCCGGGTTTCCGGTCACAGCGTCGTATGCGGTGAACGTGACGTAGGAGCCGCGCGGGACGGAACCCGCGATGGTGGCCGTGTCGTAGAACTTCTCGCCTTGGGTGACGGTGGTCTTGTTCACATTGGTAGTCAGCGTGACGGTCTGGGCGTCCTGACTAATGAAGGAACGTTCCCACGGATTGTTGTACGCGCTTTTGAACCCTTGGGCACGGTCGGAGCCGGGGAAGTCGTAGATGAACACGTAGTAGCCGCATTCGGCTTTGGTGGTCGCTTTGATGTTCACGTTGTCAGCTACGGTCTTCGCGTCGCTGCCATCGCTCGGATAGAGGATGATTTTGCCGCCGCCGACCTTGTACTTGCCGTTCATGGCCGGAACCTCCCATTCGCCAATCAGCTTATGGTTGGCGTCCGGGGTCGGCTCCTCCTCGGTGGTCGGAACGTATTTCTCGTCCTCTTGCTTGTTGCCGGTGCCGGAACCGGCCCACCAGACACGAATCTTGGCTTTCGCGTCGGCGTTGAAACCGTAATCCGTGTTGCCGGTGAACTTGCCGTAGTCGGACGGCAGTCGGCTGATGTTGATTTCATCGAGGATGTCCTTGTTCATGCCGGACTCCTGCTCCAACACGGTGGAGTCGTGGTTCGGAGGCAGAACGCTCACGGATGTTTCCTGAGCCTTGCCGAACTCGTCGATGTAATCGCCTTTGATGTAGTCCTGCTGGGACTGGTCGGATTTGACTTCGACCCAAACCCATGTTCCGAACAGTCCTGCGTCCTCGTCGGACACCTGATAGTCGTCCAAACCGTTCACGGTGTCGTAGTCGATGGCTCCGGTCGCGGCTTTCGCTGTGACCTTGTTGGTCTGTCCGCTGTTGGTGAAGCTGGTGGTGGTGGCGGCTACCTGTCGGATGCCGTCGGTTTCACGCAGACGTTTCAGATAGTCGGTCGGATTCTCACCATTGTTCTTCTTGATGATTTGGAGGATGTGCTTGGAGTCGCCTACGAAATAGTAGCCTTTGAATTTGACGGGCACGTTGTCCGCCCACTCGTCGTCGGAGGTTGCGACGCCGGAGGTCACATTGTCCTGAACCGGTGAGCCACGGGTCAACTGTTTCTTGCTGACACTGGTGGTGACGGTCGGCTGGAAGTCCCTTTCAACCTTGAATGACACGCTGGAAGTAGCGTTTTCAGGGTCAGCGGCTTTGAAAAGGTCCTGTGAGGGAGAGTTTAACAACGCGGCTTTGTATTTAGGCCATGTCACGGTGTATGTGACGTTGCCGTTTCCCGTGGCGGTCCAAGGAATATGCTGTTCACCTCCGTTCGTGACGCCGGAAAGGGTGTTCGAATTGTTCTGGTCGAACTTCGCCGGACCGTTCAGGTGAAGCGTGTATTGGACGCCGCCGATGTAATGTCCGAAGGAATCGACGATGCCCGGGTTCACGGTTCCCCTGCGCTTGCCTTGGGTGTAGGCTGCCGAAGCGTGGGCTCCTGCCGGAACGGCGGCCTCGTTCCACATCCTGTTGGCGGTGTTGACCACATCATTCCAGTTGCCGTTCTTAAGACCTGCCCTACCGACGGCGGCCATATACTCCGGGCCACCACTGTTATCGAAGTGCATGTGAACCAGATAGGTGATGGCCGCTTGGGTCAAATCGCTACCGTCGTTCCTATATTTATCGGCAATGTAGGCGAGTTTCTGCGCCGTCGGGTCGGAAGTCTCTGACCAAGTTCCATTATTCGGATTCAGGTCGGTCACGACGCTGGCTTCTCGACAGTAGGCGTAACGGCCATCCTTCATGGCGATAGGACCAATGACCTGCTCGCCATACATGGAAAGACCGTTACTGTATGTCACGCTGAAACTGGCGTTGGTGAGGTAGCCCGGCAGTCCTAGATTCGTAGTAGCAAAAGCAGTCCCGGTGGTCAACACTCCCGAAAGCAATGTGGCGGCAGCCGTCGCAAGAGCCGCAGCCGCCCTGCCTACCCGTTTCAGAATGGGTGGCTTGTCTTTCCGGAGAGTCTTACTCAATGGATTAACCATAGATACTCCTCTAGAGGTTTGTCATCATCATCTTTCATATATATCAGACTTGTCACAGTCAACCTTTTGAAAAAAGGAATTTTCTTACAATGAGAAGGCGCTTTTGACGCTGTTCTTGAATTTGTGGACAGTCCCACTATCATTGGACTGTAACCTATCGGAAGGAGACGCCGTTGTCGAGGACATTCAAAGACAAGCCGTATTCCATCATCGAGGAGGACGCTCGCTCATGCGGTTTCTCCCGCACCCGCACTTGCGGTTGGGGATATTCCTTCGAGGAAATCGACTTGAAAGGCTACGCGTATTCGAGAAAAAGGAATCCGCATGTTCCCGCACGCCGATGGTGCGATTGGCGTTGGATAGAGGACGACTGGCACACGGATTACGGGAGTGAGACGGAGATTCGAGACGCGCTGCGTGCCGCCGTAGTCACATACAACGGTGGCGGAATGGATGAGGATTGGGACGAGCCTGTCGTCTATCAGCGTCGTAGGCGTTGGTATTGCTGAATTTTCGTATTTTTCCTGCATTCGCTGCCTTGCTTAAATATTGCAACACATCCAACCTTGTGCTATAGTGGGTTTGCCCACATCAAATAGTAGCGTTCGCCTACCCCGCATGAGAGAATCGAACACAGAAAACTAAAGGAGCAGCCGACACGATGGAAAAGAACGAAGACTTTGAGGAGACCCAGACCATCTCCCCACTTGACTTGGATGAGGAAAACGAGAACAAGAAGAAAAAGCCAAGCAAAAAGACAATCATCATCGCCAGCACCATCGCGGCAATCGTAGTCCTCGCTGGTGTTGGTGGCTACGCGTATGCGTCGAACAGTGCGTATGATTCCTACGCGTCCCGGGTTGAGTCGGCCAAGGAGTCTGATTCGAAGCTTGTGAAGAAGATTGCGGAAGCGCGATCCCTTGTCAAGGCCACGAAGGAGTCGGACGTGCTTGACAAGGCTGTGTTGGACTCGTTGAGCAAGAGCCTTAAGGTTGGGGAATCCCGGAAGGGCGTTCCCGTTTCAGCGCATGCCGCCAAGTGGAATCTGTGGAGCGTATCCAAGGCCAAAGCCATCGTCTCCAATGACATGACCGAAGCCAACGATTCCATTAATGCCATCGGCAAGGCCATGGGCAAGGTGGAGTCGTCCAAGACCGCCAAGCAGGTCAAGGATGCGAAGGATGCTCTCGACAAGACGGTGGAGTCGGCCGAAAGCCTGTATAAGGATTCCGAAGGCAAGGTGCAGGACGACAAGACCCGTGAAAGCCTGAAAACCGCCATCGACAACGCCAAGAAGACCAGTGGCGACAAGAAGGCTGACGTGAAATCGTTGACCGCCGCCAATGATACGCTCTCCAAGGCCGTAAAAGCCGTGAACGATTCCAAGAACGCCAAGGCTCAGGCCGACGCGCAAAATCAGGCTCAGGAACAGGCGCAACAGGCTCAGTCTGTAGGCACCCCGTCAGGCGGTTATTCCAGCTACGCCTATCCGAACGTAGGCGGCTCGTATTCCGGAAGGACAAGCCAGTCCGCCCCATCGTATTCGAACACCGGCTCCCCTTCAGGAGGTTCCACCAGCAGTGGAGCATCTACTGGTGGCACTTGGGATTGGAAGAATGCTAAGGACTCTGTGGGGGGAGGATTTTCCCCAATAACCAAAGACAATGTTAACGATGATGGGTCTGCCACTGGAGGTGGTGATTCCCATGGAAATATGTGGTGATAGTCATTTGGACTCCTTTAAGAACTTCTTTATGTGAACGATTCCAGTATACCATGTGAAAACGTGTGACACGCCACCCCTAAACCACTTCCACGCGGCTTGCGTCAACCTTGGCAAGAACCTCCTGTTCACCATCGTCGGCGTAGGCCGCCAATATTTCTTCGGGTTTGAGGACGGTTGAATATACGGTTCCTTCCTTGCCGAATCGTTCCGCGAACTTTTGGGCAACGTTCAGGCTGGTCGTCCAACTCAAACCAAAATGCACGCTCTTGTCGATTTCGCCCCTATACACTGTTATGGGCTTGTCGAACGTCCTCTCCAACGACCCCTCTCCCCCAGCGCAAGGCTTGGTCTGCCGGAGCAGTCTGACCAGATGCCTGTCGAATTGGCGCGTGGGATACTCCTCGTTCTTTCTGACATTCAACGCCGTCAAGCGCTGGTACTGCCCGTCTGCCAGTTCCTTCCACGGGACGAGCTGGTAGGCGAGTTCCATCAGGGCTGTCGGCGCTAACATCACGGCATGTTCTATCTGCTGTTTGGCTTCGTCTATTCTGCCTTGCCGTATGAGGGTTTTCGTGGGTGTGGCTTCACTCCATCTGCAAACGTATTGTTTGACCATGTGATACATGGTGTCGTTCTCGTTTGAGAGGATTTCGAATATGAGGGGTTGGGCGCTTGCGGTTTCTCCCGTGTCTGTGTTGAGCAGTACGAGTCCGTCTAATCCTGTTGAGAGGTATAGATATGGGCGGATGTTCGGATGATTGTTGAGAAGTTGTTGAATTTGCTTCCATTCGAGTGGGAGGCTGAATCTTTTGTCTCGAAGAGTGTCGATGGTCTGCCAGTCTTTTTGCGTGGCTGTTTCGGCTTTGATGAGGCCGTGTTGGATGAGGATTGTTGTTTGGCTTGTCATTCCCAATCTCCTTTTGTGTGAACAATCCCAGTATATCAATTAGTGGTGGAGACACGCCCACCCAAACAAAAAGGCGCGGGAACAAACCCGCGCCGCACTTCTACTTCTTAAGCTGTTTCTTAAACATGTCCAACCAATCCAACGGAATGTTCTGCACCGAATCCAAGCCGACGGCGTTCACACGTCGAACCAGTTCCTCCGGCGTCACACAAGGAATATTCCCCGGCCACATGACGCCATTCACATCCGGCACGCCCTTATCGGAGGTTGGCACCATGCAGACCAGCCACTCAGCCACAACCGCCCTGCCATTCAATCTTGCCGACCAGTTGGTTCTCTGCCAATCCATATTGGATGACAGTTGCAGGTCAGGGCGACCGTCCACACCCTTCTCGAAAGCTCGTTGGCTGATACAGATTCGTACCAGCTGGTCGTCGGCAATATTACGGTACGCGGTATCAGAACCGCCCTTGTAGTTCTTCGCGTCCACAAACCAGATATAGGTCATTCCATCCACGCCCTGTCCGACAATCACGCAGTCGATGTCCGCACTAGTCTCCCGCTGTCCCGCATCAAGGCCACGCAACGACCAGAAGGACAACACGTTTGGACAATTTCCTGCAATCATGCTGGCGAGCACCTGTTCGCCCTTCTGTCCCGACTGAATCTCATTCGTAGAGAAGTCCGATTGAGACAGTCCGCCACCCGGATTTCCGTATAGACGGAATTGGCTTCTAGCCTGCTGAATGTCGTCTGGATTCATGGTGTTCCATAATGGGTCCGGTTGACCGCCGTTGTCATCGTCCACAAGCTTGTAACCGTGATAGTTCGGATGGCCTTCCTCGGCTTTCGCCATATCAAGGCTGTCACCCATTTGGAGGATGGTTCGTTCAACCTGTTCCGCATTCCGTTGACGTTCGGTCTGCCGGTCAATTTCCCTTAGTGTCCGGTTGACGTCATTGCTGTTGATGATGGCTTTAGTAAGATTGCCCGCCTGCTCCTGCTTCCGTTTCTCTTCAGGTGTGGGCGGAAGATTGCTATACGCGGAGTAAGCGAGAAACGACCCGATTGCGATACGTAGGACACTGAGTAAAAAGTTGATGAGAGACGGGAAGATTGTGTTGCGGACGGATTGAGCCATGAACTTATATTCGAAATATTTAGTCACGTCCTTGTTGAATATGTCACTCAAGCCTCCGAAAATGTTCTTCAATCCGTAGAACAGCAATATTCCGCAAAGAACACCCCAAACATTGGACGTGTCCTTCTGGTTTCCGGTTCGTCGGGAGGACACGAACCATCCAGCCGCGGCGAACGCCACCAATGACAGCCATTGCAGTATTGATGATGGTACAAGTATCAGCAGTAGATATTTCACTTGGTTTTCCTTTCGGAGTGTGTTTCCTTTTAGAACAAAACATACTCCGAAAGGGTGTCAGCGTTTTCTCGTCGCTTCCGAAACGTACATGTCGATAAGCTCACGTCCCCGTAGTTTTCCGACCCATTCTTGGGGGATGGACTCAAAACCGTAGATGGCTCCGGCCAAGGCTCCCGCGACACTGGCCGTGGTGTCCGTGTCTTCTCCGAGATTGACGGCTGCGAGCACGCAGTCCTGATAATTGTCGGTGTTGGACAGACACCAGAGTGCCGCGTTCAGAGTGTGGAGCACGAAACCGTCTGATTTTACTTCCGTTCTTGGAATCGTCGGGTCGAATGGGAATCCCGAATCGGTTATCGTCTTATAAGGAGGGACATGGTTTAACAGTCTTTCGATGATTCGCGCGTACTGCACGCACGCCGTCATGCTGATTTCGTGTGCGTGGGTGATGGCGCTGACCTGTCTGATTTCCTCGTCGGTCAAATGGTAGAAGGCGCATGGGGCCATCCGCATAAGCGAACCGTTGCCGTTATCATCCAGACCGTCGCAACCATGCCCCGACCTGATGGCCGTGGCGACGGTGATGCCGGAATCGAAGGTTTTTCCATCTGGCATGTACATCCCATGCTTCAGCCACATCTGGTATCGCATGAGCATGTCGGCAGTGTCAGGTTTGCCACCGCATTCGGTGAAGGAATCCAATGTGGCTAGGCTTAATGCGGTGTCGTCGCTCCAAGTTCCAGCTGGCTGATTATGCGTGCCATGCCCGACCATTCCCGTACAGGTGAATGTGTCTCTTTGTTGGAACTCGTAGGGTACGCCCAACGCGTCTCCGATGGCGAGACCGTACATGACGGCTTTGAGCTTGTCCTGTGCGATTGGGTGCGGGCTGACTTTGACTGGTCCGCTTTCAAGCTTCCGGCTGTGAAGGAATTGGAATAGTCCCATTATTCTTTAGCCTTTCCTTTTTCCCGGCTCCCGTAGCAGGTCGTTCTCCTCGAACGCGGATTGCGCCTGTTCTTGGGTCGGGAACGAGTTTACGGTTCTTGTCCCGCATTTGGGACATCCGACCCGCCACCAGCATTCCCAGCTGGTCTTCCTGTGCGTGACCGGGTTTACGGCCTTGCGGTATTCGCCCTTGTGTCCGCATTTGGGGCACATGAGCGTCGTGTCGAACGCCTCCTCGGGATTCAGTTCCATACGCCGCAATGCGAGCTGGTTCGCTAGTTTCTCAACGGCGGGCGGGTTGAATCCAAGCTGTTCGACCTGTTCCGTGGTGTGGTCAGCCAACAAGTGGATGACCTCGTTGCGCAGTCCGGCCTGTGACCACGTCCACTCCGTTCCGTCCTCCAAGCTGCGGAACGGGTGAGGCCGCACCCACTCTCCCAACACGAAGGCGTCCAATGCGTCCTCTTCCGTGTCTCGGGGGAACATGAGCCGGGCGATGCAACGCCTGTTGGAACAGTGCGCCCAATACGGGCGGAAAAACGGGGATGATTCGGGAACACCGGTGGAGTCCACGGGCTGAACGGCACCGTTCAGGAACGCGGTCGTGACACCACCGTCCGCAATACCGTATCCCTTACCGCACATGGGACACGGGTATTTCTCCTTGAGTACTTTCCTGTGTTCGCGTTCCACGGCTCGTTCGGCTTCTTCGACTGCTTTGCGTTGGGCGTTCTCCCGCAAGATGGGCGGGGCTATCCTGTTGATGGTGCTTTTCGGCAGTCTGGTACGCTCCGCCACTTCCTCCGGCGTCAAGCCTAATCGGAGTAGCTGTTTCGCGTTTTCACAGGCTTCACGCCAAGGGTCACGATATGCCATTGTTCTTCCCGTTCGGTCAAAGGCTTGTAATCGTATCCGTCGAGCAGTCTTTGCAGGTGTTCGGCGGCGCAGTCGAAGTCGTTCACCGCGCTGACCAACGCCTCCTTGCTGCTATCCGGCATGGATTCCAATACGTCGGAGAGCATGGCGGCGGAGTTGACAGCGTTGTCGGATGCGAGTGCGATGGCGTCCAAGTCGTCGGGGGACGGTGTGGAATCCTCTTCGGCGTGGATGGTTTCGTATTCGAATCCGGTTGGGGCGGCGGGCTGTTTCTCCGGCTGGAAGCCGTGGAGTTCGAGCCAGTGGTTGAACAGTTCTTCAGCTTCCTCTCGTCCGACGTTGTCGGGACGGTTCTGAACGAAGGTGTCGTGGATGAGTTTGGTGGTCACGTCGGTCATTGTCTAGTTTCCTTTTCTTGTCGGTGTTGTGGATTGTGGTGTTGTTTTCGGTAGAGAAGGAGGTAGTAATACGGCAGTCTTCCAATCACGGAAGTCTTTCAACAGTGCGGAGAATGATGTGACGCCATCCTTGTTTCCGATGTTTTCGTCGGCGGTGAGCTGCGGATACTGGTCGGGGGTGTTGGAGATGGTTTTCACGTCATCGCAGTGTTTCCTCGCATACTCAATCGCGCGTTCCAGTGAAGCGCCTTTTGAGATGGCGTAGGTCAGTCCGCGTCGGAATCCCCATGCGGTGTTCGCGTCGGTGATGCCGTCCGCGTCTAGCATTCGGCTGATTTCGGCTGGCGACGGCACTTGGCTGAGCCGTTGGTGTCTGACCATCTGGTTGATGTCGTATGGGACTATCCAAGCGTCTCTGGACGAGTGGGTTTTGAAGAACTCGATGATGGCTTGGCGGGCTTCGTCGGCTTTGACCGTATGGTCGATTTCGTTGATGAAATTGTCCACCTGCGTTTCGTCCAAAGGCTTGTTTCCGTAGTGGCTGTTGATTTGGGTCAGCAGGGCTATGGCGCATGGACGCTCGTAGGCTCGGGGGTGATGTTGCTTCCCGTTCGAAGCGGGAGTGGGGGTCAATGTTTTCTGAATCGGCTGCTGTGGGGGCATCATGCGTCCCATCCGGCTTGCGCGAGTGCTTCTTCCAGCATGCTCATGTTGTGTTCGTATCCTTCCTCGCTACGGGTCTTGCGTACGGCGTTCTGCCTATTCCTGTTGAACTTGTCTGCGTTGAGGAGCCAGTTATCGAACGCGCGGTCGAAGTCCAAGTATTTCTTGCCGTTGGAATGGCTGTAGTTGTAGAACTTCTCCGCTTCCGTGTCTATGTCGATGTTCAGCTTCTCGGCTCGGTCGATGTGCTTCTGGTTGGGTTTCCAGTCTTTTGGCACCATTCGCTTGTAGCGGCGGACTTTCGGGGCTTCCTCCTCCGGAGTCGGAGGGGGCGCCTCCTCCGGTTGTTCGTCTTCGGGTTCCACGTCGATGGTGTCGTATTCGTCGGACTGTCCCCATACGGGGTCGGCTTCGGACATAGGCTCGTCCTCTTCGGTTTGGACGGCTTTCATGTCGGCCTCCTCCTTGTCCTTGCGGGCGTTTTCCTCGTCCTTTTCACGACGCCAGTGGAGCAGCTGTTGGACGAAAAGCCTGTCCGGGGGGAGCGGCGCGGCTTTGAATCCGTTGCCACGCTCCGTGTAGAGTCTGCTGTCGTACAGGCGACGGAACATGTCTGCCGCCCCTTCGACGGTCGTCTTGCTTCCGCCGCCCAAATCCTTGTACAGTTGCGCGGCTTCGGCGGTCGGAGTCCAGTCTTCCGGGAGCGGATGCCAGAACCACAGCTGTTTCGGGATTTCATCCCATTGCACATACATGGGTCTGCCGTCGTCGTCGATGTCGATTGGGGCGGCGGAATCGTATTGGGGCATGAGCGCCACCTGTTCCATGGTCATGGGTTCGCCGAAAGACGGTTCCATGGTTCCGTCCGCCAGTTCGACGGGTTCCGGCCTGTACTTGCGTGGACGGCCACGACGACGCTTCGGCTTGTCCTCCCCTTCGGGCGGGAGGGGATGCTTGCGTGGGCGGCCACGACGCTTCTTGCCTGACTGCTCCTCCGGTTCGGCGGTTTTGGAGGATGTCGGGTTTTCGTCCTGCTCTTCGGCTGTCTTTGCCGTCCGGTTTTCAGGCCGCGACGCCGGAACCATCCCCGGTTCGTTAGCGGAAGCACGGACGTGCATGCCGGGGTGGTCATGCACGTCGGTATCCCCGTAGTCCGCCTCCTTGTCCGAAACGGCGGGACTGGCGGAGATTTCGTCATCCGGTTCGGCGAGAATGCCCGAGATTTCGTCCCATGCGAACGGGAACAGTTTCCCCCGATGGCGCAGGTCGTCCAGTTCCCTGACGAGGATTTCACGCAGTCGGGGGCTGTCCGTCCCAAGGTACGCGGATTCGACGGTTCCGGAATCGGCGTTGAGGTCTATATGGTTGGTCAGGAGGGCTTCTTCGGTGTCTTCGTCTATGACGAGGAGTCCTTCGTCCTCAAGCTCCCGTCCTGCTCGCTCAAGCATTTCGGGGGTGTTGTCTCGGGAGTATGCGGAGATTTTCCGGAACGTCCAGTCGCAGACGCCGAGGGCGTTGGTTTTCGGGTGTATTTGGAGTGTCATCCAGAGGTGCTGTCCTAGGACGCTCAGATTGGTGAAGCGTCTGTCTAAGAGGATTTTCTGGTCGATGGTCTTTCTCAAATTTTTCCTTTTGGTCTGGCCTGTGCAGTGGTTTCGTTGTTGTGTGTGGACGTTTTTATTTTAGTCATACTGGACATACTCACAAAATTGGGAGTGTGTCCCGGTTCCATGCGTCGGCACGTGAATCGCTTTGCGGAGCCTGCTTGTTGCGGTCGGTCAGGGCTTGTTTCCCATGTCGTTCGGTTTGCATCCCTCTCTCGTTTGTCATACTAAACAAGTGTTTGTATTTACAGACAATAGCATATAAAAATACACAGTCAAATCTAAAACAAAGCGTTTCGCGCCAAAAACCAGCTATCATAAAAATATGGGAAAAAGAAAAAACCAAACCAGTGAGTTCAACCGCCGAATCAACCAACGCATCCTAGCGGAAGCCGGAATCCGACGACTCTCCGCACGGGACATCGCACGGCAACTCGGCAAAAGCCCCAGCTACGTCACCACACGATACAACGAAACCGTCGAATGGCTCCCCGCCGACATCGAAGCACTCGCCCACGCATGGGACATGGAGCCAGAGGAGCTAATCGCTGGACAAAACGGCTACCAGACAAAACCCTCGACCGTGGAACAACAGCTGCAAGACGTACTACGCAGAATCAACACGGGAGACCTCACCTTGGCCGCGAACCACGACCCGAACAAACAGGCGGAAGCGGAAAGCGAGGACGATTGCTGAACCATCCCCCATTGGACGGCAGAAACGTCACACTCGACAGACGTATGAGCTACGAGTGCATGCGACGCGCCGTGGAACTCACCCGACCGGCACCACACATATTCGAAGAGGAACTGCCCGAAAACATCAACGGCGTATACGACGAGTTGACGCACATCATCATCATCGACCCACGGCTGAACGAACGGCAAAAACGATGCACGCTGGCCCACGAACTGCTCCACTGGACGCATGGGGACGCCCGTTGCCAGAGCCAATACGACGACAAGGCCGAAATTCATGTGCGCAAGGAGACCGCGACACTGCTCATCAATCCGTTCGACTACATACAGTCCGAACGAGTGTACGAGGGTGAAGCGTTCCTCGTGGCCGTCGATTTGAACGTGACGGTCGGAGTGTTGGAGGACTACAGGTCGATTCTGGAAGACGCTCCCACATTGGCGGTCGAACCGAAGGGTTGTCCTCAATCCAGTTTTTCAGCGAGTCCGACGCTTTCCGCAGCCTTGCGCCTGCACTCCTGATAGAGCGGGATGATTGCCGTGACGGTCGCCGTGAACTGCTCCCAGTCGGGAGCGTCCTCCGTCTTTCGTCCGGCTGACCCGTCCAGCCATGCGGTGATTGAGGTCTCGTACTCGTGCTGGCGTTCCCTCAGCTTGATAAGACCATTGTTTTCGGCGGCGGCGATATAGGCGTCCACGAACGTTTCGACGGTTTCGTTGTCCTCGTTGCCGTGAATCCTCAAGCCGAGAGTATTGGCCAGTCCATCCACTTCCATGCGGAGCGCTTCGGGGATTCTCTGGCATGTCCGCTGGTTTCGGCGGCTTTTCGCCAATCGCATCGCACGACATGCTTCATCGGCCTTGCTGTCGGAACCATAGCCCATGACCCAGCGGACGGCTTTGATTTGCGCGTTTTCGTAGATGTTGTAGGCGCGGGTCTTCCCTACCTGCCGTCCGTCCTCATAGTAGGATGCGTAGGCGCTTTGGCGGGTGTGCCAGTCGGCGGGCTTCCGGCTTCCCGTCACTTGGATGACTGCTTTTCTGTTTTCGTGGGTGTAGGCGTATTTGTGGTGGAACAGTCCGTCGTTGTCGAATCCGTATTCCGTGACGCAGGTGAGTCCGAAGCCGGTGGTGTCGATGGTTTTCTTGTATTCCGGTGATTTGGGAGTGGTTTTTTCGCCAGACATTTTCTCTCCGTGACTTTCATTTTTTGTGTGAACAATCCCATTATAGTTCCTGACTTAGGAAACCACCGACACAAAAACAAAAAGGGCGGCAAAAAGCCGCCCAAAACCAAGAAAACGTCAGATGTCCACAACCGCGAGAACCGCGACGACAGTCAGAATGACCACCGCCCATCTCAGGTTCCTGCGACTGCACAACTCCCCTAGTCTCGTATCACTATCCAACAGGTCTTCCACTGCGGACACGAGGAACATGAGCGCCAATATGATAGCTCCCACAGCCAATGCGATAAGCACATTCTGTTGCGATAATAGCGACAGCATTTTTTCCAATCTCCTATACGAACGCGGGCTGATTCAGACGGTCTCGCAGACTCAATTCCAAATATTGTTCGTTTAAATCGACGCCGACATACCTACATCCCAGCATCGCAGCCGCCAACCCGGTGGTGCCGGAACCGTTGAACGGGTCGAGCGTCACGCCACCCGGCTTACAACCGGCCTGAATGCATGTGAGGGGAATATCCACCGGGAAAGCCGCAAAATGCGCTCCCGCATACGGGCGGGTCGGCAGCATCCACACGTCGCGTAGGTTTCGTCTGCCGTCCGATGCCACGTATTCCCTACGGTCTCTTCCCAAATCCTCGCGGACGCCACCATATGCGCTTTTGTTGCCGAACGTATGCCGGTGGGCTAAATCCTCGATGGTTTTCTCCGACTGCCGTTGTCTTACGGACTGGTAGTCGTAATAGTATTTTTCGGTTTTGGAGAATAGGAAAATATGCTCGTAGCTTTTGCTTGGACGGTCTTTCACGCTTTCCGGCATGGGGTTCGTCTTCCCCCAAATGATATCCGAGCGCAATATCCAACCGTCATCCTGCAAGGCGAACGCCACTCTCCACGGGATGCCGAGCAGGTTCTTCGCCGGACGGTCTGGACGTTTCCTGCCGTTCGGTTTCTGCACATGTCCGTGCAATCCGATGCTGTTCTCCGACCCGTCGCCGCCGTCCCACAGGTTCGGCGTGGAGTACGTGTCTCCCAAGTTCAGCCAGAATGTGCCGTCATCGGCTAGGATTCGCCTGCATTCGCGGAATACTTTGCTGAGGTCTTCCACATAGTCGCCGGGTGTGGGTTCGCGTCCGATTTCCAGTTCGGAATCCGTGTATTGGCGCAACCCGTAGTACGGCGGACTGGTGACGATGCAATCGACTGTCCCGTCGGGCAAATCGGAAAGCACGGACGACGCGTCGCCCAGATAGAGCGTCAGCGTGTCGTCTTGGAACCAAGGCTTCACGCCGTTTGCTCCAGTCGTTCCAATAGTTCCCGTCCCGCAGGGAGCGGAGTCAGAGCGCCTGTTGCGATGTCGAGGTGAACCAGCTTGTCGTTCAGCAGTTCGACGGCGGCGTTTTCGAAACCGGCCTTGTATGCGTTGGCCGTTCCCTGTCCGGCTTGGCGGAGCAATGTTTCGCTGTTGCGCTCGTATAGTCGGATTGGACGGTCTCCCTCGCCTTGGGCGAGCGTGGATACGAGGCGCATGCCATCCTTGGTGAGGGACGGGGCTGATTGTCCGTTACGTCGGATGAGTCCGGCATCCAGCAGTCGTCTGCCGATGTTGCTTTTGAGGATGTCGGCGGTCAACCGTCCTTTTTCGACGCCGTACAGGATTCTGGTCTCGCCTTCGCTGATACCGGCCATGAGGACGCGGAAACGTTGGGTGGAGGATTGTTCGTCCAATGCTGTTCCTTTCGGAGGTTTATGTTTTTTCTAAGTCTCAGAGGATGGTGACGGGAGTGTCGTTCAGGCAGTCCCAGTATTCGATTCGAGTGACGGGCGATAGTGCCTTGAACGTTTTGACGATGCCTTCATGCATGGTTTTGGCTTGCCAGTATTCCTCACTGGACGATTCTGGATTGTCCATGACCTTGGCGGAGTATTCTTCCATTTCCAACAGGTCGAGCCTACGGAGTCGGGCGGAACCGTTCTCGTCCAGTCCGATGTTCTCCGCCAACCACTCGCGGAGCATCCAACAATCGTTGACGAACAGGAGGATTCGTCCGCTTCTGCCGTCCCATAGCATCTGATAGTTCACAGGACTCCGCCATCCTCGTAGCCGACCGTGTATTTTCCTGTAGTGCCGTGCTGCCCGCAGTTAATCTGCAATCCATCCAAAATGACCATGCGATGCGGGGAAAGTCGCACGTCCTCGCGCATATCCTCCAAACGCATGCCGTCGTTCAGTTTTCGCAAGGTCTGCCAGTAGGCTTCGTCCAACTGCCGCCAGTATTTCAAATGGGAGTCCTTCATTTGACGGAAAAGCAGGAACGCATGCACGTATTGCCCCGTCCAATCCACGTCGTGCATGAGCCGTTCGAGCCGGTTCAACTGCACGGTGACGTCCTCCGGCGCGTGCGATTGGAACAACGTCCAGTATTCGTTCAACGCGTCCCGCAATTCCTGCTGCCGCATGGCACGAATGGGGGTTCCTCTGAACTGCGGACTGTTGGCAAGCCACACGGCCAAATCCCATGTTTCATCCGCGTTCGCGTCGATATTCGGGTACGCGCAGTCGCGGAGGGTTGCCCAACTGTTGCACGCTTTGACGAATCCACGTATTCCCGCAACGGCGTTCAGGCAGGACAGGAGAAGGAACACGATTCTCCACACTCCGGCGAACGTGTTCGAATACGCGAGGAGCCATCCCGCGACGAACATGACTAAAACGTATACGACGCATTGCGGCAGCACTCCCCTGCGGAAGATGGTCTTGAGCACGTCCTGACGGTTCCCGTTGGAGGCCAGAATGCTTCTTTCTGCCATATCGTTCTGGTTGTTCAAGAGGTTAGGGCTTTCGACTCTCTGAGATATTCTTCCGGCTTGAATCGGCTGTTGACTCTGATGACCCAACCGGTGTCGCTGGTTCCGGCTATCTGGTAGCGTTCGCGCTTGCGTATGAGAAGCGGACGTAGATAGTTGTTGAGTCGGAGCTGTCCTACGGTGGGTGGGTCTCCCAGAAGCGTGGGGACGCGTTGGATGCCTTCGGCGGTGTCGAAGTAGAGAAGGATTGGCGTCTCGTCCTTGCAGGAGTCGAGGAATCCTCCTATGGTGTCGAGGTCTCGGCGTGGGCGGGAGCGTTGTTGGGGTTGACTGCCCGCATTGCCTGTTTCGATGGTCAAGAAGAAACCTTCCTTGTTTGCGGCTGGTTCCAGTATAACGCAGTATTTTTAAAACAAGGAAGGTTTCGGAAAAAATATTCCTCAGCCGAGCTTGGATTCGGAATTGTCCATTGGTTGGGTGAGCGGCCTGCCGTCCGCGACCATCTGCTCGATGTCCTCGTAGTCGTCGCACGCCGCCCACAGCCCGAGGTCAGGGCTGAGGTGGTACATGGTTCCCGTCTTCGCGCCTTCGGCGATGTAGAATCCATGACTGCAAGTGTCGAGGATGTTGGTCGGCTGGGGGTCTTGCTCGTAATCGTCGAGGTTCCATGGGTCGCCTTCGGGGAGGAGCACGTAGTCCCCGACTCCTTCGCGCACGTCCCGCAGTCGCCGGTCGTATTCGTCTTGGAGGTCTTGCTCGCGGTCGAGCATGAGGTTGATTTGGTAGTCGATGCTGTTGAAGTAGTCGCTCATTTTCGTCTCCTTGGTTTTGACTTTTCCTTTTTTGCGTGAACGTTTCCAGTATAGCATCATCTTCTGTTTTAGAAAACCGGCAACAGAGAAAGAAAAGGTTCCGCCGCCCCAAAATCCACACACGGGCGACGGAACCGCAAAAACACTCCCGCTAAGGAGTTCCAGCCGAGACCGGGGAAGAAACCAAGATGGCGGAAAACGGCCAAAAAACCGGTCTCAATCAACACATTAACCGACCTCGAACATTCGTCTGGCGAGGAACCGGAAAAACAGGAAAAAATTTTCTTTACCGTTTTTTTGTCGAGGAGGCCGCGTGAAGTCCGGCACCTGAGAATTGCCAACAAAATCAGTTTCCGTCCGCAGCGCACTGTGCGAGGAACGATTTCGTCTCCGCCTTCTCCCACCCGCTCATGGACAGCTTGTACTTGTCTTTGATGTACACGCGTTTCGCCATGTACGAGCATTGGTACGTCTTGTTGGATGGAAGCCACACGCTTGGAGTGCCGTCCTGCCATTTGGTTTTGGAGCCGTTCAACGCCTCGTCCCTCACGAGGTTCACGCCCTGCTGTTTGACGTTGTTCGCCTCGCCTTCGGACGCGACGAGCACTTCCGGGTCGTTCGCGTAGGCGATGCGGTCGCCTTTGCGTGAGTCCTTCCATAGGCCGCTGGCCCAAGCGTCGTTGACGGCGACCACGTGGTCGATTTGGACGGCCATGCTGTCTCCGCCGGTCTTCCTTTGCTTGCCGTTGACGGTCTCGTAGGTGTCGCGTTGGAATCTGATGGTCTTGCCGGTGTACGGGTCTTGCAGGGTTCCGGTGAGTACCTTGCAGTTCTTGTCCATGGTCACGTCGGACATGTCGCGTTTGAGGATGTAGTCTCTCGTGGTGCCGTAGCCGCATAGTTGGCTGCTGTTCTGCCATGTGCCGAAGTCTTTTTTGCGGTCGTAGCCTTTGGTGTGAGGGGCGGCGGTTTCGATGTTGGAGAGCCTGTCGAGCGCCTGTTGCGTGGTGATGGGGCTTAAAGCGCCTTCAGGGACTCCTGTAGAGGCTGTTTGTTCCTGACTTGAGGAATTGTCCCCGTTTGGCGTCTGCGTCGATTCTGAGGGCGTTTCCGTGGCTTCTGGAGTGTTTGTCCGCGTATTGGGGTCGGACGGTTTCGAGGAAGGCTCCTTCAACCCCAGTTTCACATCAGGTTTGACCTTGGAATCCTCCCCCGGCATCAACTGGGACAAGTCATTGATTTCCGGCAGTCCGAAAATCTGCGACATGGGCTTCCACAATCCCAAGTTCACGATGAGCACCATGGCCGTCAACACGACCAGAATGCCGCCAATCAACGAACCGGCGGACATCCCGCCCTTCTTCCTAGCCATAAGCAACCTCCAAAAAATGTTCCGCTTCACAGGTTCAGGATGACGCTGATGGCAAGGCACACGATGAACGCTATCGCGATAATCGCGCCGGTCAGCGGGCCGTTGCTGTTGATGAACTCGGCGAACTTGTCGCCCTCATTGGGCTTGTTGCGTCCTGCCATTTTTCTTCTTCCTTTCGGATTAGTCGTTCGGACCCTCATTGGGGTCTCCGGTGACGGAACCATCGTCTGAATTCTGGGTTGGGCTGTCGCCGTCATCGGATGGCTGGCCGTCGGACGAACCGGAGTCGCCGACACCGTTGGTGGAATCCGACGAACCGGAATCGGACGCCGCATCCTCCTCGTCGTCACTGCCGGACGAGCCAATCAGCGAACGGTCGATGGCATTGTTGAACGCCTTCAACGTGGTCAGACTGCCCTCCGCGCCCCAGTCAACGATTTTCGCGCTGCCACGGGTCGGATTGTGGATAAGAACCGTGACGCTCGTATCCACGTTGCCCACCGACTTGATGTCCGCGCTTGGATTGTTCGCGGCACTCGCGTCAACCTTCTTCTCATAGGGTTTGAACGAGATGCTGACGCTCGCCGCAGCCCATTCGGGATTGTCGGACTTGTTCTTCTTGTCAACGACCTTGCCGTCCTTGGTGCATTGCACCAGCCATTCGACGGACGAGTTCAGATACGAACCCAAGCTTGCTGGCTGGTACACGTGCTCGCTGTTCGGGTCTCCGACAAGTACGGTCAACGCGTTGGGGTCTTTGCCGACGTACGCCTTTGCCCACGCGCCGACCACGGTCGTCAGGCTCGTGTTCTGGTCAAGCTGAACGTACCCGTCGGGACGATACGTGTCGGTGCCGCTGTCCGAAGTGACTGTCTTGGGCAGCACGGTCGGCGTTCCCACCGCAGTAGCCACTCCGTCCGTGACGGCGACAAGCTGGGTGATGTCCCTCGTGCTTCCGTCCGACTTGTCGGTAAGGGACATCTGATGGCTCCAATATTGGGTGACTTCCCCATCGGAACCGTCCGAAGTGGAAGTGCCCACTTCAGTGGCACCGTTCCACCACAGGTTCGCATACCCGTATTGGAACGCGCCATTGTCGTCATCCAACCAACCGTATACGGATTGCAACGCGACCTGCTTGCCGGGCTTGTCGCCGTTAACCTCCTTGAGCTTCGAACTCATATACGAACCCATGTCGGTCAACGTGTTGATTGCACGGACGGAAATCATCGGCGCGACCAGTCCGGTGCAGACGAACAGGACGATGAGAACCTTCCACTTCCGAGTGTTCTTCAACGCCTTCTTCCAAGCGGTGAGTTCTATTTCGTTCTTGCGTTCCTTCTCGTCGGCGAACAGGTCGGTCTCATCGTTCGGATTCTGCCACGCCTTCTGCTGTCCTATCGGCTGATTGCCGTTCTTGTCTTTCTTGTTTCCGAACACAGTCCCGCTCCGAATCCGTTTTTCGTCTGACTTGCATCCTCCAGTCTACCGTTCGTCGGAGGTTGCTTTCACCGTCTTCGAGGTTTTCTGAAACGTGTCTGCCGCCGGTGTCGGCTTCTCTGTTTTTCTTTTTCCGGAACTTTTCTTTTTCTCTCTTCCGTCGAAAGCATTCGGACATGCCTAAACGTTCACGTGACCTGATTTTTTCTAAAGCATTGAGGATACCCTTTAAGCGGGTTTAGGCCTGCCCAAACGTGGAATCTGAAAAATGGTTTTATTCTGATTTTTTGATTTTTTGCTTCTTTTTGAAAAACCTGTTTTTTTAAAAAGAAGGGAATACAAGGGTTATTAATATTTTGTAATCTTTTGTATACCTTTTGCAGGTGTCGGAATCCCTTATGGGAGTAGGCGTTTCAGGTCGAAAGCGTGTCGAAAGTTCCAACTTTCCGTGTCAGAAGTTCCAACTTTCCGTGTCGAAAGTTCCAACTTCTGTGGCAGAAGTGCCCACTTAGCGTGGCAGAAGTTCCAACTTTCCGTGGCAGAAGTTCCAACTTTTTATGCAGGGCGTGCCAGAATTGCCCACCTATAGCGGCACTTTCTCACGCGTGCCCGAAGAGGTTGACTGCAACAGTGGAGAGGTCGGAAGCTCTAACTAGAATCAGAGAAAAGAAAACCCCGCGCTGCGGAACCAGCCGGGGTAACGGTAACCATCAACCTTAAGGAACCATGGTCACATGACCTATGATAGCAAAGACCTCGACAAGTCAAACGCATACCGCTACGCTCCATCCGTGATGTCGAAGCTGAGCTTCCTGCCACAGTCGAAACCTGACTCGCCATCCGTAAGGAAGACGAACGGGAACTCGTCAATCACCATTTCGGCCTCCAACGGGGAATGGGCTTACGGTGCTGCCCCCAGAATGTTCCTCCTCCACATTCGCTCTCTTATCAAGAACGGGAGCGACTGCGTGGACGCGGAACATCACACCGTCTACTTGGATAACACGTACAACTCGTTCTGCAATAGCGTCGGAATTAAATACTCCGGGTCAAACAAGGATAAGGTCATAGAGATGGTCAAGAACCTAGCCACCACTTCCATCGTCCTCAAAAACTGGTCAGCGGACAGATTCATAGCCCGCTCGTTTTTCGTCGCAAACACCGTGGCGCTCAACTATGGGACTGACGAAAAAGAGAAGTCGTTCATAGAGTTCTCTCCTCAAATGTGGGCGCTGCTGACCGAGAACTGCGTGCCACTCAACCCGTCCATCGTCCGCCAGCTGCGCGGCGACGCCCTCTCGTTGGACGTGTACCAGTGGCTCGCGTTTCGCGCCAACTCCACACGCTATGAGACGCACGTAACATGGGAAGCTCTGTTGATGCAGTTCAAGTATGACGGGTATCCGATGCGTGAATTCAAACGCAAGTTCAAGAGGGCGTTGGAGAAGATTCGGCTCGCGTGGCCGGAGCTGAAAGTCGAAATCACGGAAACCGGCGTCATAGTCCGTCCTAGTCTCCCTTCCATCCAGTCGGCTAACGATGATACCGACACGGACACGGGCGTGGCAGATAATGAAGAGCCGATAAACCCGTTCATATCCTGAATGTGTTTAGAGAAACCAATGGGGCGTACGCTCTGTTATGAGTGCCGCCCCATCTGGAAGACTTCGATGAAGTTCTTTTTTGTTCATCCGAATGCTAGTATACCGGAATCTAATCCTTCTGCTCGTACTTGTCGATGAGAGACTGGTCGAAGTGTCCCTGCTGGAAGCAGTAGTCCATCGCGGCGTTCAACAGGACAGCCTGTTTCGTCCCGTATTCGATGCTTCTCATCTTCCATGCACGCCAGTTCTCGACGGTGACGTTGCTTCCGATTCGTTTCTCTTTCGGCGGCTGGTGTGTTTCCGGTTGCATGGCGGCGGTTGGTTCCGGTTGGGCTTGGATTACGTTGGCGACGGCTGGCTGCGGTTGTTGTTGAACGGCTTGTGTCGGCTCCACGTTTTGAGGCATGGATTGTGTGACGACCGGCTGGACGGGCGTCTGCACGGTTGTCGGAATGTTCTGCGATTCCATCGGAGCCTGTGGATGGACCATGACCGTCGGCTCCTGCACCGACCGTCCGGACTGTGGTTCCACAATCGGCGCCGATTGTGGAACCTCCGGCGACTCCAATGGACGCATGTCACGCTTGTCCTGCAAACCCGTGGCGAAAGCGTTGCGTCTGATGTTCTTGACCATGATTGTCTACTGCTCCCCTGCTCCCGTTTTATTCTTCCACCAGATTGATTGCCGTCAGATAGTCGATAAGTTCATGCACGACGCTGGAATACTCCTTGTTGTCGATTTCGGTCGTGCCGTACATGTTCTTGACGGCCTCACGTTCCGTGATGACGGTTTCGAATCGTGCGATGCCTTCCTCGTCGAGTTCGCCGATGCTGTTGCGGGCGAGTTTCGTTCGCGGTTTCACACGGGTCAACAGGACGATGCCGTTTCGTGCCGCCGCATACGTGCGTCCGGCATGGGTCAAATCGGAGATGGACGGCTGGCATGGGATTATCACCACGTCTCCCGCGTTTATCGCCGCCTGTACGACACCGGCGTCGGATGGCGGGGTGTCGATGATGACCCAGCCGGAATATTTTTCACGGATGAGTTCGGGATTGTTGAGGATGGCTTCGTTGGTTTGTATGACGGGGAAACCCAACTCGTATGGTTCCGCGTCCGGATTGTCCTGCCGACGTCTGCGGTTTTCCTGTTCGACATACATTTCCCACATGGTCGCGCCGCCCGTGTTGTCGGAATCCAAGACCGTGACTTGTTCGCCGCGCTTGTGCAACAGTTCGGCCAATGCCATTGCCGTAGTGGTTTTGCCTGAACCGCCCTTGATGATGGCGACGGTGATGATGACCGTATCGTTTTTGATTCTCATGCCTGTGTTCCTTTTTCGGCTTTCGGTGTGGACGAAACCATAGTGGGGGTATGGATTCGTAATCAAGGATAACAACGTGGAACAGTCGGCACGCCGAACCATAAAACCATTTCCATCAACGTTCCGACAAAACGGCGAACCGGCATACAGGCTGAACGGCGAAACAATGATGGTAAAAGGAAGTAGTAATACGGCAGTCTTCCAATCAGAAAAACGGACACGGCATCCAAAAAAACAGCGACGAAAACTACTCAGTCGCCGTGAACACCAACCGGCGCAAAAACTCCATGAACAGCGAGCCGATATCCGGCAATTGAGCCGCGACATCCTTCATCCACTGACGCACCGGCAATCCCATCACCTCCAGCACGCCGGTGATAATCCACACGAACAGCAGGAACGCGCAGATGGTCAACGCTGTCATCAACGCGCGAGTGCTTTTCTGCAAGATGGCGAATACGACGCTGCCAGCGCAAATAATAATCATCAACAGTGTGAGGATTGCGCCAGTCGGCGTGAACACCCATGAGAAGAACACGGTGAGCACGTCGCCCAACGTTCGTCCGGCGGTGTTGGCGGCTTGGTTTCCTACCTCTTCCATTTTCTAATCTCCTTGACAGTTGGAAGGTTTGCGAAAGGGAAACCGGCGTCGAACGCTGCTGAAGATTTTCAAAAAACATTCGACGCCGGATGGTCAAACCGACGTCACTTCATGAACGGCGGCTTGGATGTCGGCTGTCCAAATCCCGTCGATTTCGACGGGATTAAAAACCAGTCACTTCATGAACGGCGGCTTGGATGTCGGCTGTCCTCCGGTTGGCGGTTTCTTCATACGAAGATTGCCTACGACGGGGAAACCTGTCAGGTTTGACGGGTTGGCGTCCACCGGCGGTTTGACGGTCGAAGACGGTGTGGCTGACGGTTGCATTCGAACCGACGGCTGCTGTCTTACCTGAGCTTGTGGCTGCGGTTGAGGCTGCTGTTGCGTCTGACCGGAATCAACCGTGAATTCTCTACTCGGCTGAATCCCATTCGGGTTCATGGCACGTTCCGCACTCGCAGGCATCATATCGCCCGGAAGACCCGTCGTCCTAGTCCACTCCTCCTGCGCCATACGCAAATGCTCCTCTGGGGACTGCTGTACCGGATTCTCACGCATGTGCGCCTGTTGCAGCGCATTGTTCACCGATTCAGGCATTGGAGTCGTGTTTCCGGTCGCGTTCTGCCAAGTGGAGGCGGCGGACACGGCGGCGTCCATTGTTCCGGACGGCAGAGTCTCACCGACAATCTCGCCCGTCTCGGTGTTGTACACCGGCTGGTTGGCGTCCGCTTCAGGTTGGGCGGTCACATTCTCATTGGAGGATTGATTGTTCTGTCGCATGTACGCTTGGACGGAATTATCTACCTCCCCGGAGGAGACGGCCTCTTGGAACGCTTGTTCCGCTTCTTCTTGGGACATGTGCTGATTGTTCGTGAAATCCGCCATCATTCCCTCGCGAACCTGATTGAACGCGGACTGTTCGGTCAACACCGGAGCCTGTCCTTGAGCGTCGGCTGGAACCGATTCAGTTAGAGTGTCCACCGGAATCGTTTCCGTCTGACCGTCAGTCGAGGAAGGCATAGGACTGTCACCATCGGCGGAACCACCGTCACCGGTGCCGGAGAACGGAGACGACAACGGAGTGTCACCATTAGCCATGCCCAACACGTCGCGACGCCACTGGTCACGTTTCTTCATACTGCCGGGAGCGGCGTTCCTGATGTCGCGGATTTTGCCCATCGCGGCTCCCGCACCCACCGCTAGACCATGATGGAGGTTACGGTCGGCGGCCAGCTTCCCGGCGGCGACCAATCCCAACGGTGCGGTAATCGGATTGGAGAACAAAGCTGCGGTGGCGGCGGCCTTAGCAGCTACCTTCGCACCGCGTGCGGCGACATTACGCAAAGGAGCGTTCTTCGCGGCGCGTACGGCGAACGCGAGACCGGCTCCGCCCATTGCGGCACCCGCCCCTGCGACTCTGGCCGCACCTTGAAGCGCACGTCCAGCATTGTTCAGATGATTCATCATCTCCGCCCTACGCTGAACATTGTCGAGAGACATGCCCGGATGACGTTGCGCGATACGATGCGCGAACGCTTCAGTGTTGTCCGCTCCCCTGAACTTGGAGGCGGCGGCGTTCAACCGTTGCCGGAACTTGTCGTGGGACTCTTCCATGTGGAGTCGCGCACCGGCAAGACTTCCCCTCACCGTGTTGGCGTCCATTCTTGCCCACGTCCTGCTCTTGCGTCCATGGGATTGAATCGCTTCGAGTTCGCTCTGACTACGGTTCAGCAGGTTCCTGTCGCCGTTGGACAACGCCTCCTGCTGTGCGCGGCTCATCTTGCTCAGGACGGTCGCGCTCTGACGTGCTCCGCTATGCGCCATGCCAGCGCCGGTACCGTTCGTGGACAAGCGTCCGGCACTATCGCCTCCGTGACGGAAGCCGCCACGCATGGCTTGCATCATACGGTGCTGTCCAATCATGCGCATGCCGGTGCGGATGCCGGAAGCCATGGAGGTTCCTCCCGCCATGCCCATCAGAGCGTTGATACTGAACGGATTACCGCACTTCAACACCTTTGAACAGAACATGCTTATGGACGCCAGTGCCAACAGTGGACTCACTCCCGCAATCAGCTGGTAGGTGAACGAGCCGCTACTGGCGGACGTGAACTTCAACGTCAGACCGCAGATGAACGTGGCGAGAGCGCCCAACGCTCCATACAATGCGCCGACCATACTCAACTGGCATGTGTATGCGGTCCAATTCTTCAACGCCTTCTTCGGCTTCTCGCCTATAGGGAACGCTTGGATGAGGAACGTGACCACGAGGAACAAAGCCATCATTATCAGCATGAGTTTCGTCAGGATGAGGATAAGACTCAACAATCCCCAGACCACAAGATTGACGATGCCGCCAAGGAGACTTCCGCAAGCCCCCAACGTGTCAACGTTGTTGTTCCCGTACATGTAGTCGAGGGTTTTCTTCGCACCGCCCGTGACGGTGGAATCATCCTGAGCGTCACGAAGATTGGCTTCGCTCCAAGTTCCGGAAACGTTCGGCACGTCGAAACGCCAGCCGACCGTTGCGGAATCACCCCAATTGGTGTTGTTCTGCTGGTCTTTGTAACCGCCGTCATCATTCTTGTCGATGTCGGAGCTACGGGCGAAGATTGCGGAATCCTGTTTGAGAATCGTCTGGCAGACCGATGTGGTCTGTTGGATGGTCTCGTTTTCGTTTCCGTTCTGTTTGGCGTCCATCAAACCTGTGCCACCGTTAGTCGGTTTCACATTGTCCAAGTCGTTAATCTTGACACGTACCTTCGTACTGCCGTTCTTGATGTCTTTGGTTCCCGCGTCGCCAAGATTGTTGATGAGAGTGCCCCAGCCGGAACGTGCGTAGATTTCCTGATTGCGTTTCGTCCCGCATGTCTCCCAGAACACTCCCGCACGGCTGAGATACGTCGCATTCTCCCTTTCCAACGGCTTGTCGGTGAAGTAAGGGTGACGGGGGTCAACCCAACCGTCCACGGAGAACAGCCATTTAGCCCTCTGGTCGCTGATGTGCAACGACATGGCCTTGTTGGTCAAATCCTTTTGGATGGTGGTGTTCGTATTGGCTTTCATTTCCAACACGTGGCAGTATCCCTGCCGTGCGTTCTCCGCGATTCGGAACGAGGATGTTCCGGTGGCCTGCGGGTTTCCATACTGCATGGTCACCCACGAGCGAAGAGACGTCTCCTCCCAAATACGGTTGATGGCCTTGGTGATGTTGCTCGTATCCTGATTGCCATGGGACGCGGCCTGTTCGTCATACGCCTGATGCATGTAGTACAGGTAGTCCTGACAGTTGGTTTTGGCTCCGTTTCCGCTATGGTAATAGGCCATCATATTCTTATCGCCGTCGGCCATGCCGTCAAGGTCAAGATTGACCGACAGTTTGTTGATGGTGTTGTTGATGGTCTGCACGACCCACCATGGGCTTCCGGTCGCAGGTTCCGTGGCGTTTCTCCCTGTCTTCGCGGCTCCCGCGCCAAGTATCGTGATTGAAGCGAAGCAGAGAACCATGATGATGATTCGTTTGCTCGCTTCTTTGACGGTGCCGATTTGGAATCCGGCCGCGCCAACCCAAGCGACGATGCCCAGCACTGCGATGGTGGCGGGAATCCCGCCGTCCATCAGACTCGTTACCAGAGTGGCCACTGCGGAGTCAATGTTCGCGCCAGCCTGTTTCATCGGTTCGAACGAAGCGGCGAACTGGCTGATGGACAATGCGGATGACCAGCAGACCTGAGTCAACATCATCAGAACATTGGGAAGAACGACATGCATCTGCGAATTGATGGTCTGCTTGACATTGGAGAACCAGCCCGCGACGTCACTACCACTGTACGGTTCGGTACGTGAAGTGATTTCGCCGACATAGTTTCCCCAACGTCCGGAAGGAAGACAGCTTGCGATGTCCGACGTCGCACCATCCGTCCCACCGTTGGCGCATGTCGCCGTCGTTGTCGAACCGTCGGACGGCGCGGCGAACACGCTGTCAGGTAATACGAACAATGTCATGACCATGCACAACATCAGAATGACGAGCAGGTTCCTTCCACCAGCCCGTCTCACTGGGTCTCGATATTTTGTATTCAACGGATTTCCATTTCCTGAAGGTCGATGATGTTTTCCGGCTGGGTGGAATTCGGATAGAAGACCTGTCCTTCAATCTTGCGGCTCTTCATGTCCTGCAAGGTTCTTTTCCACCGTGTCTGCTGGGTGCGGTCTCGAATGGTTCCCACTGCGAAGAACGGGGCCAACGCGCCGCCCAACAGTACGAAGAACGAGCTGAACATGTATCCAAGCAGCGGAGCGAACATGAGGCAGAGCGCCAAGCCCGCCAATGCTCCGACGATGACGGAGAACACGGTTTTGGAACGCGCTTCGGTGTTCTTCGTTATCTGGAACGTGTTCTTCCGTTCGATTTCCTCCGGGCCGGACACTTCGGTGATGTCGTCCATCGTCAATCTTGGATGCAATGGGCCTTTATATCCTTCGTCTTCCTCGTCGCTCATGATTCAACCCTTTTCGTATGCAAAGCTTGTAAAAGAAAACCGGAGTGGGGACAGAATAGGAAAGGTTCTTTTCATGTATCCACTCCGGCATTACTTCTGCGGACGTCAGATTCCCAGATAGGACTTTCCACTGCCGCCGAGCGCGTCAACGAACCAGTCGAGCAATTTCAGGAGTCCCGGAATGGTGAAGGTCGGGCCTGCAAGGATGAAGCCGACTGCGAGAATGACGAGAACACGACCGACGGTCGGACAGAACATCTGGACCAGTTTGTTCTGACGTCCCAACGCCTTGCAGATACCACCGGCGATAAGACCGAGAGCGAGAATCACTGCCGCAGCAAGACCAATATTGGTCAGCACGGTTCCCGCGCTACTGCTCAAAATAGTGTCGAACATCCTATGATAGGTGTTCTCAAGACTGCTTCCAGCCAAGGTGACGGTTCCACCCATTTTTGAGTTCCCTTTCGTTTTTCCAAACGGAACTCTCCTGCGTTCTTCATCCTATCAACCTACACGGCTGTTTCCATCTATAACGGGGTTTTTAGGATAAAAAAATCCGTCCGGAAGCTAGATGTTCCGAACGGATTCACTTCAACTTGTCAAGCCTGAATCTGACAGCTAGTAGTCCTCATCCACGTCGCCATCACGATAGCCGTCGTCGAAATCATTCACATGGACAAGGAACGTCGGCTGCAACTGCTCCTGAGTGCGCGTTCGCACAGCCGCCGCATAACGCGGAAGGTTCATGACCGCGCCGGAACGCCAACCATCCTCGCCATCATTGTTCGTCAGACGTTTCGCCGTCATGTCGGCTATACGGGGAATCGTCGTATTGTATGTGATGAACGTCGAATAGCCGATGAACGAATCCAACATCGCGTCGGACAACTGGGTCGGATACTGGGTGGCGAACACGAGAAGAAGGCCGAACGAACGACCCTGCTCACGCAATGCGGGCATGATACCGTCATTGCCGTTAGCCAACAAGCTCAACTCGTCGCATACGAGCATCGTCCACTTGCCAGCCTTGTCCCAATCCTTGCAATGTGCGAACACCGTATTCCAGAAACGGTACATGAGCCAGCCGCCGAGAATCTTATCCATACGTTCCGGCAACGAATAACCATTATGCGGTGCGAGCACAATGTGATAATCGCCAGCATGGTCGAGAATGTTCGTCCAAGTCACCTTGCCACGACGTGCCGTGAACATGTGTTCGATGGGGAGGAACTGGTTCACCTTGTTCAACGAGGCGTTCGTCTTGGCGAGAATGTCACGGTCGGAACGAACCGTATGACCAGCCGCGTCCGGACGGCCATACAATTGTTCGGCGGCACGGGCGGCATACGTCATCTCATCGAACATGTAGCCGCTTTTCAATTCCATGCTCAACGCGCGGCACACATGCCCCAACGCTTTGGCGGAACCGGCCTGACCGTCGGAACCGCATAATGCGACGACGGCCCATCCGATTGGACTCAGCTGCATTCGCAACTGTTCCGCACCCGGATAGGATTGTTCGAGCTGATGGCAGCGTTTCACAATCTCGCTTTCCCAATCCTTGTTCGCGGATTCGGGATTGCGTTTGCGTTCCTCCTGCACGTAACGGTCAACCGCCACGCCGATGGTCAACGCTTGGGTGATGATGTTCTGCGAGTCGTTCAGAATGTCGCCGTCGTCGAACGAGTAGCGCATGGTCTTGGCAACGCTCGCCGCAGTCTCCATCGCATTGTTCCCGTCCTTCATGCCAAGCATGTCCAAGCACACACTGTTCGGGTCGGCCAAATAGACGACGCGCTGCGGACTGGTGAAACCGTGGTGTTTGCGGTAACGTTCCAACACGTTCACTCCCGTATCATCCTTCATCCAGAAGTGAATGATACGCGAGTCGCGTCCCCAGATTTTCGGACTGGTGGTCTCGCGTGCGCTGATGGCCCACTGGCTGATGCCGTGCGTGAGCACCGTCTTGCCGGAACCGGCCTCGCCGTTGATTGCGATACCGCCGAACAGTTGCGACGGGTCGAGATAGCAGTCACGTCCGGTATCGTCCTTTCCGAGGAAGATGCCATCATGCGACAATACTTCCGGAACCGGATGTAACTCCTGTTTCATCGCCACTCCCTGAGTGACCGGGGTGAACACGGAGCTTACGATAATCGGAGGAAGAATCAACGTGGTCCTCTGTGCACCGTAAGCGGATACGCGCGACTCCTTCGTTCTGACGCCAAGACGCGTATGGTTGTCGGAATCGTTCGCGCCACGGTCGTTCGCAATCGCATAATATCTGCGCGGAGTCTGGAAAATATCATCCCACAACGTCCAGTTCCTCCAACGGATGAACGCGAATACGAGAAGAGGGATGAGAAGAACCGGAACGAACGTGGGGAGAGGAAGCAGCCCCAACAGAAGGTAAAAAGCGAAGGCGACGGACACTCCCGCAATCTGAGGCCGTGGAAGATAGACGAACGGAATGCATGACAGCAGCATTAGGAGCAGGAACGCTACCAATGTCACGGCAAGCAGTGGAAGAGCCACGCCGAAACCCCAAGCGGAATGAAACAACGGGAACACGCCATCCATCACGTATCCTCTTGCAAGACCGCACACGCTCCAAATCAAAGACAACGCTTCCAACAACATGCCGACGAACAGCAGCCCGAACTTCGGACGGCTCGTATGACTTGACATGTTGGATATGAGCGGACAGATGGTTTGGCCAATCTTCTGCGCAAGCTGCCGGTTACGGGAAGCCTGTCTACAGCCGAAACTCACTCGGGCGCACATCGTGTTGGTTGAAGCGAGTTTGCTTGAATCCTCGACGGTATTGTATTCGTCGCTAATCCAATTGCGGACGCGTATCTGTTCGAAGTATCCCTGATTGCGGAGGGTGACGCTCACGTAACTGTCCGGCGGCATGACCTGCTCGATGCTTGTGCGAATGCCGGAATAGTTCGTCCGCATTTCTTCCATGTCGTTTTTTCGATTCAACCGGGCACGGAACGGGACGAGAGGATGCGCCGCACTGTTCACACCGTCCGGCAACACCGGCTCATCATCGTCTTCGACCAGTTTCGCGTCGAATCCAGCCAACTGTCCGGCGTTGATGATTCCCTCGCCGTCGCCGTAAATGTATTCCTTGACCGGCTCCTCGCCTTTCTTGATGAGGAGCAGTGTGCAACCGTCCAGTTCGGCGGGAATGCTCTCCACTTTCGAACGTTGCTTGTCCGCGTCAAGCTGTTGCAATGTTCTGGTTATCTGATACCAGTTCTGGCCGCTCATGCGCTACCTTCTTTCTGTTAGTCGTCTGTGCTTTGCTGATATAACGGCGCATATGGGAAGCCTTCCGGCTTTTGGAAAGTGGAAAGCCTCTCACGTAACGACAATTGGAGAAGCCACGTCGTCATCCGGACGGTTTTCTCCTTCGACTCCAACGCCCAGCCCAAAGTCACGTAACCGTCGTTCACACTCGAACCATCGTTGATGGTCTCACGCATGATGCGGATGGTTTTGTTCGCAACCCGTCTGGAAGTGTTGAACATTATCGAGTCCAATTGCCAGAGTCGTATTTTCCGTAATGCGGGAACACGTTGCATGTTCGCCATCAGAAACGGAATGACCAAATGCCTGCGTCCCGTCTCGCATAATGTCTGAACCTGTTGCAATGCTCGCGCCCGTTCCAGTCTCGCCGTATCCAACGCTTCTTGTGTCTGTTGAAATGATTCCTCAGTGGAGGCCATCACAATCCTTTCCGATGAAACCGTAGAAGCCGCCACGGTATGCTTCCGGCATCGTCCAACCGGAAACGTCCCAACCCCAATCCTTTTTTATGATGTCCCGTGTCACGTCCCAACCCCATTCGCTGACTTTGCGAACGTCACGGACATGCGGAGTGTATTGCGTCCACTCGTCGGAGAAAATGTTGCGCCGGATTCCGCTCATGTCCGTATATTCACCGAACCTGTCGGTCGGAATTCCATGTTCGAACCATTCATCCCAAACCGCGACTCCCATTCGTTGCGACACGGTCGGATTGCCCACGACCATTTCCGTCATGCCTTGCGTGCGTTGTATCACCGCGTTGAACGATTCGTAACCTTCGTTCGCTTTGGGTATCTGCAACCATACGCAGACGAGGCCGCGACGTTTCATTGGAGAGTAGGCGAGCATCTTCGCCCAGTTCTGCATCTTTCTGTCCAGTTCGCTGTTCGACGTTTGTATTTCGATACCGGCAAGCACGTTGTTGCGGCACAGTGTGACCACGTCGGTTGCGCACGCCTTGCCGACTTTCGACTCGGCAACCGCCTGCGGGTCAACGCTACGGAATTTTCCCCAACCGTCGCCGGAAGAAAACCTGACGCGGGAGTCGCGTGCCAACATCAATCCCGCGTGCGCAGCATAAGTGTTATGCCGAACATGGAAACGATTCCCCGCGTAATAGGAAACCGCCATCGTCTCACGCATCCACTTTTCCATCCCGTACAATTTCATCGCACGGTTGATAAGACGTGGACTGTTCGACGGTGAAAGCCAAACATGATTCACGGTCTGACCGTACAATCGTTCCGCCTGACTGAAACCGACGTTGATGATTCCCAAACGGTTCATCGCACCATACAGGTTCGGTTCGTCACGCTCGAAAGCGGGAGCGCCTTTGATGGAAAGTCCCGCACGCAGTTGGTCAACCGTGCATGTCTTCCAAGTGAACAATGCTCCGAGGATACTCGAAACGAGTTCGCTGTTCGCTTTCACCATTGTCTCCGCGAACAGTTTGTTCGCAACGAACCACGGGTGGGTCTGCGCGAACAATCCGGGATGCTCCATCTCGAACATGTCGTTGCCTTTATACCAGTCGGCAATGCTTCCGGTCTTCCAAAGATTCTCGTCGTTCGGGTCGAAAAGAAAACGGTCATCGAATGTCACTTACGCCCACGACCTTTCTTTCCTTCACTGTTCTTAGCGTTCGGATTGAATCTTCCCGGATTGAAACCACGGTCGGGCAAAGCCCAGTTAAGAATGTTCTCCCTAGCAAAAGCAAGACCGGGGTCATCCCATCTGACATCACCGTTGGCGATATGGTTGCTTGCCTCGACCGTCTGATATTCGGTTCCGAGAAACGTTCCGTATCTCGTATAGTCGAGTCGCCTGTAACCTTGCAATCCGACCGGAACAGTGTCCTTGATGCCGATGAGTTCCTTCGGAAGATGATGTTCCGCCAATGCCGTCAGCAGATTCAACGCGTCTATCTGCGTCTGCCTTCCAGCCTTGACGATAACCAGACAAGGGTCTCCCGATTGAATGTATGGAAGCAGTAAACCGTTGGCGATATTCTCCCTATCATCCAAATCGTCCGCGCTGATTCGGTCAAGGTCGAGCACGACGAAATCCCACAGTCGGCGTGCCGCTTGGATGTACTGACGGTATATCTGCCAGTCCACTCCGATACCGGCTGGAGGTGCGAAACAGATATCGTATGGAACCCCAAGGTCACGTCCTCGATTGGCTCCAACCTGCACCTGCATGCCCGGTCGCCAGTCGGCTATCGTATGCAATGGCTTGTCCTGTCTCGGGTCAAAAAAACTACGTTGGCTGGACTGCCGGATGTTCCCGTCGATGAGTAGAACACGCAATCCGACTTGCGACGCACGGTCTGCCAACTGTCGGCTGGACGTGGTCTTCCCCACTCCTCCGGTGTTGGATGTGATGGGTAGGAGAACCGCAGTCTCCTTCACTTTGTTTTGGAGGATATCGACTACGAGACGCTTGTCCGCAAGCTGGATTCCCCAATAAGTCCGTGCGAAATCAGCCACGCTCATGCGTAACATCTGTTCGCTCATGCCCATGGCTCCGACCGGTATCTGACCGGTGTTGCACCAGTAGACCATGTATCCGGCGTTGGCTATCGGAAGCCAGTTTCCAGCCCTGTCGGTGAAGATGATTCCTTTGAACCCGGAGGGCACCGGATGTCTTACCAGATAGTCGGCCTGTGCTTGAATATTGTCTGCGGCGGGCACCTGCCAACGCATGTTTCCGGCTCTCGTAAGGGCCTTTTTGATGGTTGTGAGAAGCCCTCCGGAGCCGATTATCAGGGAAATCGTTCGTTTTTCCAATAAGACCGCCTCCTGATGGGTCATGTTCCGTTGTTTTCATCGGAACGTTTACGGTTTTGTCCGAGTTCTGGCATTTATAGTTTTTGATATTTAGTTTTTTGTTGGTTCTGCTGTTGCTTTTTCATTGCATTGGCTGTTCCTGTATTGATGTTACCTTGTTTTGATTGTTGTTGACCCTGTTGGTGTGACTATTGACCTTTTTGTTGTCTGGCTGACCGTGTGGGGTGTTGTAGTGATTGTGATGTGGTTGCTGTCGTACCGGTTCTTTCTTCTTTGGGTTTGACACTGTCTTATGTGGTGCGGCTTCTGCTGTTTGCGTGTTTCTGCTGTCGCGTTTTTTGTAGTCTGTTCTTCTATTTTTCTCTGTGTGGGCTTTTGTCTGTTGCGTCCTGTTGTCTTATGGTGGCTGGTTGCTCTGCGTTTGGTTCTTTAGTTACGTTGTGACCTGATTTACGGCATGGATTATTCTTCTTGTTCTGTCGTTGTTCTCTATTTTCGGTTCTTTCGTACTGGTGTTCTTTCTTGATTGTGTTGCTGTGTCTTCTTTTCTTCTGATGTGGTCTCTTCTTTCTGTCTGGTTTTATTCTTTTGTTTCTTCTTTTTCTTGGTTCTTCTTTTTGATGGCATAGGGTTCTTGGATTTTTGTTTTTTGGAGTGGTTTCTTCTCTCTTTTTTTGAAGTCCGCTGTTCATGCTGGCCACCGGCGCGGCGGACGGCTTTGGCCTGTTCTTCTTCAGGTGACGCTCTAATCGTCGTTCCTGTTTTCCTTTCCCGTCATTGGACTCTTTTTTCTTGGTTACGTTTTTCGGATGGAACCTACCGGCTCGGGCGGGAGGGCTGTTTCCTGTTTTCTCTGTTTTGGAATGGCGGAATCAGTTACACTCGTAAATTGAAAATACAGAACACCTCGTTCTGACTGCTAACAGCCTGTCTGACCGGAGTGTTCGCTGGCTGACGAAAGAAGGTATGATGCCAGACTTCACCAATTGGGGTTTCAACAACAACCAACAGTCGGAGCAGGACAACGGTTATGGTTCCGGCAATTATTTCGAACCGGAACAGCCTGAGTCCGGGCTTGTTCAGGACGGCGTGGATTCCGCCGCTGAGACTCCGACTCCAGCCGACGATGAGTCTGTTGGCACGACTGACGAGCCGACCGAAACGGGAGACAAGCCGAAAGGCAAATCCAAGGTTCGTGCAAACCGTAAGCCTCGTGAAAAAACCATGCCGCATATCGAGGAACAGTTCGGAAAGAAACTCATTCCTCTCATCAAATCGTTGGATGATGAACGTGTGATTGCTCTCGCCAAGGCGTTGACCGACACGAAGAAAAGCACTCCGGAAGCCGTGTTGGATGCGTTGACCGAGCCGAAGAACCAACGTCGAATCTCTGATTTCACGTCCGCCTTAGAGGGTTTGACCACCGCCGAGCCGGGCATGATTGCAGCGGAGGTGACGCTTGTGTTCGCACAGGGCAAGGATATGACGAACCTGCTGTTCTCCGTGTTGAACGCGGTCGCTCCGGAGAAGAATTTCGGACGTCCGGTTGACGACCAGTCTCCTATCGGAATGCGTAAGAACCTGAGCAAGATTGTCGATAACTGGGGTGACGGAGTTGACCTTTCCGTCATTGACGAGCTGAAAATCTAAGTTTCCAACTCCAACATCATTGAGGGGAGCCGACCGTGATGGCCGACTCCCCTCTCTTGCATTCAAGACCGGTTTTTACGGCGTAAACGTACCGCATCTTCGGACGAGTACACGCCGAACGGGCTGATGGTCACACTGTATTTCGTCATCCGGTACGTCCACTCGGTCTGACTGTCGTTCAACTCTTTGAACCTCTTCAACAGGCTTTGCGCGGAAAGGCTCTGGCTGCTCGCCGGAAGCAATGATGGAAGGTCCTCACGTTCGATGATGAGACGATGGTTTTCCGGACAATACAATGCGGACAACACGAGCAAGTCTATACCGATGGCGCTTCCCGCGTTCGGATACAGGCACTTCAGCGGGAGCTGGCGGACGTTTCTTGTCATCATGCGGACGAACTGCTCCGTGAATGTGATTCTACGATGTTCGACTGTCAGGAAATCCGGGCTGATGTCCGTATGCGACACGGGAATTATCTTATTCCCATCCATGTCGGTGAACTGTATTTCGGTGAGCATGAGCAGCCGGTCACGTACCGTGGTTCGTCCGTCGCCGCCACTGTTCAACCCGCATTTGTTCGCCAGATAGAAGAAGTCCTCTCCGATGGTGAGGGTTCTGGTTTCCGCATTCCATTCACGGCTAGGAGTGTTGACGAGCGTGGTGATGATGATGCTTAACAGACGTGGGGCTCGTCCCGAGAACGTCTGCTTGTCTTTCGCACGGTATGGGGCGAACAGTGGGTATGATTCCGCTGTGACGTATCCGATGTCGTAGCCGAGTATCGTATGATAATCGACTTTCAGGGTTTCCAACCCGTAGGTTCCTTCGTTCATGGTGTCTCCTTAATGATGTGGACGGAGTGTGGTTTCCGTCGATAAGACAATCATACCCCCACGTTAAGGTTGGAAGATGAAAAAAGCCGGTGGTCAATATCAACCACCGGACTAAAAATCCTAGATTTTCCTCCTATCCGCCTTTTAAGCAGACGTGTCGTCCACGTCAGGTTTTTTATCCTCCGAAACAGGTCTGCACGAATTTCGACCCGACTTGCCGGACGCCCTGCGTTCCAATCGAAGCTGGTAGCGGATACGCTCCAACGTCTTGGACGTGTCCGTTATATTGCCCTTGCGGGCTTCACGAATCCACAACTGGCAGCCACGGTCAAGCATGGCAATGTCCGATAGTTTCGGTTGCCTGTCAGAACGTTTCAACGACTTCGACGGTATTTGTTTTCGTTGTTGTCCATCGTCTTGCATTCCACCCGCCTTTCCTGTTCGTCGGCGTGGGCGTTTTGACGATTCGCCCACTTTTTCACAGGTTTGGAATCTCCTTTTTCAAAGAGTCAAAAGCTTTGAGAAGCGTTTCCGTGGGAATGGTCTCCGACCCGGAAATCAAAGCGTTACGAGCCAAACCGTCTACGGTTTGGACAAGCAGGGATGGGCTGACGCCGGACATGTCGAAATCGGCTGGGACGTCAGATTTGACGTTCAGTTCCTTAAGACGACGGACGACGATAATCCTTGAGGCGGGCTTGTCCGTCATGTTCAACCGGATTCTCACGTCGAACCGTCGCCATGCGGCACGGTCAATGAGACTGTTCATGTTGGTCGCGCAGACGAGCACGCAATCGTCGGGCAGTGAGTCGATTCTTTGCAACATGAGATTGGTTGCGCGGCGCATCTCCGCCACATCCTGAACGTTGTCTCTACGGGCGAGAAGCATGTCGCATTCGTCAATGAAAAGAAGCCGACGTTCCGCGTGGAGCCGGTCGAACACCAATGCGATGTTGTCCAAGGTCTTGCCGAGCTGACTGCTTATCACACGGTCAGCACGAAGAACGATGCCGGGCAATCCGAGACGTTCGGCGAGTATGGATGCGAACGTGGTCTTGCCCGTGCCGGGCGCTCCGGTAAGGATGATTTTGTTCCGTGGGGCGAGATTGTGCGAAACCAATACGTCGGAATGGCAGTGCTCCTCCACGAGTCCATCCAGCGTCTCCTCTATGGTCTTGTCCCATACCGGCTTGTGTGTTCCATCCAATACCGGCAGCGGTTCGGTCAGCCCGTCCACCGGGGTCAGGTTCGGATTGGATGACTGTCCTTTCGCCTGTTCCAGCTCGGCGAGCCGACGCAGCCTGTCAGCGGAGGCGGATGATTTTCCGTTCTCGTAGGAGTCGGCCAATAATCTGATTTGCCGTGCGAATCTCAGATGGTCTTCGTCGCATGCGGCTTTGACCAGACGCAGCATCTCTGTTTTGTTCAATATGTTCCACCTTTCGGGAATTGGCTCACATGCCATCGTGGAAAACCGTGGGGTCACTGGTAGAAAGACTTGTTGTACGCGATAATGGCTACGACCGAGACAGTCAACACCAACAGTGAAATCACGGTCATCAGCCGATAGTTGAACAGGTCGGAACGGGACTTCTCATCAGGCATACGGCTCATGCGCCCAAGGGAAAGACGAGCGTAATGGACCATTGCGGACAAGCTTAGAATGGACAGCAGTATGAGAAGCAGTGACACTTGGGAACGCTCGTCGGACAACACTATTCATCCTTGCGAATCCACCGGTCGGGATGGTCTAGATACGGGTAGAGTTCAGGAATTCTCTTTACCGCTTCGCTGACCCAACCGTTGCGGCAGATGCGTTCCAAATAGTCCAACGGCTTGCGTTGGAGGTATTTCGATTTTGCCTCTCGGGTCTTTCCGATGGCTTCCACGGCTTTCGCGTTGGCCTGTTCGGATGTGATTAGTCCACTGTCTTTGCTGGCGGAAATGGCAGTCAACTGTCTTCTGAGCCGACTGACTGCCTCCATGTCGTTAGCGTACGGTCGTGCTGGAGTGGAAGTCCTGCCCTTATTCTCTTTGTTGGACTCGTTCTCGCTCAACCCTTTTGCTTCCTTTTCTTCTTGCGATGTCCTCGATGCTTGTTCCACTGTTCAAGAGAATCCAAGTCGGGGTATACGATTTTCATTTCATCCGCCGCTTCACGAATCCAGCCGTTGCGGCAGAGTTTGCAGAGACGAACCATTGGGCCGCTTGTCGCTTTCGGCATTCCTCCGTTTGCTGTCACCACGGCTTCGACCGCCAGATTGTTGGCTTCGTCGTAGGGAATTGACCCTTCGTTTTTCCCGTCCGCTATCTCGCAAAGCCGTTCTCGTAGTTGGAAAAGCTTCCTTGTTTTTTCCAATGTTGGATGGTATGTCTGTATCGGCTCCGGCATTGTTCTCCCGTGGGTCTCCTCTTGGTTGCGCTCACAGTCCGGCTTGCTGAATACGTCCCAGCCAGTACTTGCGGTCGGCGGACGCATACGTTTCGTTGATGGTGGAGGCGAGTTCCTGATAGCGGATGGTCAAATCTGGCTGGTATCGTGCCGTCGCCGGTGGAACGACCGTGGTCATCGAACCATGGTTGAACAGCAGGACGTCACGGTCTGCGCTTTCGTGTTCGAGCTTGCTGTCGATTCCTTCGAGCCACTGTCGGGTTTCGTCGTCGTTAGGCAGTCTGCCCTCGCCAATCATTCGGCTTATCGTGTCTTTGAGGTCGAGCAGCGCGTCCTGCATGCGCTCGTTTTTTTCTAGGAGTCGGTCGAGTTCGGTTTTCGGTTTCTGTTCCGTTTTGGTTTCGGTTTCCATGCGTGTTGCCTTTTTTCTGTGTGATGACATGCCTGTGCCCCAGTCTTTTTCAGGCTGGGGTATTCTGTTTTGTTAGGCGTCCAATCCGTTGAGGAAGTGGGCGAGCAGGGCGGCTGAGCTGAGTAGGAATGTGATGCTGGTGATTGCCATGACCACGTGTCCGTAATCCTGTCTCCACATGAGGAATGCGCTGACGATTGTGATGAGTGTCAATGTCAGGTTGATGTTGTTTTCCGTCTGCTTGCTCATGGTTTCTTCTTTTTTCCCGGCGTGGCTGGGAGTGTGTGGCTCCCTTTTTTTGTGGACGATTCCAGTATAACAAAGAGTATTGCCATACGCAAGCCCGGAACCTCGCGACCTTCCGCCGTTTGCATACCCCCACATAATGTGTTAAGCTGGACGCGCCCACATACAAACCAGTCAACAGGACAAGGAAAAAGACGCAGACAATGAGCGTAAGTGAATACTGCAACGGCAATACAAACACCCTGCAAGCCATCGACAACGAGTCCGACAACAAGCTCACCATCATCCAATCCACCGCCTTCGGCAAGGAACTCATGTTCACTACCGTCGGAGACGGAACCGCGTCCAGCGTCATCGTCAACAACGCGGAAGACCTCCGGAAAATCAGAGACTACATGGACGAAAGCCTTCGCTGGATGGAAGACTGAACATTGGACGAAGACACCTGCACCATCCGCATCTACGACGACGGGCAACCCACGGTATTCGTCAACGGCCACCTCATACACGGGCGGATGCCCGACAAAGACGAACGTCCCCTATACGTTCTGACAGTCCCGAAGACAAGACTCGTCACCGGTCTCGCGCCAACGATTCCGGACTTGGATTGCACGACAGTCCTCCCCTTGGAATCCTTCGCGGAATGGCTCGCCAACGGAGACGTGGGATTCAGCTCCCTCGCCATCGTCCAACGACTTACCGGCATCACCATGACTGCGAACGGCGTACGGAAAAACGGATGTGAGGATACGCCGAAAGACCCCGGCGACATACGCCGGATACTGAGAATGTTCGACATGGTGCCCGCCGCCCGAGCGTATCTGAGCCTCATGAGCGACGTGTCAGCCGACTGGGAAACCATCGTCAGACATTGGGGTGAAATCGAAGAACAGTATCGGCAGGAGGAACACAATCCCTCCGGTTGCGCTCCGAAAACCTACCGGATGCTGAAACACTTGAAAGAAATTGGATGACTGCCGTATTTATATTTCCTTCTACTCATCAAGGCATAGGACAAATGGCGTGAGGGAACGACGGTGAAACTCCTCAGATTCCCGCCAACCGAACAATTCCCCGACGCAATCTAAAAGAAAGGAACCGTCAGAAATGGCCGAAAAGACCAAACCAAGCCTATCGAAAAAACTCTCCTCCAAGGAAGCATTGGAGTTGGCGAAACGACCGGAAGTCGAAGAAGTGCTCAACACCCGTCGCGGCTGGTGGATTATCTTCACCACCGAATTCCAAGACGAAGTGACCCTCCGATACCTGCGGGGAGAGAAACCTTCCATCATTTTCCGCAGCCACAATCTCGGACCGGAAATCCTCGGATACAAACGCATCGAACGTTGCATCTACCATTGGGCTAGCCACCCATGCGACAGTCGGGCAAGCCGATTGGAGGAGGAACACCGATGCTACGCGGAGTTGAGAAAACATCGGAAGCATATCGCGGATAAGGGGAATTCCGACAAGTGAGCGACACCACTCCAATCCATAAGGACATGCCCGAACAGGTCGTGCTCGGAGCCATGCTCCAAGACCCTGAGACCTTGGACAAGGTCATCGGACAGTTGTCCGAACATGATTTCTACCAGCCGAACCATCAGGAAATCTTCTGCAACATCAAGGAACTGGCAGCCGAAAACAATCGTGTGGACGCGCAAATGCTGTCCTCGCACATGATGGACAACGGCAAGTTGGAACAGGTCGGCGGCATCGACTACATAGCCCAGCTTGTGAGCGCCGCACCATCCACAAGCAACAGCGGCTATTTCGTCAAACAGGTCAGGGACGCGGCAATCCTACGCCGTATCAACATCGTCGGACAACAATTGCAGCAGATGAGCGGCGTAACCGACGCTTCAGCCGAAGACGTGCTCCGCAAATCCTTGGAGGCCGCGTTCGCCTTGGAGGACGCAAGCCGGAACGAAGACGACGAACTGAAGACCGCATACCGGTTGTCCGACGAAATGCTCCAACAGTTGGACGACATGCAACGGCATCCGAACGACTTCGGAACACCCACCGGCTTCCGCAATATCGACGCTTTGACGCATGGGCTGCAAGCCGGACAGATGGTCATTGTCGCCGGACGTCCGGGCATGGGCAAAAGCACGCTCGGCATGGACTTCGCCCGCAACGCCGCACTGCACAACAACCTACCCACCGTGATATTCAGTCTGGAAATGGGCGGACACGAACTCATGCAACGCATGTTCGCCGCAGAAACAGGCATCCGGCTCGCATCCTTCCAACACCCCGAACACTTGAACCGGAACGATTGGGACAAGCTCAACAACCTCTGCCATCACGTCGAACACGCACCATTGTGGATTGACGATTCCGCCATCATCAACATGAGCACCATCCGAGCGAAATGCCGCGCCCTGAACCGCAAGGTCAACGGGCTGAAACTCGTCGTCATCGACTACCTGCAACTCATGACTTCAGGCAAAAACGTCGAGAACCGCCAGCAGGAAGTGTCGAACTTCTCCCGCCAATGCAAGATGCTCGCCAAGGAACTGCAATGCCCCGTGGTCGTGCTCTCCCAGTTGAACCGCAACTCGGAACAACGCGCCGACAAAAGACCGGAACTGTCCGACCTGCGCGAATCCGGCTCCATCGAACAGGACGCGGACATGGTGTTCCTCGTGCATCGTCCCGAATACTACGACCGTGAGGAACGTCCGGGCGAGGCCGACGTGATTCTCGCCAAGCATCGCAACGGTCCGACCGACACGTTCAACCTCGCATTCATGGGCGAATGCTCCAAGTTCGCGGACATGGCCGCAGACTTCGGAGCTGAAATCTGAAAACAAGTTTTGTTATAGTGGGTTCGCCCACAAAAAGAGAAAGGAAAAACATGCCGACAGCACTCATCATCGGCGCGGTAGTGGCAGTACTTGTCGTACTTCTCGCAACCGCAAGCTACAAGGTCTGCCCCGCCAACAAGGTCATGGTCATCACCGGTCCCGGCGGAAGACGCTTCGTCTCAGGCGGAAGCGCGTTCATCATCCCGTTTATCATGCGCGTGGACTGGCTGAGCTTGGGCGCGGTGCAATCCCTGCTGTCAACCGATACGGCGATTCCCACCAAGGACGCCATCCTCATCGACGTGAACGCCGTGGCGAACTTCCAGATAGCGTCGGAAACCACGACCGTGGACGAGAACGGCAAACAAGTCAAAGCATTGGAGAACGCCGCCAAGAACTATCTCAACCAGTCCAAGGAGCGCATGGAGAAGGACGTCACTCAGGTGCTCCTCGGCAAGCTTCGCGAGGTCATCGGCAAGACCGAGCTGAAGGAACTGATGGAGAACAGGGACACATTCGCCGAAACCGTGGCCGAATCCGCGCGTGTGGACATGGAACGGCTCGGACTGCAATTGACCACGTTCAACATTCAGGACTTCACCGACCGGCAAAGCGTCATCGCCAACATGGGCGCGGAGATGGCGGCGGAAATCAGCCGAAACGCGAAACTCGCGTCCATCAACGCGGAACAGGATGTGGCCGTCCGCCAGAACCAGCTTGACCTGAAGCGTGCGGAACTCCAGTCCATCGCCGACAAGGCTCAGGCCGAGGCAGACGCGGTGAAGGGCATCACCAGCGCCGAACAGTCCAAGACCCTCAAGGTCAAGGAGCAGGAGGCTGAAATCGCCGCCGCCGAGAAGAGGGCCGTGCTCGAACAGAAGAACGCTGAAATCGAAGAGCAAAAACTGAACGCGACCATCCGCAAGAAGGCCGACGCCGACCGTTACGCCGCCGAACAGCAGGCCGACGCGCAAATGTATACAACCCAAAAACACGCCGACGCGGAACTGTACCTACGCCAGCAGGAGGCTCAGGCCATCCAATCCACAGCCGACGCGGACGCGCACGCGACCGAGGTCAAAGGCAAGGCCGAGGGTTCCGCCGCACAGGCGAAGGGTGTTGGCGAAGCCGAGGCAATCCGCGCTCAAGGACAAGCCTACAATGCGATGAACAACACGTACATCCTCGCCCAACAGTACATTCAGGTTCTCCCCGACATGGTTCGAGCCGCTGCCGAACCGCTCACCAAGGTTGACCACATCACCATGTACGGCGACGGAAACAGCACGAAGCTTGTGGGCGACACGGTGAACAGTGTGAGCCAGTTGAGCGAAGGCTTGTCGCAATCCTTGGGCATTGACCTGAAAGCGTTGCTGAACGGCGTCGTCGCCGGACATGCCGCCGGAAAGTCCATGCGGGACGCCGAGTAGCCCGTTCGTCTGTTTTCGTATCGGAAGAAGTGAACCATGGGCTTGGGTTTTCTGTCGGGTCGCCGTCTGGTCAGGGCTTATGACGGTAGGCTCACGTTCAGACAGGCCGCCGACCAAACCTTGAGGCGCGTCGAGGAACACTCGAAGGCATTGAGCAAAGGCTTCAGCGCGTTCCGCGACGTATGACAGGCGGATGTGAGCGGACCGAACCTTGAATCCATACGCGCCGCCCGTCTGAACGCGGGTCTGAGTCAACGCGCCGCCGCGTGCGCGTCAAACGTGTCCGCCTGTACGGGGAGGCTGTGGAACATGCGATTCCACGGCCTCCCCTCTTGTCAATTCTTGGCAGTATTCCAATCTTCGACTATGTTGTCCCGCATCTGCAAGTATGCACCATGCTCCCGCAGATAGTCGCGCAAGTATGGCATCTTGAACGCGACCTCGCCATAGCCGACCGGTTCAATCAAATCGTTCTCAATCAGCTTCGTCCGATACACGTTGGCGAACTGCGGGGAACGGTTCAACCGTCTGGCAATCTCACCCGTGTTGGACACCGTATCGTCAACCGACATGGCGAGCAGATAGTTGACCGCATGCGAAGGCAGACCATGCAACGCCGGAGCGTGCACCATGTCACCCAGTTTCGCTTGGGCTTTTTCGATTCCCTGAACCGCATCCTCCTCCGTCACTCGGCTTTCATGACCGTTGATGTCGGAGACGCGCCAAACCCAATAACCGACCAGTTGAATCATGAACGGATATCCGTGGGTGGCGTTCGTCAACCGTATCAGGGTTTCCATTCCCGTTTTCTTCTCGCCGCCGAAGGATTCCTCGAACGCCTGCAACACCTTTTCCTTGGGGACGGAACCCAAATGGTATCGTTCCGCCCGTTGGAGGAACGTGATGGCGTTGTCCGACAGTACGTCGTTCACGGCGGACGGCAGTCCGGCGAATACGAAGGCGATGTTCCGTCCTTCGCGGATGAGGTGTTGCACGGCGGTAGACAATGCCCTGATTTCGTCTATGGAACCGGACTGCACTTCGTCTAATGTGATGAGGATTCCCTGCTTGGATTCGTTCATCTTGTCGAGACGATTACCGACCGCTTGGCGTAGTGTCAAGGAACGTTCCTCGTTGCGTTCGAGTTCGATTCTCCCCAAGCTCAGTTCGAGGTTTCCGACGCTTCCCGTTAATCCGACTTTGGGCATGTCGTAGGCGGATATGCGGGTGGTGTCCTTGCCGGTGAGCGCGTCCACGAGTCTTCGGGTGAAGCCTTTGTCGGCGCTTTCGTTGTAGACCAGCCAACCATGTTCACGGGCGTGTGCTCCCAACGTGTCCAGCATGACGGTTTTCCCGACCCCTCTTGCTCCGGTGAGGAATGTCAGCCGTCCGGGGCTTCCCACGCCGTCCTTCAGTGCGTAGTCGAAGTCCTCGATGATTTCCTCCCGTCCGACGAGGACAGGTGGGATGCGTCCTGCCGTGGGTTTGAATGGGTTGGTCATGCCGGTCGGCTCCTTCTCGTTTTACAATAATTAAAATAATTATAATGCTTTAAAATCTCGCTTGGTGGGAAGCTGATTTGATGTTCTCCTACATTCTAGTTATACTGGAATCGTTCACACAAAACATGCTTGGAAAACAAAGGGAACAAAAATGATTAAGACCATCACCAACCTCAAAATCACCACATCCCACAACCTCTTCGACCAAAACGACACAATCGAATACCTCACCATCGACTACTTGGACGAAGACGGCAACCAGAAACAAATCAAAAACCTCCCCCATGAAGAGGATGCCGGAATCTACGACGTCAAAACCGACTCTTGGGAAGACATACTCGAAGACTGGCGTCTCACAAAACCCGCCTACATATCATCCTCAGACAAAGGCTGGGAACTGCTCGAAAGCTATCTCCAACACCTCACCAACACCCAATCTCAAGAATTGGAGGACCGCCAGAACAAACTGTACGAAGCGGACAAGGTGGCGGATATTCTGCGCAACATCAGCCGTCTCAGCGACGTCGGCAAAGCCGCTTTCGAGGAAATGCTGAACGTTGATTCCGAAAACGTGCGGGACGTGTACGCAAAACAGTGGAACCGCATTACGTCGCATCGTTCAGGCAACGGGGAAGACTGAGAAAAAGGAGGAAGCATGAGCGTCAAGTTCAACGGATTCGACTACATCAGCGACAACGACGGCATGGGCATTCATGTCGTCGCGGGAGCCGACGACATCTGGTTGCCGGTCGATGACCGTGAGCGCGTGAGGTTCGCACTCGCCGTGCTGGACGGGTTGGAACCCAAGGAGCTGGACGAGGTCGCCTGTCAGTTCGCCTTGGAGAGGAGACGCGGACATGGTTCGCTGTGACGCCAAAGGGGCCGTGCTGCGAAGCGACGGCGAACACGAGTTTGTGGATTCCGGTTGCGAATACCGGTATTAACGAAAGAAAGCACGACGATGAGAACCAAAGCCAAGGAACTGCCAGCCATCCTCACCATCGCAGACACGATGGCCTACCTCTCCTGCTCACGACAGCACATATACGACCTGCTGAAGGCCGGTCGCATCCGCACCTACAAAATCGGACGACGCCGGTACATCGACGCCGATTCGCTCGCCCACCTGTTCTGGAGTTGACGCGATGCCGAACGTGAACCGTGTGGTCATGTTGCCCGCCGAACTGTACCGGCAGACCATGCAGTATGCCGAGCGACATGAAGTCTCGTGGAACGATGCAGTCCGATTGTTGGTCGAACAGGCGCTCGGAGAAGATGGGGGTGAAGACTTGTAGCCAGTATGTTCCGTGCTTGTTGTGGAGTTGGAACTTTATGTATGCTATACTGGAAATGTCCACATAAAACAGGCGGAGCCAACCAAGGAGAACGAATGAACGACACCAAAACCTACTACCAGCCAATCTTCCACGATAACGGCACCATCAGCGTGGTCGCCGGAGACAACACCTACGACCACGCCTACGCAGACAGGCCCATGAACGAAACTATCGTGGAAACCTCCCACAGCAAGCCCAATCCAATCAACTGGAAGCACGTCGTATCCAACTGCGACGAACGTTGGAACCTCATCAAGGGCGACGCATGCTTGGCGGTTCTGAGCGGCAATTGGGACGTTTTCGAAAGCCGTCACGAAAACAGAATCATGCTCGTCACCCGCAAGGGAACCCGAATCCTCTGACCCACACCAAAAAGCTCGGGGAGAAGTGGCATCCAGACCACTTCTCCCCTCTCTCATATCCGAAAAAAGAAAGAAAATAAATATGAAGGAACGGAATATCTTACTGGAAAACGACCTCATGATGTTAGGTCAGAAACCAATGGACGAACCCGACTCGTCCACCACCATCGAACTGCAAGAAATCGTAAAGAAAACGGAACGAAAAATGCTGAACCCACCGGCACCACCATTGAAATTCGAACCGAAAACAGCAGACAAGTCCACCGAAAACACCGACGAAACCGCCAGCAAGACGAGCAAGAAACCCGCTCCAACGGTAAACGAAACCGCTCCGAAAGCCTACAAGCCCGCCACACGAAAAACCAACAAAACCGCACCTCCGACACCAGTCCCCGCCAATCCGTACGCGCCCGTCGAATACGACTGCAACGGCAAATGGCGTCAACTGTTGACGGGAGTCGCCGTCATCGGAATTCTCGTGGCGGCAATCGCATTGCTGGTGGGAGCCAAAACATGTTGGCGGTTCATCGCCGTAGGCGCATTGACCGCATTCGCCATGCTCCCGCTCTACGGCTGGTTCGACGAACTCGAACGGGACATGGCGGTCAAGGCAGTCGAAAAGGATTACGGGATTCGTATTCTGCAAACAAACGGAGGCAATGGACTCGCGGAAGTGCATTACATGTTCCAGCAGAATCCAACCGTCGAAGCCGGTATGGTCTCCTATGGTCATGGCTTGGCATGGTTGCGGAGCGCGGGCGGCAAGAAGATTGTCGGACGAAAGCAGCAGGTGGAAAGGTGATGTCCAGCACGGTCAAGGCCGCACGTTTTCCCGCGTTCTTTTTCAACGGCGTGCGGCAAGGGCTTAAAACCGCGCTTATGCCGCACGCTTGCATATCCGACCCGTTGCCTCCCATGCCGACCGTACGCGATTGGCTTCAAGCCCACGGCGGCACCGGCATGGACACGGACGCATTCGACCGGTGCGAGAGCGAATGGTATGAACTGCTGGAGCTGCGCGAACGGCAGATGAACGTGTTTTTGGCTGGCTTGTTCGTGGGCACGCTGGTGTATGCGATTGCGGCGCTTGCATTGCTGGCGCTTATTGGCTGGTTGTTGTATTCGTTGGTTCCGTTTGATGGTTTCGGACGTTTTGTCGATTGGGTTCGGGGTTGAGCGTTTCTCTATTCTGTGCTATATTGGAATTGTTCACACAAAAGAGTCGTTCTCACACACAGGAGAAAAAATGCATAACACCTACAAGGAAACCCTCACAGTCTGGCCTGTCAACGACGCAACCGGACTGCACCTCTTCAGCACTCCGGAAGCCGCCGAAACCTACGCGGACGAACATCAAGGCGACATGTTGGAGCCAATGCCCGTCATGTCAGCCCGAACCGTCTGGCATTGCGTGGGATTGAGGTTCATTGGTCGAACCTTCGACTGGAACACCTACACCGTCGAGGAACTCGGATACTCCACAAAGGAACGTCCGGCCACCGCCACTCGTCCTTCTGTTCGGGTCTTTCCTCTAAATGGCGAGGACTTCGTGTTGGAAGTGTGCGCCGAAACCGAAGAAAAAGCTCACGAATTGGCTGCGTTCCTTGGTGATTCGGTGGTTCGTTGGGTTGCTAAGGAGGGGAAGCAGAAGCCATCCTTGAGCCATCGTCTTGAGCTTGCCTTAAAGAATTACGTTGAGGGTCGTGTCTGATTTCCTTTTCTCTGCATTTTTGTGCTATACTGGAATTGTTCACACAAAAACAGAAAACCAAAAGGAATGAAAATGAGCGACAACATCAACTGGAACGAAACCGCAATCTGCGACTTCCTCCGCTTCGAACACAAACCAGAACTCCAAGCGGCATACGATGACAGGAACCTCACCAAACTCGCCAACGCCGGACTGGTACAACGCAACGAAGAAAGACACATGTGGACGCTCACCCAAAAAGGAGAAAAGAAACTAGCCGACATCAGACAGCATTTCAACTCCGGCAAACTCTCCGAACTCCCGCTCACGCTCCGAAACTACTACTTCGACTGGGGCGAATACGAGATTCACAACCTGCCGGTCAACGCACTTTACCAAGTGGCCCTGCAAGACAAGAGCGCGGAGATTCGCAGAAAAACCGCGGAACTGCTCGACAAGTACGACAAGCTCGACAAGGAAACATCGAACGCCCTATCCCACGACAAGGATTGGGAGGTTCGTTATATCGCGGCAAAGAAAGCCGACGTCCACAACTTCTTCAAGGAGGATGACGTGCGCGTGGTCAAAAACGTCATCCGCAACCATGACATCGATAAGGAATGCTTGTCCCACTGGCTGGAAAGCCCCTACAGTGGGATTCGCGTACAAGCGGCCCTCTTGTCCGATGACAGCGAGGTGGACGAAGTGTTCGAACGACTCGAACCGCCAGACGTGGCCCATGTGCTGGACGTTAAACCTCGGTGGGCGACCCGTGAAATCATTATGAAAGCGTGGGAGGCGGCCGACGAGTCGGAGCGTTGCGAACTGGTTGAGAATATGAGAGACATGCCGGATTCTTTCATCAATCAGGCGTTTAAGGGCGAAGCTCGATGGACTCTTCGTCTGCGTATGGAGGATTATCGCAAGGCAGTTCGTCAAGTGTTGGAGTTGGGTGCGATGTTCTCCGAGGACAGTGAGATTCGCCGGAAGATTTGGGAGCGTGCCAAGCGCGAGATTTAGCTAAGTGGAGTGTGTGCCGTTTTGGGATGTCTTCATTCATGTGGTATACTGGAATTGTTCACACAAAAACATAAGAAAAGGACAAAACCGAAATGTTCACCGCAACCGAATTCACCACCGGCGCGAAGGTCATCGTCAACCCAATCGCCATCCACCGCCCGAACGCCGCACATGAGATGCTTCTTATCGCTGACAGCAACACCGGCAATGGTCTGTGGTTCGACCCCAACGACTGCGAATGGTACATTAACCTGCAAGGCGACAGCAACCTCATGTATGACGCTGAAGTAATCGAGGGCGTGTACGGTGCGGACGAAAACCGAATGGGAAGCCGCGGCAAACGCGAGGCTTGCCGCATATGGTTTCCAGTTAGGCGAATTTGACGAAGCGGCTGGAGACCGATGGGAGCTGGTAGAAGCGTGATATTCTCCCCCGCCTCATGAGAGGCGGGGGCTTCCTGCTCAAGAAAAGGGGTAACAATGCGAAAAGCGACATTCGTTAGAAAATACCACGGGCACGGATACGACACCCATATGGTCTATCTTGTCTACAGCTATCGCGGGCACGAATACACGGTGTATGAGAACCTAGCCCAAGGCAACGAGCCCCTCGCGTGGCAACACCGCAATGAGCAAAGCCAAATAGACCAGTTGATAGAGCAGGAAGAGGAAGAAAAGAACGCGAAGCAGAAGCCAAGCCGTTATGAGGACACCGCGCAATATGCCTTCGACCAGTTTTATAACTTTCTCGATGGTGAACCGTCGGACTTTGACCAATAGTGGGGAAAATTTCCAAGTCGTGTGGATGCTTTTTGCATTTGCGCGGCTTTTTGTTTTTTTTTTGCGCTTTTGCGCTTTCTTTCAAATATGATATACTGGAATCGTTCACACAAATATGAGAGAAAGAGCCAAAATGAACGAGTATTTCGCACGATTCGGCGCAGCAGACTACAACATCTTCCACAATGGCAATGCCTCCTATGTCATGTTGCGTGTCGTGGACGAGGACATGACCTACTTCGCCTTGTTCGAGCACATCGAGGGGCATGACGGCGTTGGCTGTAGGATGTTCAATTCTCCGACTGAGGTGGTTTTGGATGACGCCGTTGACGAGACGTGCTCCGACGAGCAGCTTGCCGACTTTGTTGGACAGTCTGACACCGCTTTCGTCCACAACATCAATATCCGTAGGATTCTGTATCGCTCCGGCTTTCTGAACTAAAAGCATGGGAATACGCCCGCAGGAAAACCGTGTGGGTGTATTCCTTTTTTCTTATGGGCGGGGATTGCGTCTTCTTTTTTGGTTTGCGTTGTGCTTTACCCCAACTTGTGTTATATTGGAATTGTTCACACAAACAAGGTCGAGAAAACCAAGGAGCACACAACATGTACGTAATCCACTACATCGGCGGCGCAATAAACGTCAAGAAAATGCCCAAAGCCCAAGCAGTCGAATACGCAAAACAAATCAACGACAACCCCACAGGCGTATTCCCCGAAAGAGTGAAACTCGCACAAAGCGCCGAAGCCCGCGACATCATGCAAAAAAGGCTCTTCGCCCAAAGCATCTTCCACCGCCACAGCGACGTGTACGGCATGAGCATGAGCGAACTGGTCAACACAGTCAACGAATACTGCTGCTGACCGCGCTGGCACCTCCCGTATGCGACCGAAAGAAACAATGAAATGGCAGACAAGCAACACAGGGAACGAATCGAAGAACTGCGCAAGGAAATCGAAACCGGCGTAAAGGAGCTGCGAAACTCCGGTACTTGGCAGCGCTACCTCGACTTCATGGGACGTTTCCACCAATACAGCTGGAACAACATCCTGCTAATGCTAATGCAATCGAACGGCAACTCGTCGCTGGTCGCCGGATTCCGCCAATGGCAGACACGCGGGCGCGTCGTGCGCAAAGGCGAACACGGCATGAAAATCTTCGGCTTCAGCACCAGAACCGTCAAAGACGAAGACGGCAACCCACAGCTAGACGAGAACGGCGACCCTATCCAAAAAGTCTGGTATCCCATCTTGACGGTGTTCGACGTATCCCAGACCGACCCCATCGATAAGGAGACCGACCCCATCGAACAGATGAAGCCGTCCGAACTTGAAGGCGCAGACGCACTCGGCCTCGTCGGGCACATGATCGCTTGGCTCGAATCCAAACATTGGCGGGTGGGACACGAGCCGATGGGAAGGGACGTCAAAGGCTATACCACGATGGACGGAAGCAGACGAATCATGCTCAACGAGAAGAATAGTCCGAGGCAGGACGCCAAGACCATCCTGCATGAAACGGCACACATGCTTCTCCATCAGGGTTTGCCGGAAGGCGAATATGGTCGGCATCGCGGCATCTATGAGACCGAGGCGGAAAGCGTCGCGTACGTGGTGGCCAAATACATGGGAATGGACACCGGCGAGTATTCCATCCGATATGTGGCGGGTTGGAGCGATGCTGACCCCAAGCTTGTACGTTCCACTGCCGAGCATGTCCGTAAGGCCGCTGATGAAATCATCAACGCGTTGCATGGCTGAAACCGTCCACCGGCGTCTCACGGGTTCTCCAAGGGGCTGTCCTTTGGCGGACGCTGCCACGAAGTGTCCGCCAGCAAAAATTCTCGGCTGGGGTCAAGTAGGGCGTGTGCTGTTTTTAGGTTTGTCATTTATATGATATACTGGGATTGTCCACACAAACAAGGGTTCGCCCCATACAGAACAAGGAAAAAGAATGTACTTGAAAATCAACGAAGACACCTACCGGAAACTCATCGACAAGCTCTCCGAAATCCCATACGTGACCGGAGCGCACGCCACTCACGCCATCTTCGGAGATGGAATCGAAGTCGCATTCCAATGCCCATACATGGGCAAGATGTTCGAATACTACCTTGTGGCAGACTCGCAACGCAACGGCAAACGTTCCTACCGTTGGAGTGGAGGAGTATACACGGTTTCGGTCGAGCATTGGATTTTCGACGACGGGGAATACACTCCCGTGGATTTGCCGTCGCATAAGCTGGAATCGTTGGACGTTGACGGACTGTATGACGCGATTGTCGAAGACTTGAACAAGGCGCGAAAAGAATTGTAGGAGCTTGTAAGCTCTAAACACATGTCGGCGGACTTTCCCTGTTGGAGAGTCTGCCGACCAAACGTCGAAAGTGGAACCTTGCACATTCATACCGTCTCCGAACAGGAGATTGAAAAGAACCTACCGGAACTGCCCCCTCATATGGAGGATGGTTTCAGCCTAAAACAGTTGGAAATCCTGCATGACTATGCGGTGGAAGCATTCACAGCCGGAATCGCATACGCAAACAAGCACTCCAAAGGAGCCAATCGATGAATGGGAAACCGTGGGTCATTTCCATCCCACCGTTCAAATGTCCGGACAATTTGACCGGAATCCCCGACTATTACATTCAAGCGTGGGAAAAATACGTGGGCAAAGTCCAACCGGAAGGAGGGAACCGAGAGGATTGGATTGAACTCTGCGCCCGTCTTTACTGGGGCACCCGCAATCTAGGAGATGACGCCATCGTCCGTATTTGCGACAGGGATGACGTCAACCCCCGCGACCTGATTGGACTCCCCCACTTCGGTCCGGTGTTGAGAATGCCAAGCATCGACCAGATTGGCGACCCTTCCAAAGCGGACATGTACGCCATCAATCCGAACGTGCGTATGCTCATGCACCGTAAGACACGACTCAGTTCGGTTCACGAGGATGATGTCAGTCAAGCGTTCAATTCCCTTATCGGCGAAGGGGTATCCGACTTCTTCGTCAAATACACGCACCGGAGCAAACGACTGCCGAACCTGAAACTGTCCGGCACCGACGTTGACCAGCTCGCCCAGCAGGTACATGACTGGGGCGAATGGGCGTTCATCATGGCGGACGACGACCCGAACGCACTGCTTATCCAACAGTATGCGGACATCCGATACGAATACCGCATGTTCATGGTAGGCGACCAGCCCGTATGCGGCGCTGGCAATATTGGCATGAAAACCCCTATCGACAACATGCATACAAGATTCGACCCTCAAGTACAGGAGCATCGTGATGACGGTACGGTGGATAATGTCGTAGTCAAACCTGAATTGGTTGAACGGTATCGCGAGTTCGCGGTAAGAGCCGGACGCATGCTCTCACACTGCGGCTACGCCGCGTATGTCCTCGACCTGTGTCTTATTGATGATGAGGTTTCCATTGTCGAATTGAACGGCATGATGAACGCCGGACTGTTCGCATTGAACATGAACGACTTGACCATCGCTTTAAGGCTTAACTGGGAGCAATGCGTTCCGCCCGTTCTGGCTTCCCCCACCGACTCCATTCGTAGGAGGAAGCCAAGGGAAGAAAGGAGATGATAGTTTGCTTGGCGGACGAATACGATTCGACGACCACCCGACTCGCGCTGTGTTCGACACCGTGGAACTTCCCACGAACGGTTCCTACGCGCTCTACCGCGTGTACCTGCGTTCTTGGCAACGACACTCCTGCCGACCGGAAGCGGAGAATGCTCCCATGTTCGACGCGATATGTCCGAAGGGATGGTGCCGGTGGATGGTGCACATGAGCATCCTGAACTATCTGGATGGGATAGGCCGGTTGGGGTGGCCTAAAACAGGCGGAGTCGTTTGGCAACATAGGACAATCGACCCCTATGCTTGCCAACTTTCCGCTGGCTCCCGTATCCCGATGGTTGATTTTCGCGCGGACGCATCGAGTTTCAGGTGAGCAAACGTCAAATCCATCTGGAAACAAGCAGGAATCAACGAAAAGAAAACAAAATGAAACTCACATACCCCATCATCATCATCCCCGACCATGAAAACCTCGGCACTTACGCCGTTGAAATCCCCGACCTCCCCGGATGTACTACCGGAGGCAACAGCCTAGCCGAAGCGTTATCCATGGCCGAAGACGCGGCCAGCGGATGGGTTCTTACCGAACTAGAGGCGGGCAATCCGGCACCCAAAGCCAGCGACATGCGTTCCATCAAAACTGATGAACCAGATGCAATGGTCAGTATCATCATGCTTGACGTCAACGACCGCAATGATGAGCATTGCGGCTTGTCCCCGTCCGGCAGTGCCAGTGAACGGCTGTAACCGTTCTCCTACCTTTAATTGACGGAACATCATAGGGTGGTTGACTACACCCTTACGCCGTCAGTCATGCTGGCGGCGTACTGCGAGTTCAAAAGGTCGTAGCCTTTGTGTCGCAGGTTCATCGCGGCTATCCGGTCGTCGTTGGACCGGTATCCGCAGTTGCGGCAGACATACAGGTGGCGTTTCTTGTCACGGTTGGCTTTGCAGATTTTCCCGCATTTCGGGCAGGTCTGGCTTGTGTAGGCCGGGTCAACGAACACGACTTTCTGACCGTTGCGTTTCGCCTTGTATTCGACCATCTGCCGGAATTGGTGGAAACTCCAACTGACCTGAACATACCTGTCCTTGACCTTGACCTGTTCGGTCGCATTGCGGATTCCCGTAAGGTCTTCGAGAACGAACATCGTATCCCTGTCGTAATGGTTGACGAGTGCCTTAGACGCCTGATGGTTCACATCGGTCATCCAACGGTTTTCTCTGTCGCCTATGGTTTTGAGTCGTCTGCGGGCGCTTCGGGTGCCGCGTTTCTGCAACTGTTGACGGAGCCGCTTGTATTTGCCGCGCTTGCTTTTCACCTCCCCTCCATGTTGGAAGACGGTGGTTTCGCCGTCATAACTGGTGGCGAGCATTCGGATGCCCAAGTCCACGCCCACTATGTTTTTGGGGCTTGGGGTTGGGTCGGGAACCGGTAGGATGATGGGAATATGCAGGTACCATTTGCCTCGTTTCGATATCAGTCGGGCGGTACCGAAACGTGCCGTACGGTATTCGTCTGGTATTCCCTTCCATTGGGCTTTGACCTTGATTCTCCCGTCCATGACGGGAAGGCTGAACATTCCGGTCTTGGACGAATAGGAGTAGTCACGGTTCCACAACAGGTCAACACCAGCGGACGAGTATTCGGGTTTGACGGAATAGCACGCCGTCCCTCTTCCTTTGGGCTTGCCTTCGTTTCGGCGTTCCATGCGCGAGTGAATTGCCTTGTAGGACGCGATGACCCGCCGTATCGAAGATTGGGTCATCTGGGCCAACAGTCCGTATTTGTCGCGTAGCGGGTGATAGACAGCCTCGTTGATTTTCCTCTGGCTGAGGGTGTGGTGTTCTCCAATCCAATCGGATACTTCGTTGCAGCAGGAGGTGTAATTGTCACATAGGCGGTTGAGGGCTTCGGACTCGTGTTTGTTGGTCGTGAGCTTGACTTTCATGGTCAATGCGAGTTCCACCATATGCTTCACCTCCAATAAAAAACATTGTATCATAATGTTAGTGGAAAGGAAAGGCATTCACCCACGACCACAAGGGTCGTGGTACCCTGCCCAAAAAATCATGGACGCCTACGCCGCCAAATATGGTAAAAAAGCCGTGCGTAAGAACGTCAAGCATAGAACAAAATAGGAAAAACGTATGTCCAGCAAACAGAATATTCCGCGATTCTCAATCGAAGGCGTCACCTATACGAAACACCACAACAATGCGGCATTATCCATGCGTCCATTGGACGATGCGACCATGAGAGAACTGGGGTTCACCGACCGTCGGAAAGGATACTGGTATCTCTGCCGACGCGTATCAATCGACTCCGACGTAACCCTGAATGTGCGAATCGCCAAGGATGGGCACGACTGGCAGATAGACGTGTTGGACGAATGTTTCTGCCAACCCTACGACTACCAGTATTTGCTTAGTGTCAATCCGACCTTGGATTATGCGAACAACGTGGCCGACGAATGTGAGAAATGGTATCGCAGACTGTCCGAATGGGGACTGCTGTCCGGCTGGCATGAAGGCATGTACGTCTAAGACGTAGAGAAAAACAGAAAGGAAGACAAGAAAAGTGAGCATTCTCACCGAGGAACTGGAAGAACGCTATCCCATCGAGGAAGGCGAATGCATCACGCTCACGCGCGAACAGCTCGCCTTGCAGTTGCGCCGAGCATACAAGGCTGGTGCGACCCGCGATTTCAGGCGTACGGCGCACGGGAATTCGGAACTGTTGAAGGTGTGCAGTATTTTGCAGGAGTCCCGCTTGCTGTCCGATGGAACGGATGTCGAGGACGTGGTGAGAACCGTGTTGGACGGTCGGCTCGAAACCATCACGGCTTAAGTGTTATAATGGAGGTGTCCACACATCTTTCCTTGCAGAGGAGACCGCCGTTGAGTTGGGATAAACGCCAAAGCCGAGACCCCAGAAGAATCGACCCACTGGAAACACCGCTCTACGATTACGTGGTCGTGGACACCGAAACCACCGGATTCAAACCATCGGACGGTGCCAAACTCATTGAAATCGGAGCCGTGAAAATCCACGGAGGAAAACTCGTGGACAGGTACGAACAATTAATCGACCCGCACCAGCATATCCCCGAACGCATCACCTCCCTCACCGGAATCAACGACAACATGGTTTACGGTCAGCCCGACGTAAGTCAGGCGATATGCGAATTCGACCGTTGGCTTGGTCCGAGAACCATCATCATGGCCCACAACGCGACCTTCGACCTGAGTTTCTTGGACGCGGCCATGAAAACCGTGAACGGTGGCATGTTCTTCTTCCCCCACCGGTTCGTGGACACGTTGGAAATGAGCCGGAAAATCCATCCTGAAAAACCGAGCCACAAGGTGTCCGTGCTTATACGCGATTACGGTATAGGCGACGTGGAGGAGCATCGCGCCTTGTCTGACGCGACTCAGGAGAACATGCTGTACGAGGCCATGCGCAGAGAGGAATTTGGCCGCTAAATGGGATACGAGGACATGTTCAGTCCCGAATGCAGGGACTATCTGAAATCACGCAAGCCGTCGCAACGGGAGCGGGAAATAGTGAAGCTTGAGAAACAGGCCGACAACAAGCACGACATGTATGGCGACAAAAGCCTCTATGAGGTTTCCGGAGAGGTTGCTGCCATCTACGAAAGCCAGAAGGCGTTGCGGTTGCGGCTGGACAGCATCGAGGAAAAACTGGACAGACTGTTGGGAACCAGAGAGGAACAGCTGTGAAAAATCTGCTCACCTGCCCCTGTTGCGGTGGAACCCCGAAATTCAGATATCAGGCCAAAACCGAAATACACGGAATGTGGGACGGGTCTCCGGTCTACCGGCCTAAAGGCTGGGAATACTCCCATCTATGTCCGGCTGAACGCGATTTGCAGACGGCTGGAGGAAACGGATTCGCAACACTGCACGAGGCGGAACGCGACTGGCAGTACAAGGTGGGAAGCTTCCTGCGGAACCCGATGAACAGTTTCCACCCATTCATCGAAACCGGCGCTGAACTACTGACCGAATTGGATGATTGTCTCGTCGGAGAACGATTGCACCTTGGAGACAAAGTAACATTAAGTCGGCGTTCCATGACTGTTCGTGGTGTTGTGCAGTTCATCCAACGGACTTCCGTCGGACAAATCAGTATCATTCTCCGCGACACGGATACCATCAAGTTCGTGATTTACACACCGGTCAGAGAGCGCCGAAAGTACATGTTCTCTTATCATGTCGAAAGGCGGTTTCATTGGATAAAAAGCCGAAAGGCTCCTCTGCGACGCATACCATCGTGGACGACTAGCGGAGGTTAACGAACATAATCAGGACGCGGCTATGTCCCTTATCGATAACGGGTATGCCGACTATTGGCGTACTCTGTTGGGACACGAGGCCATCAGGCTGACCGACCATGGGCTTGGTGCCGCACGGAGGTTGGAGTCGGATTACTGAGTTCTTAGCGTTTTCCAAATCTCTATTGTTATAGTGGAACAGTGGGCACAATACCGTGCTCGCTGTTTTTCTTTTTTAGGAGAAGTCGGAATGCCCCAGCACGACGATAAGCACCACAAGAACAAGAAAATCGTGGTCATCGAGAAGGTGCGCGACAAATATGGTTCCGTCATCGCTTTGAAGGTCGTTCTGTATCGTCGGCATGATACTGAGAATGGGAAGGTTTGGGATATGAAGCGTTCTCATACGTTCAGTGCGGCTTTCAGTCGTCGTGCTTGTAGGGAACAGGCGAAGACGTTGGCTCGTCAGTGGGCTGATAAGTATGGTGCGAAGGTTGTGAAGAGGGGGTAGTTGTCCTCTTTGAGAGTTTATGTTATACTGGGGGCGTTCACATAAGGCCCAGTTGAAAAAAAGGAGAACACCATGCAGAACATCAACCTCTACAGACTGATGTCAAAACTGTCCGCCCGACCCGAAGTCAGGACCGCTGACATCGTGAGCTGGGAAGGCACCATCAAAACGGTCATGCGCAACGGCACGGTCGTCGCCATCGGCGTGCAGGACGAATATCCGGCGGTCGCACTGTACACCATATACGCCTCCGACGAGGACTACCGAAACAAGGAGCCTCTGACCGAAGGCTTGCACTACGACTTCGAAGAAGACCACGACTACAAGGACGGCGTGGAAGCCATCATCAAAGAGGCGTACTGACCCATGGATACCATCATCTTCGTTAAAGACCGCAACTGGCCCGGCGCAAACAGCCGCATCTATGAGATTCCCTCAGCTGATTTAGGCTTGAAGGCGATGACCAGCTGGAGCAGGATAGAGGATATGCAGGCCGCCGGATATTCGCTTCCCGGCGAAGCATTGCAAAACCGGTATTTCGCACTGTCCAACCGTGACGACGCCACTCAAGCCGAATGGGATGAATTCATAGACGCCCTTTGGAATGTCGTGCATTCCATGACCCCGGAAGCGCTGGCCGACTGGTTCATCCAACTGAACGACCCCGTGACCGTCAAAGCGCACTACTGGGTTCACGACGGCGTCGAATACTTGGATGCCGCGCACACCCTGCCAAGAGACGAGGCGTCGCGATGATTGACCTGACGAACTGGGCGGCGGGTCATAAGGGAGGCATCGACGGCATTCTGGCATTTCTGGTATTGGCCATGGGAAGCATGTGTGCAGTCGCCGTGGTAATGCGGTTGTGCTCTCGCCTCTGGCGTCTCATGCGACACCGTTCGGGAGAGGCCCTCAAACCCCTGCTTGAGGACGAGAGCTTCGTCTTCGAGCTGTGGGGCGCAATATTCCTCTGCACGGTCGCCACGTTGACACCGAATGTCTTCGCCCCGTTCACCACCCCGCAGACCACGTTCACCGGACAGGTCGCGAAACAGGCTGGATTGAGGGCGCTGTCATGCCCGACGTTGGACGATTCCGACCGTATGCCCCGTCAGGACAGGTACGAGTGCGAATACGTGGACGACAAAGGGCGTGCACACGACATGAGCCTGCTCGTCGCATCCGGCGGCAAGGTATGGCTCTACGACCATCAAGGCAAACCGTTGAAGGTGGAGAAATGACCGGTTTTATTGCCGTCGATATGCTGGCTGAAATCAGCAAGGCCCTCGAATGTGAAAACGACTGGACTCAACTGAAGGACGGCGTGCTGGAATGCCGACTGCGAGACCAGTATGACGGTGAGCACACCGGACTCGCCCGCGTCACCGTGAATAAGGCGGGCAAGGTGTCCGTTATGGCATGGTCGGACAATCCGTATGAATACGCGACCATGCCCGACCCCGACTGGATGCATGACTACGATTCAGCCGACCCGGAGGCCATCGCAGAAGACATTTGGAACCGTTGCCCGTACTGCGGGCGGGAATCCGACAGGTGCGTGTGCGAACGTTGCGCGGGCTGCGGTGCTCTTCTGGACTGGGGCAACAGGGCGGGCGGCGGCTACGGCTACTGCGAATACTGCCATTAGAGAAAAAGGAGAAACGAAAATGTTGAAAATCGAGAAGACGCTGAAAGAACTGCGTGACCTCCAAAACACCTTGCTTGACCTCGGAATCGAAATGTCTATCAAGGATGCGGATGACGAAACGAAAAACGATTACGAGGATGCGGCGATGACCATTGACATATTTGAGCCGTGTCGTTGTTTCGCATGGGTCGGCATGGACGGCGTGATTCATATGAGGTGGAATTCGTATCCCGATGCCTTCGCGTGGTTTCGGATGAACCTGCTTTTGGACCTCGCTCGCGGCTACATGCTGAAAGCGGACAACATCACGAAATCCTGGACGCACCTTCGCAGGAATCTCGACGGTCAGGATGCCGAGATGCCTCTCCCCGACAAGCTGGCCGGAAGGAAAGCAGAATACGAGAATGCGGCAAACCGACTGCGCGACCTCATCAAAGCCGACCCGATTGCAATGGATTTATCCCCTTACGAATGCGAACGCCTTGAAAGGTTCCTCCGCGACCCGCAGAAGGAACGTCTTCTGGAGTATGACCCGGACGACCCGTTTTACAGGAACATGTTCAACAGGAGCTTGATTGACCGCGACGGGCTGACCGAACTGGGACGGAAGGCCATGGAACATTACATTGAGTCGGTCTGACCGTCACGTCCATAGTCGGACAATCCGCGCGAATACGCGGCCTCCCGTTCGCTGAGGGCCTGTTCTCGTTCACGCGCGGGGCTGGACTGGACGTGGCCTTCACTGTCGAATCGGCTGTGGATTCGGGGACGCATGGCTCCAACAAGAACCTCAAGGAGCAGGAGCCGACCATGAACATTCCCCGCAAGTCCACGGAAGAGAAAGCCGATGAGCGCCAAACCACGCCGCAACCACGGAATCAAGCTTGACGAACACGGCAACGAAATCATTCACGATGACAGAACACAGGAAGAGGAATCATGAGGATAAGCGATGGCACGGAGACAATGGAGGTCTCCGTAAAGGAATACGGAGACCACTCCGACAAGGAAATCACCGACCGGGCTCTGCCTCAACTGGTCGATTGGGCGGAAACCCCCGGTATCGTAAGAAATGTGCGACGAACATCGCATCGCCTGATGGAACTCTTTGCGAACGATGGGGCGGACGCCCGCACGATTCTCGGACACACCCCTTATGGAATGAAGCTGGGACTCAGTATCCGCCTGCACGCACCCGACATTCAGGACGACGAACGCGGCCTGCCGGACGACATCGGGCTGACGCGATACATGCGCGTCGGCAAGCCAAGCCCGGGCGTCATCGTGGAGACCGAGCTTTATCGCTTGGGAAACGTCCTTCGAGGCCGCAATCTGAGTGGACTCGACCTGCGATACCTCGACTTTTCCGGAGTGGACCTTTGCGACGTGAACATGTCAGGAGCCGATTTGAGAGGTTCTTTGATCGACTCGGGCACACCTCTCGGCCGCACCGTATTCAACAACGCAGACATGCGTCGCATGAGGTTCGTCGGAAGGCTGGATCCACGCCGTCCCGTCTATCTGGAGGACGCCGACCTGCGAGAAGCCGATTTCAGCCGTGCCAACGTAAGCTGGTTCCAGTTCAACGGTTCCGACATGTCGGGCGCGATACTGCGAAACGCCGTCTTCGAATGCACGAACATGGAGGGCGTGAACCTTGCCGGGGCCGATGCGACCGGAGCCAGTCTGGGCGACATTGACCTGCGGGAGGCGAATCTGACCGGCGCGGCGATGGACAGGGCTTTCTTGGACAGGACGGTGATGGCCGATGCGACCGTAGGCAGGACGAGCGTTCACGGGCTTCGCATCCGCAGGGGCAATGTCCGTCGAGTGGACTTCGGACAAGCCCACGGGGCGGGGAGCATGTTCTTCGAGAACACGAAGACAAAGGGGAGCATGCTTCCCGGAAGGTTCGTCAACCATTATTATGACGCCAGTCTCATAGCCCGGGGGAACGGCTGGAGGCTGAACTACCGCAACAACGGCCTCGACTGTGTGCTTACCTTCGACTGGCGCAACGGATGCCCCGACCCCCGCACGCTTGGCCACACGCCGGAATGGGCGGACATGGACTACCGCGACAGGGTTGAGGAAATCCGCTTCGTGCCGGGTTCCAAGGCACCGGAGGACATGAGTGCCTTCTTCGAGGACATGTTCGCCCTGCGCCGGGTGGACTTCACGAATCTGGACATGTCGAAGACCGTCAGTCTGGCATGGATGTTCAACAATTCGGGCTTCAGGGACGTTGAAATCGTCAACCTGAAGGCCCCGAACGCAAAGGACTGCGAGCGTCTGTTCCGACTTGGCCCCGACGTGACGAGCCTGAAGGTGCCCGGATTGGACGTGAGCGGCGCGGAGGTCGCCCGCGAGATGTTCGCCTCGTGGAATCGGATTGCCGAACTGGACCTATCGGAACTGCGGCTGCCGCAGGCCAGGGACATCAACCGCATGTTCATGTGCTGCGAGCGGCTTCGCAGACTGGACATCTCCAATCTGGAGCTTCCCCCCGACGTGGAGATGGACAACAGGGGGCCGGCCATGTTCTCCGACTGCGTCTCCCTTGAGCACGTGGACATGCCAACGAAGGGTGCGCTGGCCGACCGGTACGGGGAGACGATGAAACGGTTCAACGCGGGCGACCGCGGCGTGTTGGAGGCACGGCCGTATCCGCGTGTCACCGTACTCGCCCTGTAAAAGCGCTCGGACGCACGCCGATATGACAATTGACCACGGGGACGCATCTGACGAACGGAAAGGAGAATAAGGAATGACTGAAAGACCGTTCATCGTCATCGACTTGGACAACACCTTCGTCGACTACACGACCGCGTTCAAGGAATGCCTGACCCAAATGGGCTACGACGGCTACGCTGACGCGCCCGACCCGTCGGACTATTCCTTCGCATGTGACGACTGGTTCGAAGACGAGGACACGTTCTTCCCATTGCACCAGCGTGCCGTGGAACTCGGCCTGTATCTGCGCGAACGCCCCTACGCGGGCGCGTTGGACGTGGTATCCGATGTGGCGCGGCGATACTCCGTCCTGTTCGCCACCAGCCGCGAGCGGGATGAGACGGACAGTCTGCGGTGGCTGCACGCCTACGGGTTGGACGCGACCCCGAACTGGAATCTCGACCTTTGGCGCGACACGTATCCCGAAACGTTCGAGTGGACCATAAGGGATTCCTGCCGCCGTGATGGAAGCGGAATCCGCTTCTGCCACATCTGGGATAAGACGTTTCTGGACGCCGACCTGACCGTCGAGGACAATCCGCATACGCTCGACTGGCTTATGGACAAAGGGTTGCGCGTGCTGGTCAAACGGCACGCCTACAACCTGCCCCAATGCGAACGCGCCGAACAATCCGGCTTGGGGTTGTCATTCGACGATTGGACGCAGGTGCCCGCATTGGCGAAACGACTAGTGGAGGAGAACGCGAAGTGAATCTTGCACCATGCCCGTTCTGCGACGGCACCGTGCATCTCGTGTTCGACCGCGATTTCCGGCGCGGCGTCCGCTATGGAATCGTCCACGAACGGCCTTGCTCGCTTTTGCCGACCTTATGGGCGGCGTACGGGGTTGAATCCGATACGCTCGCCCGCTGTTGGAACCAACGGTATGGGGTGGCGAACCGGCTGCGAGCATTGGGTGAGGATGGGCTGGCTGACAAGCTGGCTTACGAGGGGGTTGGTTTACCTTCGTGACCGAATGTGTTATACTGGGGGTGTTCACATAAAAACCAGTCAGAAAAGAGACCACCATCCCGATTTGGAGCAGCAACAATGCATAGCCTATACAAGACCGCAGGTAAATGCACTCTCAATCGAAACAAAGTGCGTTACCCCAACCAAAAGGAAGCCCAACTCGCCTTGGCTGTCATCAAAGGACGAGGCAATCCGAAACACACGGAGAAACGCGCATACCATTGCCCCGTCTGCCACGGATGGCATCTGACCAGCGCCGAAACCGTGAACGACACCATCCTGTCCGGAAGCGTACTCCAGCATACAAATCCAAACGCGTTCAACACCGGCATGGAAGCGTTCAAATCCGGTTCCAGACAAGGCAGATACTCCATCAGCAAGGCAAGCCTGACCCGGCGTGTGCGACACCTGCTCCACCTGTTCGCAGCCAACGACATTCCGGAGGATTCGTGGGACAACCCATGGTTGTGGGCCACCCTCCGATTCCAAATCATGTGGCATGGCGGCGATGAAAAAGCGGAACAACTGCTGTCCACTTCGAAAAAGACCGTCAAAATCGCGGGAGACATGCTCGCAGAAGACAAGACGCCGTTCCTTCGCGTGGCTGAAAACCGGAAGGAAGCAAGACGATTGCATGATACGCCACTGCCCGCATGGTTGGCCGTGGCATTATTGGCGGATAAAGGAAAGGAACAGGAAAGGTGAATGAAGAAGAGCTGAAAGAGAGGGCTATCCGTTCCCTTCTCCAATCGAGCCTCGGCAAAGTCTCCCCGGCGGAAGCGTTCGTCATCGGATGGCGCAAAGGCTGGGATGAGGCGTTAGACGTGGCTTTGGAAATCGTTCGCAAGGAACTCGACGGCGAGGAAGAGTGCTGAATCACCTATCCAGCAGCAACAATTAGAAAGGAACTAAAACATATGGTTCGAAAAATGGTGAGCGTGCAAGCCATCGAAGGCGTGTACCCAATCAAGGATGCAGACCGTATCGAGAAAGCGAAAATCGGAGGATGGATTGTCGTAGTCGCCAAGGACATGGGATTGAAACCCGGCGACCATGTGGCCTATTACGAAATCGACTCCATGCTGCCCGCCGACGACCCACGGTATGCGGAATTGCAGAAACGTGGACAGCGCACCGTGCCAGTGTCCAACACGATTACCGGCGAAGAACGCGAAATCACCGGACACGTGTTGAAGACCGCAAGACTGCGAGGCGTATACAGTCAGGGTTTGGTCATGCCGCTCTCGACTATTGGCGTGCCGGAGGATACTCCGGTCGGCACCGACGTCACCTTGCAGGCGAACGTGTGGAAATTCGAGGAACTACCGCCTTTGAAAGGCGGGGATATGGTTGGCGTGTTCAACGCGCCATGCTCCAAGTCGGACGCTACGCGAGTGCAGAATCTCACCGCGTATTGGGATGAAATCAAACGGATTGCGTGGACGCCAACCGTGAAAGTGGATGGCACCAGCACCACAATCTACCGTGACATGGATGATATGGTTCACGTCTATTCTCGAAATTGGGAGTTGAAGCCGGAATGCACGAACATGCAAGTGGCGGTGAAAACCGGATTGGTTGACGCGTTGGAGAAAGGCATGGTCTGCCAGTTCGAGCTGTGCGGACCAAGTGTCAACAGCAACAGGTTGAAGCTCGCCTCCTATCGTCCATTCGTGTTCGCCGTATGGCGGGACGGCATGAAACTCGACCGCGAGGATTGGCCGAAAGCCATGCTCGACAATGCCGCTCCCCTGTTGGACGAGGACGAATGGAAGCCGACCGGCGATGTGATGGACATGATTGCCAAAGTGGACGGTCTGCGCGGCAACGTGACCCGCGACTTGTTGGATGAAGGTATCGTCTGGCATGCGAAAGCGGGCGAACGGTTGAGCGACGACCTATATGACGAGCTTGGCGGCAACCGTTGCTTCAAAATCATCAATAATAAGTATCTGACCAAGCACGGTCTGTGATGCGGAACAGGGCTATGGGGTTTTCCCTCAAGCCCTGTTCTGTTATATTGGGAGTATTCGCACCGTCAGATGGATTAGAGGTCGGTCTTGCCAATGCAACCAGAAAACACCGGAGAACTCACCACTGTTATCGACCCCACGTCCATCACACGCATGGCGTCCAGCCGTCCGGACAATAGGGAAACCACTATGTATGGCAGACACGGCAAACATGATGGCAAGCCAGTAAGAATCAGAAAGACACGCGTTAAACCCGATAGACCAAAACGTCCCGTGGAGCAAATCATGCCGTTTATCATGCTCACAATCAGCATCGTATATATGGCTGGAATGGTGCCACTTCTTTGGCTTATGCCGGTTTCAGAACCGGAGAATATGATTGTTCGTCCTATCCTGACCGGTTTGGTCGGTATGGCGGCGGTTTCCGCCGACGTTCCGGCTTGGGTATATTTCGCTGGTTGGCGTCGGAATTCGCGGAAAAGCTGAACCTGAACTTTTTCTTGTTATACTGGAATCAGCCACATTTTAGTAAAAGCAAGGAAAACACATGCCTAGAACCACATTGGCCGATGTCGCGTCCGACTATGTGCGCAAACATCAGCACGAACGACAATGCCGACAACTCGACTCCAACAGCCGCGTCACGCTCACAGTAATCCAAAACCAGTGGGCGAAACTCGCCGGACAGGAACCCATGACCATTTTCGACGCGCCGGAAGTCGTAATCAGAAGCATCGAAAACACGCAACGCGGACACGAACTGTTCGACCGGACGAAAGAATCAAACGGCGTCGTCTACTACGGGCTGAAGAAATGAAAGGGAAAATGTCGGGCACCATTGAAACCTTCGTGCAAGTCAAGCTCATATTGGCGGACAATCCAGAGGATGGCGGATATTGGCGTACCTGTTGGGACTTATCCGACAATGGGTACGCCATGGACGAATTGCTGAAATCGGGAAAACTGGAATCAGGTGAAACCGTCCTTCTGTCCACCGGACTATTGCGCAACATGCTTGTCAAAGCGCAAAAAGACGCTCGCGGATTCCAGAACACTCCTCTAAGCGAATGCTCGCACGGCAGTGAGGCGGAACGGAAAAAGCAGGCTTACAGGTTCGCGGAAATCCTGAACCATGCCCTCTGCGAGGGTTCTCCGGCTTATTGTTCGGCAGTCGAGCCGAACTTGGATTTGTCGTTCCCGGATTTCGAGGATTGAGTCGCATTGGGTAGACATTCTAAAAAGAAACCCCGTACGGTTCCCGCCTCCACCGAGGAGCAGTCGTTCTATGGCATCATCGCCGCCGGTGTGCGGGATGGTGAACTCTGGGTTAGAAAACGTGTGAGACGGTTTGTCGCTACCGTTTTGTCTCTGCTTGTATCCATCGCCCTCTGCTGTTGCGGGACGTTCCTTTGGTGGGATACTCAAGGCAAGGTGAAACGCGCACGTATGGAAGCGGAGAACTCCTGTATCCAGCAGGTCGGCAGCATGACGGAATCATACAATGAAGCGTTCCGCCTGTACGGTCAGGTTGCTTCCAAGTTCGGTGAATTGGACGAATCGTATGATTTGGACGCTTTGGCCGCTTTGCAGGACAAGAAGCCGGAGGGATATAAGCTGCTGCATTGCGATACGGATGTGGATGGGGATGTGAGGGAGGCCAAGGCTTTGAAGCGTTCCTTCGACCGGTTGGCTGTTGAGTATCGCAAGGCTTTGACCCCCGTCGGAAAATAGTTGCCATAGCGCTGGGGTTGATTCCCCGCCTACCTTTAAACACTCTCGCGTTATATTGGGTTTGTCCACATATGGTAATATGAGGTCATGACTGGCATAACCCATGAAAAAGAAATCCTGATGATTAGAATCGGATACGCACCCCGACGAGGCCGCGTATACTTCCAACCGCGAACCGTAATGCAGGAATACCTCCGATTCAGCGAACAGCACGACGACCACATCCTCTGGAAATGCGGCATCATCGGAGTCATGCGAAACGTGGAGCAGGTCATCCTGTACGCGCACGACGAAGACCTCATGCTCATAGGCGAAGTCGCCGGTTTCGGAAGCCCCTACAATCCACGGACATGGGACGAGGGAAGCTTCTACCAATGTCCTAAACCTTGGTCGATGGAACCCGCGAAATACTGGATAGCGTTGGATAATTTGAGACCGTTGGAGGACTTCGACCCCGACATGTACGAACTCGCAGCCGGTAAGGACGAAGGCAAGCCGCTGTCTCTCGTGTTCGAACGGAAGGTGCCCATGCTCACCATGGCGGATTCCGAAGGCAATCGCAGGAAGGTGACGACTTCCCGTCGTTCCGTCCTTACGCGCGTCCGACTCCGAGAAGTGTGAATGATTCCAGTATTTGGACATATTTTACGCAAACCACTATACTGGAATCAGTCACATAAGAGTAAGGATATACCATGACGGAAACAACACTCATGGACAGACGAGCGGTATTCATGCGAATCAGCACGGAATCCGACCTCATCGGCAAAGCGAGCGTCAAACCCGACAAGAACACCATCATCCGCTACAACTGGCGCGAAGCGGACAGCATGCTGGACGAAATCGTCAAACATGCGGAACAGAACGACGGCAAGGTCATCATCCCGTTCGACAGCATCGTCTCCGTCCGTTCATTGGACATCTGCTCCCGATTCATCCTCTGGCGCACCGATGGAAAATATCTGGTCGGAAAACTGTTCGAATCCGGAGAGAACTACAAGCACGGGATGGACGATAGGGACGGCTATACGACCCCGAAAGCGTTGCGGGCCAAAGCGGCGTCCCGCTGGGTGAAGCTCAGCGAAGTCCAGAATGGAGAGGACTTCCCGTTCGAGGATTGGTATATCGAAGCGTACCGTCACCGCTCCCACAGCAAAACCCCTTTGGGAGAGGCTTTGCAGCACAGCCATATGAACGTCATGTTCGCATACGAGGAGGATTGAGATGCCGAAAATCATCATACCGGGCAAACGCCTCACAGCCGACGTCACCCATAAGATTCAACCAATGATTAAAGTCACCGACACGGAAGGGAAGGAATGGTTCGCACGGGCCATGTTCCTCAATCTGAACCGTGGTACGGGAGACAAGTGGGAGGTTGAAGACCTGAGCCTGTCCATTGCGGCGAAACCAAATTACGCGTTCTACAAGAATCCGAAGCTTGGCGTGGACATCAGTCTGGAACAGAATCCGGAACTCAAGGAACTGGTTGACGAATACATGCTCGTAGTCAAAAGGGACACCGCTCAGGCAGGAGCCTAACCCCTTATAACAGCAAGGACGGCACCTCCGTTTCGTGTAAGGTTGTTTACAGCGAAACGGAGGTTTTTCTTTCATGGTGTACAATCCGTCAGAACCGCGCGACCCGCTGGGCAAATGGGTCAAAGAGCATGGTGGCGCTTCGATTGAGGATGTCGTCTCCAAAACCAGTACGGTCGATTTGGAGAACATGGCCTTGGACGATAGGACTCCGACAGCCGTGCTGAACAATCTCGCCACGACCGAATACGGGTTCAACCATCCATTCGACGAGGACATGACCTATCCGAATGCGAACGGCGAACCGCCAAAAGACAAGCGGGAGAACCGGTACAATTACGAGCAACAATCGGTCAGATACGACACTAAGGTTCGCTGCACGGCAATCGAACGCGGTGCCGACGATACCGCGTTGAGCGTATGCCGGTTCGACGACAATCCGCAAATCCGCAATGCGGTGGCCCGTAACACCGAGGACGCGCACACGCTGGACGTTCTCTCGTCCGACGAGTCGTGGAAGGTTCGCGGTGCCGTGGCGGGCAATCCCCATACTCCGAAAAACGTGACGGAAAGACTGTTGAACGACAATGAGGCCATCGTCCGTGCGGAAACGTTGAAACGTTCGGATTTGAGTTCCGAACAGATTCGAAAAGCCGTGAATGACGCTTTGGAGCCAACCTCCCATAAGTCGGGTGCCGTGACTGATGACATGACGAAAATCATCCGTGCCGCGTCCGGCAATTGGCAGGCCGACGCCGATACGCTTCACGAATGTCTTCGTTTGAATGATTATGAGACTCAGCGGAATGTCGCGGAGCATGAGCATACGTCTCAGGAGGATTTGCACCGGCTGGCTTCCAGCGAGGATAGCGCTGTCCGCGAGCAGGTGGCGTTCAATCCCCATGCGTCATCGGCTACGTTGAGCTTTTTGTCCTACGATGATTGGACTCAGACCCGTGTCAACGTGGCGGGCAATCCTAACACGACTCCCGATACGTTGGAGTACATGTCGAACCAGTGGAGTCCGCATGTGAAGCGTGCCATCGCCGTGAACTCAAACGCCCCCGTAGATACGTTGAGAAAGCTGTCCCACGATTCAGACAAGACCGTGAGACGATTGGCTTATTCCGGACTGAAGCAAAAAGGTGAGAAACCCATCGACAAGCCGTTCAAACCGGACAAGCCGGTCGAAGACGACAATCCCGGAAAATACATGAGCGCCGATTTCGACCCCTTGGAGTTCTTCGGTTTGGATAACTGAAAACACGTTCCAAAAATCCCTCCTCAAACATCCATCCCAGAGGAGGGATTTTTCCGTTTTTAGAAGGTTTATAACATTTGGAGCCGTTAGAGTCGAAACCAGCAATGTAGAAAAATTCCACAAAATCGAAAGCGATTGACCCGAAATGGCAAGAGACGGCTTCTATCGTCCGGAAAGCTTCATTAGTCCCGGCAGTGAATACGGTCTGCTTCGAGCGGCCACGCCGGACAGGACCGTATGGCTGTATGCGAAGATTCCTTGGACGAGCGCACTGTTGGACGGTGCCGGTGATTCGAAACGCAAGGAAGCCGAACAGGGTTTCATGGCGTTCTTCGACGGATTGGCCGGTGAGGTCAGCGTGGCTGGCATGCGCTACCGTGACATTCTGAAAAGCGAATACAGGGAATTCCACCTGCTGACCGGTTCCATGCCCATCCCCTACCGTCCGCCGGTCATGCAGCAGGATGATTTGAAAAGCTATCAGGCGTACTATTACCGTAATCTGAACGTGTGCAAGCAGTTCGCCGTAATCGGGGTTCCGTTGAAACTGGGTGGCGAGGGCGGAAGGAAGGGACGCAAACAGTCCCTCCTACGCAGAGCCACCACGAAATTCAATCAGCTTAGCTTCTCCATGGCGAACGGTTACGCCATGTTCGAGGAATACCTGCCCGACGCGCACCGTATCGAACGCATCATGCTGAACGCCGGTCTCATACCTTTCACCGTCATGGAGGAAAGCGAACGGGAACAGCTGGTCGCGATGATGGAGACATGGTGGGTGAGCCGCGCGTCCGCATCAGCCCTTCCCATCATAGCCGAGAACGACCATCTGCATTTCTTCCCCAACAGCAAGGTCTGCCAGAACGCGAAACGCCTGTACGATGAGGGAATCGACTGCGACCAGTGGAACATCGACAGTGAGTATCCGGCGTCAATCTGCTTCGCCAGAACCACCCAATTCGCCCAATCGGACATCACCGACCCGTCGAATCTTTGGATTGCGAAATTGATGGAGGTCGCCACTGCCGGTGGGGCGAACGCGGTCGGAACGTCAATTCGAGGAAAGGTCGAACCCGGCAAGGTGACCGCCGACACGATTCGCCGTAACGCCCGCACGATTGACGAGAACATCAAGGAGCGTTACCAGCATGGGCGTGAGGCGTCCGCCGACATGACCGATTTGAAATATCGGTTGGACTATAAGAAAGCCATCTACAATTCGCCTGAAATGCCGCCGAGCATCATTGATTTGAGCGTGGCCGCCTGTGTGGCCGGTAACGCGCAGATGGCCGTTGACTCGTTGCAGAACATCCAGAACTTCGAGTTCACGAATCTGACCACCGCCAACGAACAGTTGATGGCGTTCAAAAGCATGCAGGCGTGTTCGCCTGTCCGTATGACACCTTATGAGATTCACTGGTCGGCGACCTGCGTGGCCGGTGGCGGCGTAAGCAGTTTCGCCAAGGCCGGTGACGATACGGGCGCGTTGGTCGGATTGACGGAAGCGAACCGGCAGCCCGTGTATGTGGGCACCACGACGGTGCAGGACAAGGACACGCGACCGGGCATTCTGGTCATCGGCGAGACCGGTTCCGGCAAGTCCATGCTGCTGGTGAGCCTGTTTTTGCAGTGGATGCTGATTGACTCGCGTAGCGGCAAAGGTAAGACGCCCTGCATTCTCGTCAATCCGAAGGAAGGCAACGATTTCGAGGACGCGGTACTGTCCCGCAACGGAACCGTGCTCAGAATGGACTCCGACATCGCCGATGGCACATTCGACCCGTACAACGTGCTCCGCAGCGAGGAGGAGGCCAAGGATATGGCCGCCATCATGATTTCCGACATCCTCAAACCCGACGGCGACACCTCCTACGAGCTGACCGTCAAGGCGATGCTGGACTACGGGTACAAGAAAGGCGGTCGTTGCTGCGGAACGATTCTCTACAAGGCCGCGACGGACTTCCGCGCCCTCCAACAGGCGGGCGAGGACCCTTCCAAATACAATCTGTATCCGGACACGTTGGAAGTGTTCAAAATGGTTACGATGAGCGTCAACACCAACCAATCATTGAGGCTCATCTTCGGCACCAACGACAACGTGACCCCGTTGCGGGTCAGCCAGAACTTGACCCTCATCAACGCGGGCGACCGTTCCATGATTCCAGAACGAGGTGCCGAGAACACCGTCACCGGACGTATCCAACGTTGGGTTCTCCGCATGATTGTGTTCGGAGCCGGTGCGGCGGTGAGTGAACGAGACGGCATGGTCGGAATCGACGAGGCTTGGGCGATTCTGGGCGAGGACAAGGGTGCCGCCAAGGTGAACGAGTGGATGCGTACCGCGCGTTCCCGCCGTTTCACTCCGGTGTTCGCCTCGCAGAAGGTCAAGGAGTTCATCAACGCGGGCATGACGGGCGGTATCGGCCGAGCGTTTCTGCTGGCATTGGACGACCCGATTCAGGATTCCCCGGCGCGAGACGCATTGCGGCTGTTGCAGATTGAGGATTCCGGCAATCGTATCCGCTCCCGCATGAGCATGGGCGACACGAAGGAGAATGACGACCCGAACTGGTCTGGCATGAGGCGTCTGCGCGTCAAAGACAAGGAGACCGGCAAAGACAAGACCATTCGCGGTGCCATCGCCTATTTCAAGGATTCCAGCAAACAGCCCGTACCCGTCGAGGTCATCATCCCGACTGACCTGTTGAAGGAAATCTCCACGACGGCGACCGACAAGATTCGTCGCGAGGAGGAGAAGAAGAAAGCAATGCAAGCGTTTGAAACGCAGGAAGGACAAGAACAGTGAGCTATAAGGATTTCTTCGGCGAGAACCGTCCGACCCCCAGCAAAAAGCGGGACGAGCCGAACATGACCCCATTGTCCCCACCGAAGTTCGATACCACGCCAGTGGTGGAGAAATATGACGTCATGGCTTTCCAAGGTTTCTCCAGCGGCAGACCGTTGCTGTTGGAGAAACCCACCAAGTATGTGAACCGTATCGTCAATTCGATGAAGCAGATTATCGCCGTTCCGGAGAACGACCAGCATGGCGGCGTCGAGGGAAGAGTATACCTGTCCCCTATTTTCACGCTTCCCGTGGCATTGCTCCATGAGGGAGACAAAATCGGCGACGAGACCGTGAACCGATACCCCTACCTGCATTTCCCGTCGAACCATGTTTGGGACGCCGACGAAATCAGTCTGGATGAATACCTGCTCGCCATCGAATACATGTTCGTCATTCACGACGTCGCGCAGGAGGACACCGCTGGAAACCTGCTCACCTATGGCGTGGACGGCGATTACACGATGGACGACGACGCGTGGAAGACCGCTTGCGAATGGTCTAGGGAAATCAGCAAACCATTGTCCGACCTCAACCGTGGCCGACTGTTGGGATTCGCAATCAACAGTCAAAGCGAACGGGAGGTGGATACGGTTGCCGACCTGTTCGACCTTTGGGGAGAGGAAAGGGAGCCGCAGCAGATTCTCTCCGACGCGCAAACCGCTGCGGGCGATGTGGAAGACCTTTACGATATGGTGTTCAGCATTCCCTTCGAACCATTCCACTGATTTTCCTCCACCTATGGGAAAAATTCTGTTAACTTGGAAGAGACGGCAAAATTCTCTTCCAAGTTTTTTGTAAGGCGGGCACGGTGCGAAGTTTCGGAAAAATGGCGGCTATGGGAATGGCCGGACTGCTGCTCTTCGACCTGACGTTGGCTGTCGGCGTGGCCAGCATGAGCACGGTTTCCAATACGGCCATGATGTCGATACGTTCAAACGGATGCACTCCGACCTCCGTTAAAGACGATTCGGACTCCGAGGGTGCCGGTTCCTCTTCCGACTTCAAATCCAACGATGTCGCCACCAGAATAGCCGAAGCGTTCGCTTCGGCGGGATTCTCCAAAGCGGCAACGGCTGGTGTACTGGGCAACGTGTATGCCGAATCCGGTTTCGTGGCAGACAGAAGCAGCGGCGACAATGGCTATGGTCTTGGACAATGGACTCCCCGAAGCAAAATCCGCGCTTGGATGGACGCTAACGGGATGGGGGATACTCCCGATTCCGATGAGGCCGGGCAGATAAAAATGCTTGTCGCAACAGCCAAAAGTTCCTTCAACAACCATTACCTGTCAAATGCGAAATCGGAGATAACCGTCAAAAACGACAGCCTGTATGATACGTGGCATGATGCCAGCGACCCGGAAGTGGCCGCAGTCGCGTGGATGGCCGGATGGGAAAGGCCGAATTGGGCGTCCCGGAATGAGGACGTTCGCAAACAGGTTGCCAAGGATTACTACGACAAAGGATTGAACGGCGTCTCCTTTAACGGTGGGGGCGACGGTTCCGATGACGGCGGCGGTTCCCAATGTTGCTTCCAGACCGATGATTCCGACGGAGCCGCGAGCACGGCGTCAGATAATGCGACGGTGACCAACTCTGTTCAGGCGTACACGGACAAATACGGTCAGGCCGCATTCGACGTTGGTAAGAAATACGGCATCCCCTATGAGGCGATTCTTGGACAGTCGGCGGTGGAAAGCGCTTGGGGCGCTTCCACATTGACCACAAAATATCATAACTTCTTCGGAATCAAAGCCGTCAACGGCCAGAAGTCCGTCAGCATGGGCACCAAGGAATGCAATCAGGGCGGATGTTATGACACGACCGGTGACTTCGCGGTCTACGATTCCGACGAGGATGGTTTCGCGGGTTATGGCAAGTTCATCACCGGAAACTCCCGTTATGCGGCGGCATTGCGGAAGCGCACCGACCCGCACGCGTACATTCAGGAGTTGAAGAACGCGGGATATGCCACGGACGGCAATTATGTTTCGACCGTTTGGGGCGTTACCCAACAGTTCATCACATACATCAAACAGAACAACAAGTTCCCGCCGTCGTCCGAAGTGGAGTTCGACACCGCCCCGCCAGCCGACACGGACGGCTCTTCCGGCGACTCTGATTCGAACGCCACCTGTCCCGTGCGCAACGGTGACGGCGGCGACGCATCCTATGGTTCCGTAGGCGGCGCACCCGCCAAGGATGGCGACTTCTCTTGGATGTGCTCCGGCAATCAGAGGATTTGCGGCGCGAACGATGCGGGAGTGTTCTACCCGCATCTGGAGTTCGGACACCAGTGCGTCTGGTATGCGTGGAACCGTCTTGCCATGATTCACGGCAATGAGGGCTGGTCTTGGGTTTTGGGCAATGGCGGCGACATCGCCAATAATCTGAAGGGGAAGCCGGGTTGGACGGTTGACGAGAATCCCAAGCCCGGTGATGGAATATCGGGTAGCGGCAGTCCGTTCTCCGGAGGTGGCGGCTGTGGTCACGTGGCCGTGGTCGAGGAGGTGTCCTCCGACTCGTCCGGTTGGAAGATACGTATTAGCGAGGGCAATAGGGATGGTTCGGCCTCGTTCAGCTCCTATGGTTCCCGTTGGCTGACGAAGGCTCAGCTTTCCGGCACCGACTGCCAGTTCTTCCGCAACGCCAACTGGAAGAAATGACCTCCCCCGACTGAAGTCGGAGGTTTTACGGCACAACACATAAACAAAAAAAGAGGATGGGCGCGGTTCGGTTCGCACCCATCCCCTTTTTTTGTTTTTTCGAGCGACTATTCTCGCTCGTGGATGGTGTCCGCATCCTTCTCGGGGTCAAGGCCCGGAGCTTGCTGTTGGCTTTCGGTGGTGTTTCCGGCCTGAATCAAATCGTCCCACATGCTCCAATCGACCTTCCCATCCATGTCGCCCATGCTGGTCGGAGAGTTCAATACGCGGGTGATTCCGGTCGGGTTCATGCCGTTCCAATTCAATCCGCCGGAAACCGGAATGGCGACTCTGCTTCCGTAGCCGAGATTGTCCGCCACATTGTCCGGCGTCCACTGCGACAGGAATGGGTTAATCCACCAATACTGGTTGCTCCTGTATTCGATGTCGGAAACCTTGCCGTTGTCGATGGTGAGGACGTCGTCAATCCGATAGTCCCGCCATGCCGGGGTGAGGGCATTGTATCCGCCCATTGAATAGGAGTCGCCGCTGGTGACGAGGATGGAACGCACCGTGCCTTTGACTCGCACTTTGCCATTATCAAGCACGGTAACGGTCGGGTCTTTCACCCATCTGCTTCCAGTGCCCCATACTTCGTTACGCCACCACGCTTGGGCTGTGGGCATCGTATCGCATAACGACTGGTAGTCCGACGTGTTACACACGTAGGATGGGGCGTCGCTCCCCCACGCCTGATTGGTTTTCATGGAGACAGGCATGTCGGATGGGGTTTCGATATTGTCCGGCGTTCTCAATGCGGACAATACTTGGTCGGCTGGCTGTTTGGCCCACTGGTGTGGGTCTGCGAGCGAGTCCACTCCCCAATTGCGCATGTCCTTTTCCATTTGCAGGGCGATGGCCTTGTTCTGTTCCTTCTGCCCGTCGGTCAGGACAGGCTTCTGGGCTTCCTTCCCGGATTTGCTTTTCCGCGGGTGGACGCTGGCGCTTGTCTGGGCTTCTTTGACGGAGGTGACATGCTTGCGCCATGAGCACCATCCTATGACGAGCGCCAACACTAGGACGGCCGAGATGATTATGGTTATGGTCTTTTTATCGTGGGACATTAGTTTCTGCCTTCTGAGTTTAAGCAAAAGGTGATACGACATATATTCAAACTAGCGGGAAATCTTGCTGCCGGTCTTCTTGCGGGGAGATTCCATGCCGTTCAGACCGTTCTTGCCGAGGCGGAGCAGGATGGTGTTCAACCACAGGACGCCCGTGGGGATGAGGTATCCGATGAGGGCGAGCAGGACGCAGAACTTGTCTCCGGGGTTCCAGCTGACATAGAGCATGGGGAAGATTGCCATGAGGATGCAGTCGATGGGGATGTCGTACAGTTTGCCTTCGTGGAAGGAACGGCGGAACGCCCAGATGACGCATTGGGGGATTCCGATGACGACCAGTGCGGTGAGTATGTCGAACGCTCCGACCGCGATTGAGGGAATGACCGTTCCGAAGAAGTTGTTGAACATCGTTTCGAACGTCTGTCCCGTATCGGTCATGGACAGTCCTCCTATTGCTAGGAAGAAGACGCAAATCGCGTAGACGACGAACGTGCCGATTGATACGAGTAGTGTTGCCATTTTGTTTTTCTCCTTTTTGTTAGGTCATAATCTGGTTCCTTATGGCTACTCTTTTTTTGTGGACAATCTCAGTATAGCACGAACTTAAACTTTCCACGATAACCCACTCCCCAAGACTACGACACGCCCAAAAACACTCCAAGCAGCTCCGGACTCCCCAAACGTTTTTCCCGTTTTCCAAAGGTCAACAACAAACAATCCATTAGGGTCGTTAATAGATTTTCAACACTCGAAAACACAAGACGAATGGAGTCCCTGATGGCACGGAATCGCGGTGGACGAAGCCGCAGCAGAAGCAAGGAGCCAACCCACATCTGGAGCGGATTCTGGTGCGGACTCGTAATAGCCATCGGAATCATCCTCTGGAATTTCCTCAGACTGCCTCTCATGCCGTTCATATGGCTCGGCATCCTAGTGGGAGGAACTACGGCGACCTATCCAACCCCCGCACGCAAGACCGACCCCATCGACCCGAAGAAGCTCAACGTCTACTACCGGTGGAAGGACATGTTCTCCGGGCTGAAGCCCTACTCCCGTCCCGAAAGGGACGACGAGTTCGACGAGAATCCGGAAACGTTCGCCGACCTCATGTCCAAATCCGACTGGCTCGCCATACACCGCGTCTCATGGTGGGTCGGCTGGTTCGTCGGACTGTATGCGAGTCGCGGATGCGGATTGTGGACGATGCCGTTCAACATGGTGTTCGGCTTCATGTCGGCCATGGGCGTCATCCATTGGCGTGACAGGGTGGTTGACCGTCGTCACATCTATCAGGGCGTGAGCGTGTTCGCGTTCCTGCAAAAAGGGAAAGCGTCGCAGAAGGCCATCGCCATAACCTCTTCAACGGTTCTTCTTGTTATACTGGGGGCGTGCGCATACTTGGGGTTCGTGGACATCCCCACCATGGTCAGCCTTCCCCCACTCCTGTTCCTGCTGCTTGTGACGAAATTCGACAAGCGGAAGCAGACCGCGTACTGGCGTGAACTCGTCAAAGCCCAACGCATGCTGGACGGTTGGGTCAAGAGCGACGACTTGGCGAAGACGTGGGGCGGGGCATACGTGACCCAAGTCAAAAAGGTCGGACACCGCAACAATCCTATGCACGTCATGCGCGTCCGTCTGCAAGACCAGTACGACGCTCCGCGAAGCAACGAGAAAGTCCTGAAGGCCGGTGTGGAACCGTTGCGTTCCTCCGCCACCTCAAGCGGATACAATTTCATAGCCCTGCTCGCCGCCAAAACCATCAAGGAGAACGGCTGGCAGTTCGACCCAAGCCTAGTGCGAATCGTATACGGCAAGGACGAATCCTGCATCCCCGACATCACCAAGAAGAACGTCGGAACGAACATCGCACAGCTCGTGGCGGACATCGCATACGACTACTGCGCCCAGAACGAATGGCACAAGCGTCCTCCGCTCGTTCAGGTCATCGACGCCGCCGCAGACGGCGAGGAGAACGCGGCATGGCTGATGCTGTTGCACAATCCCCCAAACGGTGGGGCGCTCATCACCCAACTGGGATTGGAATGGCTGGCGAACCCGTTCAGCCCCGCCGACATCATCAAAATGCCGATATTCTCCGACTTGGAGAACTCGTTCATGCTCGCCGCCCAACCCGAGACGAAGCTGAACGACAAGGGCAACAAATACCGTCCGGCTGGATTGACGCAAAACAGGTCGTTCGACCGGTACATCGAACTGTCCCGCCGGTTCAAAAATGAACAGAAGGCTTGGCAGGACATCGTCGGGTCGAAGCTGAATCTTCCCGTCTGCAACTACGACGAGGAGAGGATTGTAGAGACGAGCGAAGGCTGGACGCTTTCGTTCATGCCGGAAATGCTGACGGCACCCGACCGCACGTCCGACTTCATGCGCTACGACCTATCGAGTCTCGACCCGTCCAAGGATTTCGTCGGACTCATCGAGGAGAACGGCATCACCTCGCTGGTCATGGCGGACAACGCCCCTTTGAGAATCGACCGTCTGACCGGCTCCCGTCCCGAATACCGCCGCTACGCGCAGGCGCTCATCTACAAGGCTCTCATGGACGTGATGCCATCCCGTGCGGAAGTGGTCATCGACTCCTGTCAGCAGATGGGCAAGGACACGGCCATCTGGCGTATCGGCTTCCATTTGGGCCGTGGCGGAACCGTCGCCGACGTGCGCAGGAAAAGCGCGAACATCAGCGCCGCCGTCGGTTCCGAACGAGTGTACTGGGATTGGCAGTCGGCGGACCGTGCGACCGTCTGGCTGTGCTCCAACCCGTATTTGGGCACCGACCCGGACAGCGTGGACCATTGGAAGATTCGAGCCGCCCAGAAGGAACTCATTCAACTAGCCTTGTCTGACGCTTGGGGTGTTGCCGGAGTTCAGGACAGTTCCGGTAAGACGCCGACCGTCGAATCGTTGGGCGTGCTTCCGAACAACAAGGAGGTTCTGCTCGCCAAATTCCAGATTCCGGGCGGATTGGATTTGGACAAGCCTCAATACAATCTCGGCAAGTTCCTCACCGAAGCGAATTATCCGTATGGTCGAATCATCCAAGCCTACGGCACGGATTTCTCCATGGTGTTGGCGAAGAAGAGTCCTTTCCCGACAAGCGTCATGGCGGATTGGGAGACGGCGAAGAAGTGCGACCGTCGCAAGTTCCCGATTGGCGTGGACGATTTAGGCAATCCCGTGTACTGGGATACGAAGACCACGCCACATCTGCTCATCAGCGGTAAGAGCGGTAGCGGCAAGTCGTCCGCTTCGCAGATTGTCATTGCGGAGGCTTTGATGAAAGGCGAGGACATCATTCTCATCGACCCGTCGAAGGGTTGCATCGATTTCACCCAGTGGGCGAAGCCGAAGGCTCTGGCGTTCGTCGGCCTGTACCAGTTGCGTGAGACGGAGGCTGTGATTTCTTGGGCGCGTGAGGAGATGGCCGAACGCGTGCGCATCAACAACAAGTATGGCGTGGGCAACATCTTCGAACTGAATCCGGATGACGTGGAGGAGGCAGACCGTAAGCATCTGAAACCGTTGAACATCCTGTTCGATGAGTTCAACTCGTATTTGCAGGAGACAGGCAAGACCACGCAGAATCCTCAGAAGGACATGCAGATTGCCAACGACAATGCCGCCGTGTCCGCCACGAACGCTTCCATCGCCCGGACGATGAGTGCGTTAAGCAAGATTATCGTGCAGGGTCGTACCGCTGGCATCCGATGCATTTTCGGCGCTCAACGTTTGACGATGGACGATATGAAGAAGTACAACGGCAACGCGTTCTTCCGTTCGTTGGGACGTATTCTCTTGGGAATGGACTCCCCCGCAGGCGTGGTCAGCGCCCAGAATCTCTCCGAAGCGAACCGCACCCAGAAGTCGTTGAAGAACGAGGATGGTCTAATCCCGGTCGGTCGTGGAATGTACGAAAGCATGCAAGGCACTCTGATGGCCGTGCAGACATGGTATTCGGGCGGTCAGAACGAACTGGCTAAGCTCGTTGCCGACATTCCGAACCCGGAACCCATCGACTACCAGCAGTACATGCCGCGAGCGGCGGAACAGTTCACAAAGCTCGACGTGGAGGACATCAAGGAAATCTTCACTTCCAACAACGGTTCCGAAAACGTCGAGGACGAGGACGTGGAGGAAGAGGAATGGTAATCATCCCGCTCTTCCGGCTCGTCTTTTCCAACAATCCCAAAGGAGGGGAATTCCAGAAAAATGTCGTTCATTCTAGGTGATGATATTCACGGCCTTCCGGTCGAATGGCGGCCTGAAGAAGGCAATCAGAACATGCTGACCATCAGCGGCAATCATGGTTCGGGCAAGACCATGCTTGCGGATTCCATCATGTTGCAGGCTTTGTCCGCACAGTATGCGGTCATCCGTTTCGACTTCGAAAGCAAGCCGCTCCCCTCCCCCATCGTCAGCCCGGTTGACTATGGGGAAAAGACCGAAACGTTGGAGGTGCTTGACCGGACGGTGGCTGAAATCAGACGACGTGGAACATGCCTCGAAAAGCATGGAGTGGAAGGAGACCCGACCCCACGTCCGCTTCTGCTTGTCTTCGAGGACTTGGACACGCTCATGGAGACCGAAGACCGATATTATCTGCGTGCCGTCGAGGAACGCCTACGGGAAGTCGAAACCGGAATCTCCGGACTGCGCGTGTATCTGGTGCTTGTATCATCCACGTTCCTCATGGAGGAGCATTCCCTTTTGAAGAACGTCATCTCCCATAGTGGTCACGTCCACTTGGGGTACTCCCCCATTGAGGAATATGTACTCCCATCCAACAGGGAACAGGCGAGCCATCTCATCACCCGTCTCGCCGACCACAGCTTCCAACTGCTACCCGGACAGGGATTCTACGAAGACCGGTTCGGAGCGTTGAAACCAATCAGTCAACCCCACGCATTCGAAGGAGGAAACCACAATGCCTGAGACACGACCGAAAATCAAAATCGGATTGTCCAAAATGTTCCCTGACGGGTTCGACGCGCACAATCCCGGCGATATGATGCGTCTGACCCGAAAGATTCAGGAGAAGGCCGCACGCCAGCCTGAAAAATATGAAGGCTATCTCATCGACAGCATCAGCCCGGACGGACTCTACGCCTACATCGCTCCGATGGCTATGTCTACCGACGATAAGGAGATGCAGAAGCTTCTCACGGAGGGTATGGCGCACGGTGATGAAATCGACGCCGCCGACTGTATGGGAGAGGCACGTCAGAAGGATACCGTCGCCCGTATCGAACTGAATTATGCCAACAGTACAGACCCGACCATCAAACATGTGTCGGGCATGACATGGAAGGTAATCGATTTCATTCCGCGCACCAGTTCCAAGAGCGTCGTGCTGTTGCAGTTGATGGACGATAAGACCATTTCGATTCGTCAACAGTTCGCTGAGGCGTTGGGTTTGCAGAAGTATCCGTGGCTCATCCGTTTGACGCCGACCGCTGAGGGTGGTTGGAAAATCCGTATCAAAGGCAATGCGGCCACGTATCGTCCCTCCAAGCATGATACGAAGATTCAGGAGACCGTTGAAATCATCGGCGGCGAGGGCTGGTTTTTCAAGGCCGACGCGGAGAACGGTGTGATAACCGTGTATCCGGGCGTGCCGCCCACGTTCCCTGCGGTCATCAACCCGCCGAAGGAGTTCTGGAAGAAAAGCGACTTGCGGCACGCCTACTTCGGCATGAAGCTTCCAGACCGTGGACGTGAGACCGGTGACCTTCTGTACAACGATTGGAAGGACGCTTCCGGCGTGCTGGTAGCTGGAGCAGCGAACGGCGGCAAGAGCGTGGTCATCAACTGTCTGGTCTATGCGGCGGTATCCGCCGGATGCCAGTTGGCGATATGCGACGACCAGTTCAAGGCCGTCGATTTCAAATGGTGCCGACCGTGGGTCATCGACCATGGTTGGGGTTGCGACAGTCAGGAATCCTGCGCGGCCACATTGCAGCATATTCTGGACTTGAGCGCCGTCCGCGCGAAGGTCATCGGACAGTACGGCAAGGAGAACTGGTGGGGATTACCCGACGACATGAAAGCCAAGTATCCGCCGATTCTGCTGGTCTGCGACGAGATTGCCCAATGGGCGGCACCGTTGACCGTGCCATCCGGACTGTCGAAGGATAATCCCACCCGCATCAAAGCGGAATACGAGAAGGGTATCCGCGCCATGAATTATATGGCGTTGCTGAAAATCTGCCAGACGGTTCGTTTCAGCGGCATCTTCTTCCTGTATGCGGCACAGTCCGCGACCAGCCAGAACGGTCTCGACCCGAGCGTTCGCACCAATCTTCCGTCGAAGATTCTGCTGGGCGACAAGGTGAACGATACGGTTCGCGGCACTGTGCTGAACGACGCGAAGCACGCGCCGACCGTTCCCGGCTACCTTATCGAGGCGGGAGTGTCCCGTGGCTGCGGAATCGCTGAACTCGTCGGACAAGAGGCCTGCGTCTACAAGGGCTTCTACGAGGACGACCACAAGCATGGGAAAAGCTGGAGCGACATTCTCCGCGAACACATGATGGACAACAATCCTCCGAAAGGCAACGACGAGGCCGGACACTGGTCTTGGAACGACATCATCGTAGCCGTTCCCGCCGCACTGGAGAAACCGGACGACGGTGCCATGTACGAGGATGACGACCACTCCCCCAGCAGGTTGGAAACCGAGGGCGGTTTCGGCGAGGACGGGCGCGACGTGGCCGACCGGGACAAACCGTTGAAGGGTGCCGCAGCAGCAGCCCATGCGAGCAAACTGTATGCGGCTGGAGTTGACGTGCCCCACGTGAGCGCGGTGTCCGCAGCCCGCAGTCTGGCCAAGGAATCCGCCCAACAGGGCTTGTGAGATTCCGTTTACGTAGTTTGGAGGCGTTTCGCGTATGTCTGAGCAGGATGATTTTCTGATTGGCAACAACCGGTTGGACGAGTCCCTTCTGATGGACATGTCCGACATGCCAGTGGAGCAGTCCGCCGCTAAACCGGCGAACAGGAGAGGAAAATCCACGGCGAAGCGGAACGCCTCTTCGACTGCGAGGAAGCGAAACGGTGAGACGGCGAAACAGTCGAACGGCGAAACATCTTCACAAGACGATATTGAAACGGCGAAACAGCGAAACGGCGTACAGGACGAGCGGGAGAATGCCGTACCGTCAGATGATGCGAAGCAGTTCGACGCCACGCCGCGCCCACGTTTTAACAGTCAACCAGTGGAACCGGTTGATGTAAAACCGGTAAGCCAGCAGAATAGTGAAACGGTTGACGAGGATTCCATTGATATTGACAGTCTGTTGGAAGACCCGTGGGGTTCCCCGACCGACACTGGCGAAACGGTCGGACGGAACGCCGTTTCGCCAGTGGAACAGTCCGTTATCGTAAATAGTGCGCAGGTGGAGCGTTTTGACGGCGAAGCATCTAACCAGTCTAGCGGCAAGCAGGATAGCCAATTCGCCCGAACACAGGAACGACAGTCTTACGGAGGAACGGCAAAACAGCAAGACGCCACGCCGGAAAAGCAGGAAAGCAATACAGCGGCGCAACAGGACGACGGTGACATAGACCCGTTCGCCATGTGGGACATGCAGGAGCAGTCCGATGCTTCCGCAGTGGGACAGCAGAACAGTGAAACGGTGAACCAGCAGACAGGAGGACAGTCTGAACAGGATTCCATCTGGCAGATGGAGGATGAGCCGCTACAGGCGGCATCGCAAAAGCCTACGATTTCAAACGGGCGGCAGGACAGTCAGGCGGATATTTGGAATATTGATTCGCCGGAACAACAGTACGCCGACAATCAGCCACACCAACCGAACGGCGCGACGGCGAACAGGCAAGATGATGATTTATGGAATACTGGCGGACAGGCGGACAGGCGAAACGGTATATCTGAACAGCAGTTAGATGGCGGTCAGCCGTTCTGGCAGGACGGCGAACAGGATATTCCGGAGGGCAATCCGGTAGGCGAACCGGCTCGACAGTCAAATGGAGAAACGGCGAACAGGCAGGACGGCGAGCAAGACATCTGGGGTGACGTGTCCGATGTTCAACCTGTTCGGCAGTACGACGGCGGACTGGAACGCCAGTCAGACAGTGGACAGGATATTTGGGGCGATAATCGAACCGGCGAAACGGCGAACCAGTCAGGCGTCACACCGGAAAACCAACAATCCGATGAACCGGATATTTGGGGGAGTGGCGACGACAATTCGCCGTATGGACAGAGCGCCTCGCCGGTAGTCTACGATGACATTTGGGGCGACGAGATTCCCATTCAACAGGACGAACAGTCCGGCGTGGAACCGGCGCACCAGTCAAACGGCGAAATGTCGGAACAGTCGGACGAGAACAGTGAAGCCTATCCGGACGACGACTTCCACCGGAGGAACAGTATCTTCAATGACAAGCGTGGAGAACCGTGGCGGGAGGACGATTCCGGCAATCAGCAACCTTCGCAACAACTACAGACGGCGGCATCTTCGGATGATGATGGTCTTTGGGACAACATTGAAACGGCGAACCAGTCGGACAGTATGCCGTCAGACCAGTATTCTGGTTTTCCGCCGCAACAATTCGACGGCGAACTGCCTGAATATGCGGACGATACGGACGCCGACAACGCTTCGGGCGATGACGGAAACGGTGGGGGAATCCGCCGAATCATCATCATGGTCGTCGTGATTCTAGCAGGAGTCGCATTCTTGTGCGGTGGCGGATATTACGCGTATTCGACGTATGCGCACGCGCAGGCGGAGAAGTCCCGTCAAATCGAAGTCCAGAAGAAGCAGGATTCGCTTACCAAGGCTCAGAACGATTGGGGCAGGCGCGTATCCGACTCCAAAAACCTAATCAAGGAAATCAAGGACAGTCTTGTGAAGGATGACAAGACCACGTTGGGGGAGTGCGACAAGCTAGGCAAGGCCGCTGAGGGCAGTCCGATGACCGAAGAGGCAATCGACGGGAAACTCAAGGCGTTGAACGCGCAATACAAGGCGACCGATGACGCATACCGGAAGGCGTTGCAGTCGAAGAGTACGGACGTGTCCGACAGGTTGAAGAACCTCATCGATCAAGCCGGGAAACTGGGCGACGCGCCCGACTCGTCCGACAAGGACACGATGAACAGTCTCGTCAAACAGTGGAAGGACAAGACCGTGAACGTCAGGAACGTGGCGGACGCGGACAAGGCGGCGTCCAGTCTGCAATCCGCAGTGGACAAGGTCAATAAGGCTAAGACCGACGCGGACAATGCGAAGAAGGCGGAGGAGGAGGCCAAGAGGAAGGCCGAGGAGGAAGCTCAGGCGCAGGCGCAACAACAGCAGCAATCCCAGCAGACGTATACGCCGCAACGTCAATACACGTACACTTATACGCCGCAACGTCAGTATACGGCTCCGAGGCAACAGCAGTCCACGCCATCCGCTCCGGCTGCTCCGTCCACACCATCCCAACCGTCTACGGGTGGCGATGGCAACAGTGGCGTGATGTTCTAACGCGATTAGAGTAGAGGGAAGTGTGACATTCTCCCCCGCCTCCACAGGCGGGGGAGAATGTCACAGCGGACACGACAGCCCAACGTTCGGGTTTGAGCGAAAGGCATACGACATACATTCAAACCGTTGCGAGGTAACGGTCAAGCGCCTCTCGATATATTACTGCTGGCTTGACACCTTTGCTGCGGGCTATGGAAGCGACACGTTGCGTGTCGACGGCATTGTAGACGACCGTCACGCGTCGCTTCCCTACCGAATCGATATGCGACCCCGTGTAGACCTTGCCGTCCTCGCTCGCGTAGTCGCCGGACTCGTAAGGCGCTGCCAAGGCGTCCAGTTTCTCGTCGGTGAGGCCGTGCTTTTTCATGTACTCGGAAACGTTCATGTGTTCACCTCTCCATTCCAAGTTCGCGTAGTGTCTTGCCGCTGGGCGGGGTCATGCCGTGGAATACGAAGAAAAAATCGTCGTTCTCGTCGTATTGGTAGACCAGTTCCACGAGGCGTCCACGGCCATCAAGTCCAACGGCAAGCCATTCGCCCGACGGACGTTGCTTGTATCTGAGCATCCCGCGCATGGCTGTAGCCACATCGTCGGGTGTGACATCAGGATGGCGCTTCGTGATTCTCGGGTGCACGCCGATGGAACTCATATGCCTCCTTCCGGTATGATATGCAATCATATCATACCGGAAGGTTTGTTAGGAGAAGAGGTCACCATTCGGTGTCCGCGCCGTCATCGAAGTCGGAATCGTAGTCGGCTTCCGGTTCCGGTTCCACCGGCTTGCGGGATTTGCGCGGTCGGGGAGCGGGAGCAGTCTCTTCTTCGTCTTCCTCAACCTCGTAATCCTCTTCCGGTTCGACGGGCTTCGTCTTGCGGGTGGTCTTGGTCTTGCGACGTGGCTTCGGAGTCTCCTCCTCGTCCTCGTAGTTTCCATCGTCTTCCGGTTCCGGTTCTACTGGCTTGCGGGGCTTACGACGTGGCTTCGGAGACTCTTCTTCGTCTTCCTCACCGTCATACTCGTCAACATTGGAGCCGGAACGAAGCTTGACACGCTTGTTCCACGGGTCGTCGCCGGACTCGTAATCCGGCACCATGCGGTCACGCCAAGCAACCATTTCGGCAATCTGCTCTTCGGTGAACGCATCCTCAAGGGACATGATTCCAGCCGGAGTGCCGCCGCCGATAATCACGACGCTTTTGACTCGTCCGGTGACGCCCTGACCAATCTTGGCCTGATGCCAGCCGGAGAGACGCAGTACGGCGCTTGCGTACTGTCCCGCATACACCTTGTCCTTCCAGAAGTCGAGTCGGCGTTCGTACTCTTCAACGGAGTCGGGGTCTTCCTCGTTCACGGTGAAATGCTTCGGCATGGGGTGGAGGATGTTCTTGTCATCGACCCAGCCGACGCTTGGCGGTTCGGTGGCTCGTGACTTGGCAGAGAGCATGTATTTGCCCTTCAAGGAGGAGTCGCGTTCGGACATGACGACCAGTTCGCCGGTGTCCTTGTCCTCGACTTCCTCCGTGTCGCAATCGACCAGTGCGAAGTGTATTGCCGCACGCTTGTCGAACATGCGCTTCGACTTCAGTTCCTCGATGTACGCGGACTGATAGTCGGAAATCTTCTTGATGGTCTCACGGTCGCGGCGCTTGTCGAGAATCGCTCGGAACATGTAGGACGGTTTGCTTGGGGTCTTGTCCTTGTTCTTGTCGTCGTCGCTCTGCTTGAACACGTAGGGTTCGAACAGGGAGCAGCGTCCCAGAGTGATGTGCGGGAGGAACACGTCGAGCGTGGACGGTACGGAATTCGATGGTTCTGCCATTTTTGGTTTTCTCCTTTTCGTTTACTCCCGTGTCACGGTCGGACTTCAACCTTTTCCATTGCGGGAATGGTCGGAGCTTGCTGTGGCATGTGTGGGGAGATTCGGTTCTTATATGTGGACGCACCCAAGTATAGGTCATATCTGAACTATTACAAAATCAAGCGTGTTCCCTTATATTCCAATACTTCTCGACATTAACTACTATACAATTTGGTTCAAATATGAACCAATGCTATAGTTGTGTTGAAACTTGTAGGAAGGGAGTTGTTTTTGAATTTGAATACATGCCGTTGTTCCTCTAGTTCAAACTGCATCTCACTGCGCAACCTCCGAATACAAGCAGGAAAAACACAGGCCGAAACGGCCGAAATACTGGACGTGTCAACAAGCACATACAAACGGTGGGAAAAAAACCCGCTCGACATGCCGCACGGCATGTGGCTGGAAACCGTCCAATATTTGGAAATGTCCGCACAAATCAGAAAGAAGGCCAGAATGGCGACCGAATATCCCAAGCAGAAAGTCGAATACGTTCCCCCGGCAAGCGAGGAGGAACTGGCCGAAGAACGAAAATCCTACACCGTGCCGATTCCCGACGACCTGCCCGACATCTTCACCCCATCCAAGCCCGTCACCAACGAGCAGACAATCGCATGGGAATGCCGCAACATCGAACCATATCCGGGCTATGCGGAAGAGTACGCCGCATGGGAGGACGCATGGGAGAACATCAACCGCGCTCAGGCGGAGGCCGACGGCAACCACTACAACTACGTGGACAACATGAACCTCCAGCCGGAGTTCGACCCGCAGACCGACGCGCCCATCGACTATGAGGAGCCGACCATCTTCCAGAACGCCGAAACTAACAAGGTCGAAGTGCACCTGCCCTACGAGGACGAGGTCAAGGCCGACGCCGAAGCCCGTGGAGAGGACACGTCCGTCACCGGAGACGAAGAGGAGTGACACTCTCATGAGCCAAGCGGAACTCATCGACGCGACCGACGAGGAGTACTTCGCCATGGACGCGCTCGACCAAAGCCAGCTGAAAGCGTTCCTGAAGAACCCGAAGGAATGGGCCTACGACCGGCTATTGGGCGACCATACGCAGACGGACGCGATGCGGTTCGGAACCGCATTCCACGCCTACCTGTTGGACACCAGCGAGGTCGTCTGCCTTGACGAGGGGCAGACGTTCCAAAGCAAGGCCAACAAGGAATGGCGGGACGCGCAGGAGGCGATGGGCAACATCGTCGTATCCTACAAGGACATGCAGCTGTTGAAGCGCATGAAGCAGAACATCATCGACTCCCGCCCCGACATGTACGACCTCATCGGCAAGGGCACCTGCGAACAGTGCATCGTGTGGACGGACGACGACACCGGATTGGAACTGAAAGCCAAACCGGATTTGATTCCGACCGGCGTGGACTATCTCGTGGACCTGAAGACCGCGAGCAGTGCCAGCGCCCAAGACTTCCACAAGCACGTCATCGACTACGGCTACCACATTCAGGCGTCGTTCTACCGTCAGGCGGTTGCGAACTGTCCGAAGGAGGCGTTCAAACGCACCAAACGCAAGCCGGTGGCCATGCAGTTCTGGGTGTTCGAGAAGACCGGCGCATGCGACTGGCAGCCGTTCAGCATCAGCGCCGACAATCCGATTACCAGAATCGCTGGAATGTCCATCAACGCTGCCCTGCACGGCATAGCCGAGTTGAGGGACAAGGCCGAGGCCGACGGTGGTTACGGCACGGGCATCGACGCGGCGGCGAAGTATGCGCTCAGTAACGGCGGCTATGACAAGACCATGAAGGAAGTCGAATTCACCGCATGGGACATGACCGACGCGCAGAACTTCGCCATGATTGACTAGTTTTTCCGACTTCCAACATCAGATTGAAACTTGACATCGGGAGAGTGGCTGTTCCTAGGAACAGCCACTCTCTTTTTTCTAATGCCGTAGGTTAGAAGGGATTAACACCACCGTCGTCCTTTGTGACGGTCTTGCCATCGGACTCCATGGCGGGGCGTCCTTGCCGCATGCCTCCAACTGGCGTATGGAACTCTTGCACGGGTTCACTGTAGAGGTTGTTTTTGACGTTTTAGAGGTGGTTTTTAGTGTGATGAAACGGTGAAAATCTCTGGGAGGTACTGCGATGGAATCTGGAGCTTTTGTGAAAAACCGGTAATACTGCTGGGAGTTACTGCGATGAAATTGGGAGATACTGCGATGCAGACAGCCTTTCACGCTTACTGTCACAACGGTTTTCAGCACCCACATAAAAAGCTTTTTTGAAAAATATTCCAACAGACCTTTTCAGCCGGTTCCTCTAAAAAAGCCCACCCTTCCGGTGCCCCTCTCTTTTCGTCAGAATGGGTTTCCCTCGCTTGCATCCACTTCGGCGGCATCATTCGCGTCGAAGTCGTGCTCACGTTTTGAGTTCAGCGAACTTCCGCAGGGAAACACAGTTAATCCGTTACGACCGCAGACGACCTTGATTTCAGGCCATGCCGCGCATACTTTGCGCATAGCCTCACGGAATCTTTGCTTAAAGGAACGCATCGGCGTGGACGCCATATCGAATTGCGGTTTGAGGAAGCACCACGGAATAAACAACGGTTTCCTTAAGCCATAAGTCCTGTAGGCAAGCCACTGGTAGATATCCAAGGCCCTTGCCGACTTCCCCAGTTCCAAGATGATTCTCTTGTTCAACGGAACCGGATTGTCCGTGAACATGCTCCACATCTCTTCCGAAAACTGGATGTAGGAGGAAGGGTCTCCATCGTCCTTGAACCCCGGATAGTCGAAATTGGAATTGTTGAAACGCAGATGAAAGTGGCTGACGAGCCGCAGATTGCGACCTTCCGTGAAACGTTTCCCGTTGGGGCTTTCACCGGTCAGGGAGACCGTGAAAGTCGTTCCAGACAGGCATAGAAGCGACTGTTCGACATCTTTTAGGTCTGTTCCGTTGCCTAGTCCGACTTCCTTGCAGAAAGCATGGAAGGATTTGTCTAGTTTGACGATATGGTTTTCCATGTCCACTTTGTCTGAGTTTGTTTGCACCAGAGAACGGACGTAAATCAGGAACAGACGTGGCGTCTTTCCGTATGTCCAACCCCATATCGACTGCATCACAGCCACAGATACTTGCCCGTTGGTCCTTTCCACGAATCGTTCATCACCGGGGTTTTTAATGGGGAACATGGCTATCTGGGACATGAAGCTGGGGGAGTAGCTGATGTCTTTGTTGTTAACGGTTGGTGTATTATCGGTCATGAAACCACCTCTTGACGGTTTTATCGCCTCTCTGTTTTGCTGAATCTCGCAGGGAGGCTTTTTGTTTTACTCTAGGTCTTGGCTTGTATTTTACAGGTTGTTAGTAACAATTCTGGCGTTTAGGATTCTCATGCAAAAGTTTAGGATTCTCGTGCAAAAGCTCATTTTTGGTTTAGGATTCTCATGCAGAAGTTTAGGATTCTCATGCAGAAGTTTAGGATTCTCGTGCAAAAGTTTAGGATTCTCGTGCAGAGGCACCTTCTCAGCCTTACTGACACAAGGGCTTTCGGGTGCCCTCATAAGTATACATAAATAACATAAGTAACATAATATATATAGTGTCCAAATTTTTTTAAAATTTGAAAAAGCAAAAATCATAAAAAATGTTTTTTGTCGGGAAGCCGTTAGACAACGCGTCTCTCTTTGCTGGGTGGACAGGTTCAATCCTTGGCTCGGGTAATCGTATGGTGTCTTCCCTCTTTGCTGAAAGCCGGACAATCCTCACTGCTTGTGAACCGTTGTTGAGCGTAACCGTTTTTCCGGGTATTCATCGGTTTGGGAATGCCTGTCGCTTTTTCCGTGCTTTTCGGAATCTTCCAACGTTTGTTGCGTTAGACTGGATTAGTCCACATTGACTAAACGGAAAAGAGAATAATGCTTCTGCCTATCGCTCTTCCAACCGGTTCCCCCATTTGGAATCCGCTTGACGACGAGACCGTTCGCGGCAGGTATTGCGATGGTGCCTACGTGCAGACAGGTCTTCCAGACGATGGTGCCGCTTACGACGCGTGGCTTGCCGAGCATGACCGTATCGTCGCTTTAAAGGCCCTTCAAGGGCTTTCCGTCAAAATCGAGACCAATCATACCCGTAAGGACATAATCAACCTTCTAAAAGCCGATATCAGCGCATTGGAGATGGGACGCCGAAAATGAGATTCACACTGCATCCGACCGACAAGGGAACCAGCCGTTGCGTCCGCTGCGGCGTCAGGAAAACCCCATACGACGGGGAGACCATGTGCCAGCACTGTCTGGGCGTGCATGAGTCCGGCAATCACCGTCCGTTCGGAGAATCGTCATGGTTCGGAGGAGCGTCATGGTTCGTCAAACCGTAGCGGTGGAACGCGGCGGATACCGTCTGACCATCAGCATCCCCGTCGAATGGTGGAGCGGCACCGACACGATACAGACCGAAAAGACCCGCGCCCTGCGCCGTGCGAGAATCCGCCGGTACGCGAAAGACAAGTGGCGGAGCCTGAAGACCATGAGACAGGCGTGGAAGGTCGAACGGTTCCTAGCCGTCGTCACCGTGTCCCCGCCGCATGGCGGCAGCGTGTTCCCCGCCCGCGCTGCGGAGACCGTGAAGCCGATAATCGACGCGGGTTCGAACGTGCGCCTGTGGGATGACGACGACAGTCTGCACCGGCATTCGACCATCTACCTGCAATCGCCCATCGAAGCGCCGTCCGGCTGTTATCTGCTGGACATCCTCATCATCCCGATTTCCGACGAGAACCCGCAGTATCAGATTACGGGCGGATTGGCGGCGAGCGTGGTCGGCATGTGGCGGAACATTCCCGTGGAGGAGCGTCCCGCATGGTGTGACGGGTATGAGGTGAGATTCAGCGTCCCCGACCGAATCTGGATTACCAGCAACTACACGGATTCTGACTTGCAGGCCCGCCAGCAGGGACGACGCAAGGCGGACACGTGGGGGAGGGGCGACGCGTTCGGCGTGCGCGGGAAGGTCGTGTCGCAGCTCGTCGCCTACGCGGAGGAGTGTTGGAGACGCCAACCCTACTGCGGGTACGCCAAATACGTCGTCATAGCCAGCATCGCATACCCCTACGGCGTGGGACGGGCCGACCCGGACAACGCCGCCGAAACCGTGAACGCGATTCTGAGGGCGGGAACGAACGTCGGCGCATGGCATGGAGTCACATCGGACTGTTGCAAGGGCGTCGCTTTCGTCCGGTCGAAGAACCTGAACCACGGGGGGCGGCATATGGTCCGACTGCTCGTGTTCCCCGTGCCCGACGGGTTCCAAATGCTGGACGCGATAGCGGATTCGGCGGACGCGAGCTGGGCTGAACACGACCGGAGGCTGAATTGAGTTGGAAAAGCGTATTGGGCAAGACCCTGCTTGGTGTGGGCGTTCTGTTTGCGACCGTCGTCTACATGTCGTTCGACGTTCCCGCAGACGGCAGACTGGACATCCGTGAATCCATCCTGTCGCTTTTCGGCATGGTCGTGGGCTTCTGGATATTGGGTGAGACGTGGGGACGGTTGCTGTGGCGGCTCCTGCGTGTCCTCGCCAAGGACGTCGGCGTATTCGCCGAAACCGTGTTCGTCCACGTTTCCGACCGACTGCCCAAGAATCGGAAGCGTAAGAAAAACCGGTAGATTACCTCAACCCGACGGTTATCAACCTTTAGGATTGTAGACTGGAATCTGATGTTGGAAAAGCCTCCCGTTCACGGAGGATTCAAGCCTAGGAAGGATATGACATGGCCTACAATCCGGCACAGCCACGAAACCCCATCGGACAATGGGCCAAATGGGGTCTGACCGTCGGCTGGCACGAATACGTTGACCGTCGCGGCAGAGTACGCAAATACTACAAGAACAACCTCTCCCAAATGCCCAGCGGCTACGAGATGATGCACGTCGGCGCAAGCGGACGCAACTTCAGCAAACTCGACGACCATGACGTGCACGAGCGCGTGCACATCACCGGCACCGAGGACGGCGAACAGCTCGCCATCGCATCCACCGGCAACACCTGCTTCGGTGTCATCAACCACGACCGCGAGGCTCCGGAACACACGTTGAGCGTATGCCGCGGCAACAAGTTCCAGCCGGTCAGCGAGAACCTGCCTCTGAACGAAACCAGTTTCGGCGGACGCGCAGCCCAATTGGAGGGACGCAAGGACGGGAAGGTCTACGACACCCTGAACGCGCAGGCCAACGAGCGAATCAACCGCGCCGCGTTCGAAGGCGAGAACGCGAAGGTGTACCACATCGACCCGAAGGACTTCGCCGAAGGGGAGGTCAAGGTACGCCACTACTACGAACGTGAACTGCACATGAGCAACGCGGACGCGCGTTCCGCACCCGTCTACGTGTACATGGACAAGAACGGCAAACCGCAGGTGAAGGCCGCTCTGACCGTCAAAAAGGACGGTACCATCGGACGCGCCCACAGTCCGAAGAACACGGGCGGCTCCCCGACCGCGAAGGTCAACGGCGACGATTTGACCCGCATGACCCGAGCCATGCAGGCCGAAGGCTTGGACGACGTGCCATGCGCCATCAGCGCCGGAACCGGCACGCAGCGCAACGGACGCCCCCAGAACGCCCTACATTTCCGCAAGGAGTTCTACAAGAACAATGTCAGCGGCGACCATGTGACCTCTTGGGGCACCATCGAAATGGACAACAAAGGCACCGAAATCGAAAAAGCCCGTGGAGAGTTCAGCAACGACGCGGAATACGCGGCGTACAAGCAGAAAGTGGACGCGCGACGCTCCAACGCGGCTGCGAACTACTTCCATCCCGTTGACAGCGAGGACGCCGCGAAGCTCATGCGCCGCAAGACCGGCAACATGAACATCCCGCAGGACAGCATCGAAATGCGCCATCAGGACAAGACGGTGTCGTTCGCGGTTCGCGGAGAGCACACCAACACCCTCTACGACGGTTACGGCTCCCGTGTCGGATACGAGGCGAACGACGCCGACGGATTCCGCAGCATGTTCAACTATTCGCACCAGAACAATCCGGTGCCCGCCCAAGCCATCAAGACCGGCACCGGCAGGCGTGAGGGACAGTACGGCGTCACCCTGAAGGACAAGTCCGGTGCGACCGTCGTGTCTTGGTACAACAAGCGCGGGCACCATACCGACACCGAGCGCATGGTCTGAACGCTCTGAAAACAATCCGACGATAAGGCCCGACCGTCCGAAACGAATTCAGGCGGACACGATTGGAGTAAGCCATCGTGTCCGCCTGAATTTTTTCGAGGTTTTTTCCCACTTATACGAGGTTGATAGTCAACATATCCGCTAAGGTGGTAGACGAAAACCCCAGAAGAAAAATTCACATTTCGGATAGGACGTCACTTGAGTTATTTGAATCATCTGAATTCCACCGCCGTCAAGAAAATCGGCGGAGCGGGCCTCGCGGCCGTCATGGCCGTAGGCTCCATTGGAACGGGAGCCGTGACTGCTTTGGCCGTTGACGACGCCAATCCCACGACCCCGCCATCCACTTCCGGCGACGACACCGCCACCACAAGCCGCAAACTCCAAACCACCTACGGCAAGCAGACCGTCACCTACGAGAAGGACGGCGACGGAAACTATGAGGCCACCATCAGCAAATATGACGGCGACCCATTGAAAGCGGCCACCGCCACGCTTGACGGCGAGGACAAGCCTATCGCATTGTCTGCTGAAACCCCGACGCTCAACATCGACCACAGCAAGGTTGGTATCAGCCATCTGACCGGCACCGTCACCTACAAGGGCACGTTTGATGAGTCTGACACCGTAAGCCGCAAGGTCACACTGACCGTGAACGTGGACGAAACCTACGGCAAGGAAGTCACCCTAAAGGACGGGACGAAGTTCGTCGTGCAAGGCGACACCAGCACCGCGAACGCCACACTGAACGGCGTGACCTTGGACAAGGACGGCAATCCGTCCGAAAACACCGTCCGCCTGTCGGACGGCACCACAGCCGCAATCGACTGGTCGAAACCCACATACGATTACAGGAACGGCTACACCGTCACCAAAACCGGAACCGCGACCGCCAGAGTCGAAATCATGGACTTCAACTGGGACAGCGGCACCCGAATCGACGCCTACGGTTGGAACACGCACACGAGCGTGACCGCATCCAACACCGCCAGCTGGTCAACCAACTATGAGGGCAACAGCATCCCATTCGCCACATCCGACGAGGACGGGAAGCAGCTCGCTTCCATGAACGGCAACACCATTCCTCAACGACTGGAAGTTACCGGCAGCAACGGCAGCAACGTGACCCTCACAAATCCGACCATCACGCCGGGAGCCACCACCGGCGCGGGCAAACTCGGCATGATTCACGAGACCGGCACAGCCGGATACTCCAAGAAAGCAGGAGGAATCCTCCCCGAATTCGCCGCGACCGTGAACTACACGAAGGATTACGGCAAGGAAGTCACCTTGAAGGACGGCACCCCGTTCACCGTCCAACAGGACGGCAGGACAGCCGTGGTGGATTACACGAACAAGGACTACACCGTCAACAAGGCGGGCAAGGTCGTCGGCAAGGACGGTAGGGAAATCACCAGTCTGAAACTGTCCGACGACACCGAACTGCCTATCACATGGGCTAAGACCACTGACTCCAAAACCCATGTGACCACCGTCGTTGGAACCGTCAACCAGAAGTACAAGACCATCGACCCGGAAACCAAAGCCGAATACGAGTGGACGATTCAAGTCAACCAATCCTACTCCCGTACCGACACTTGGAGCGGCGAAGTCGAAGGGAAGACGTTCCAGTTCACGAACAATCCGGAAACCGGCGACCAATCCTATACGGCCACCGAACCATCCGGCAAGGTTCCGGGACGCATCACCGTGCATACGAACGATTCCGATGACACGTTCACATTGAAGCGTAGCGACTTGCAGGCTGTGAAGCTCACAGCCAACGGCACGTTCGCCCAAGTGGATGTGACCGGCACTGCCGTCTACCATGTCGGTGCTAAGAACGGCAATCCAGCGTTCGACGTTTCCATCCCATTCAAATATTCCACAGGTGAGAACATCACTCTGGCCGACGGCACCCAGTTCACCGTATCCGGAGAAAACCCGGACGGAACCGTGGAGGCCGTAGCCAATGTGCCCGCCAACAAGTCCTATCGTGTGACCAAAGACCGCAAGGTCGTTGACAAGGACGGCAATGAGGTCAAGACCATCAAACTGTCCAACGGCAAAAGCCTGAACATCGCATGGAACGTCAGCGTGGACAATGCCACTCACGTGACATCCGCAACCGGCGTCGCCACAGGCAACTACGAGTACACGGACGTTCAGACCGGACAAACCAAAATCTGGCATATGACCGTCAACTTGGGTGACTATTCGCGCACCAACACTTGGTATGCGCAGCTCGGAGACGACAAGCTCCCGTTCGTGAACCTTCCCAACATGGGCGGCAGCCAGTCACTCACCGCCCCGACCGTGAACGTCCGCCCCACCGCCGTGACCATCGGCTCCCTGAACAAGGACGACAACACCCAGTTCAAAGTGGAACCGAAGTTCACCGAACAGCACATCACGTCCGGCGACAAGCTCGGCACCGCCATTGTGACGGGCACAGCCGTCTACCATGCCGACGCGAACCCATCCTTGGGCTTGCCCCAATTCGACGTGACCGTCCCGTTCGAATATTCGATTGGCGAGGAAATCACACTGGACAACGGCACCGACAAAGGCACCCCGTTCAGCAAGTACGAAGACGGCTCCTACCATGCTGGCTACTCCGCCACCGGCCTGTCCGACAAGGACAACAGCCCCTCCTACCATGAGGTCACACTGTCCAACAAGGACAAGGCCACCGTCCAATGGGAGTCCGCCCCCAAGACCATGGTGGGCGCGGACAACAAGAACAACATCATCGTATTGTCCGGAACCGCGACCGGCGTCGTGACCGTCAAGGACGAGCACGGCAACAAGCTGGAGCAATCCTACACGGTGGGCACGCGCGACATCCGCGCCGAGGACAAGAGCTTCACGAAGATGACGCTCACCCAGACCTCCGCAGACGGCAAGTCCAAAAGCTACGAAATCAATAAGGAAGACTTCGACGAGAACCATCAGAAAACCGTCGAACTTCCCGCATCCGACGCCAAGGACTCGTTCTCCCTTTCCGCTGAACACGGCCTCGACGCTGAAGTGTCCCGCCCGAAACTGGGTGTTGACGGCACCAGCCGACTCATCACCGTGACCGTGAACGGCGTGGACTACACGGTACGCGTCAACTTCAAGACCTCCGACCTCCAGCCGGACAGTCCCGCCAGACTTGACGGCATCTACGTGAATCTCACCGGCAAAGCCGAAAAAGGCACGCTCATCGACAATTGGAATCCGAACCGTCTCGACTACGTGGTCGCGTTGAAGGACGCCAACACCAGCGCCTACCTGCTGCCGGAAGCCCCGAAGGGAGTTACCGTCAAGGCCGGAAACGTGACCCAAAGCGCCCAATCCAACCGTCAGGAATGGACCGTCACCGACACTGCCACGGGCGCGACCCGCACGTACAGCGTGACCGTGACCCGTCCCGTCAAAACCGCCGTCACTGAATTCCAGCCGAAGGAGCCGGTGGAACAGTCTCCGGTCAAGACGCCGGACTCTCAGACTGACACGAGCCTCGCATCCGTCGGCTACGTCGGCAAGGACGGCAAGTATGTGCCCGTCACATCCGACAAATTCGAAATCCCGGAAGGCGGAGTCTTCTCCTACGAGACGAAAGTCGGACAAAGCGCCGTCGCATCCAGTTCGCACAAGGGCATGACCTACACGTACACGGTCAGCGTCCTCTCTCCGGACGGGGCGACGTTCACCCAGCACGACTACACCGTCACCTACATCACCGCCATCACCCATAAGGCGGAACTGACGGGCATCGCGGTTGACGGAAAACTCATCAACGGGTTCGCTCCGGACAAAACCTCCTACGAAGTGGCTGTGGACAATCCCGACAAGTGGACGGTCGTCGGCCAGTACGACAAGGACACGGGCATGAGCATCACCATCAACAAGAATGGCGCGGACGCCACGCTCACCGTCACGTCCGGTGATGGACTCGCATCCAAGGACTACAAGATTCACTCCACCAAGAAACCGTTCGGAGGCGCTGGCACCGCCGGTGTAAGCGACCTCGCGCAGACAGGCGTGAACACCGGAATCATCGGAATCGTCATCGTCGCGCTCCTTGCGGTCGGAGGAATTTTGACCGTGGCCGTAAAGAGGCTTGGCAAGCGTAATGCCGTCAAGCGGGTTGATGCCACGCCGGACAGTAGGACGGAATCCAATCCCGAGCCGGAAAGCGACTCCGATAAGAACAATCCGTCCAGCAAAGCCGAATAATCCAACAAGCTTCGCCTTCCATGGCCCACCGTCATTCCGGTCGGAAACGATTGGGGCGGTGTGCCATGGAGGGTGGAAACCGGGGAGACTGGTCTTGGGAACTCTCCTGCAAACCGTACTTAAGGCCAGCCTTCCCACCTTTATAACTGTACAATCCTAAAAAACTCGGGGGGGGGGCTTCCTTTTAGGGCCTTTCCCCTGTTTTCATGACATATTTAAGAAGGGAAGCCGAACGTTATGAAACCCGGGTTAAGAAAAATCGCCGCGCTCATATTGGCGTCCGCGACACTGTTCGGCGGAGGCGTGTTGTCGGCGTCCACCGCATATGCGGACGATACGACCTTGGACACATCCACTCAACTCCAAGCCGAACCCGATACGCAGACAACCATGGGCGGCGACGTGTCCGAAACGACCCCCGACAACGGCTCCGACAATGAGGCCGGAACCGATACAGACAACCAATCCGACGATACGACGCCGCAGACAAACGTGGGTCAGGCCGCGCCCGACGTGACCATCCACGACATGCTCGACACGGACAGCGCCACCGTGTCGAAACTCAAACTCACCGGTTGGACGACCGGCACCGCCCCGTTCGACAAAGACAACGAACGCGGCGACGACAAGGACGACAACAATGCGATTGTCCGCTCCTACGATACGGTGACCTACGATTACGATTACACGCTTACGCCGGACGATGCGATGACCTACTATCGTAAGGCCCGCGTCGGCTTCCGGTTCGAACTGCCGTATCCGTCCAACAAGGTCACGTTCGCGACCGACCAGATGAACTGGGTTGACCAGACGCCCGGCTATACGGCGAAGGTCACGCAGGAGGGTGACAGGCAGGTGTTCACTGCATACCGTCTGCTCACCCCCACGTCGAACAGTCCGACCGTCTGCCCCGGCACGTCCAGCATCACCCTCGCGGTCAAAGTGTTGGGAGCGTCCAACGGGTACAGGTTCCATCCGACCGTGAAGGCGTGGACGGTGCCGAACGACACGTCGAACCGTATCGTTTCGGACACGCCGAAGGATGTGACGGTCAGTGCGAAGCTGAGTCTGAACGTTCGCATGGTCAACTATGGCATCAATGACAGGGGCGTGTTCGACTTCTCTTCGGGTGCTGCGAACGCGCCCAACAAGACGGAGGGCAAGGTGACCGGCTTGGGCTTGGGCATCGCATTGGTTACGGAGATGCGTTGGCCCGACCGGACGAAGGGGTTGAAGGGTTTGGAGGCTCCGTCCGGCAGAATCACCTATAGGCTTCGCTTGTCCAACCAGTATTCGGATGATACGAAGACCGGGACGAAGCATCCGATGGAACGCCGTTGGCAGCCGTTGCTCTACGATTACGGGCATATCAGCAACATGGATTCGAAGTATGGTCGGACGTTCGCATGGATGGGCGACATGTTGCTTCAGGCTCCGGGCGTCGCCGACCATGCCGACGGATATTTCAGAGTGGCGCGTGGCAATACGACGGTCACGTCCACGACCGGTGAGCAGGGCACGGATGTGACCGTCTCGTTCGACGGGTACGACACGTCCGTCTTCCCTATCCACGAAGCCTATCCCCGTAACAACCAAGATAAATGCAGCACGCATTACATGTCGTCGGACTGCTCCACTCAGCAGGTCGGAGCCATCCACGTGGACGTGTTGCAGTTCATCACGCCCACCAGCCGTGACGGCAAGACCGTGGCACAGTATTACGGGAACGTTGAACAGACGGGCAACATCAGCATGGACGACATGGGATTGACGGCCACCGGAGTCAGCGGAGACCGTCTCGCCACGGCGGAAGACAATTCGAATCAGGCCGTCACCGGTGACGACCATGCGGGTTCGGCTGTGACCGTCCGCATACCGGGCACGTACAGTACGCGCGTCCGATACACGTACTGGAGCAACGACCGCTCCACGAACGATGCGGGCACGAGCGGCGACTGGATGACGCCCGACTGCGTCAACGGGTCCGACAGTCTCATACAGGGGTCGAAACTACGCCTCCAAATAGGCCACAACATCATAATCAACTCCGAAGGCGACGCCGAAGTGATGGGCATGGGCCTGGTCAAATTCGACCCGAACAGCATCGAACCGGTGGACGACCATCCCGACACGCAGCCGACCATTTTCATGAACGCTTTCACGTGGGGCACGAGGGTGACCAAACAGAGGAACCAAATCCCCTACTGGTACGCCGTCAAAAAAGACGGCACCGGCTGGAAGGACTACAAGGAGCAACGCGACACGAAAATCAGCGGCCTCGACTACTATCCGACCCTCAACGAGGCGAAACGGCATGGCACGGTCGTCGGCATGCTGTTCGAAGACCACAACACGGTGGACCCGACCGGCACGAGTTTCAGCCGAAGATTCACGCCCATCGTCTCCCTGCCCGCCCGCATCCTCGACACCGCGAGAATCGGCACGGTCACACCCATCGTCGCCGAAACCGCCTACTGGACGCGCAACAGCCTCGCCCGGATTGCGAACCTGAACGCGGACGCGCCGGACACGCAATGGCAGCAATGGTCCGACAATCTCACCACCCGACTGCCCGAATACGCGAACAGCGTGAAACCCAACCTGACCTGTAGTGGCGACACATACCGTCCCGCCACGTTCGACGAAAACGGCGTCTATCAGGGCGGCGACACCGCCGACACCATAAAAGGCGACAGCCTGTACGTGGCCGGCGAAACACCGCACATCGCCAAACAGGTCGCACAAGCCAACGAGTCCGGACATATCAAAACCGTCTACGATTTGGACAAGGAACAGCGTACGGTGGACTGGAAGCTCACCGCCACCGCAGACACGTCCACGACCACGGACGGCGGACAGTACACGACCGACTACATCATCACCGACACGCTTCCCAAAGGATTAGCCTACGTGGACGGTTCCATGACGGTCGGCGGCCAATACTCGCAGCATACGCCCGACAAGGGCACGGTCACCGGCGGCACTCCCATCACGCCGACAATCGTCGCAAACAAGGACGGCACCACCACCATGACCATCAGGGTGAACGGGGCGCGCGACGATTCGGGCACGCAGACCGTCATCCACTATTCCACCACCATCGGAGACGCGTCAGACCCCGGCCATGACGTGAGGAACAACGATTCGTTCACGAACCATGCGTCCATCCAGTCGAAACGCAACATGGCTCCCCCATTGGCTCAAAAGGCGCAGATAGCCGACGCGACGGTACGCGTCAGCCGCACCCATTCGACCGCGTTGGCGACCCGCGCCGACCCGCTGCTGAACGACATCGAACGCCCGTTGGGATACAGGAACATGCTGGGCAACTTCTCCAAGGATGAGAAAACCAATCCGTATGCGGTGGACGTCATGCCTTACAAGGGCTTGAACCAGTCCAACTATCACGGCGACTACACTCTGGCCGGACTCACCGTCAAGGCGGGTGCGGGCGCAAGCATGAACGGCGTCAAAGTCTACTTCACCACCGACCAGAAGTGGCGCAACGTGGACGCGACGAAGATAACCCGCGGACAGGTCCAACAATGGGCCGAAGCCACAGTGAATGCGACCACAGGCAAGGTGACCATCCCCGACGGCTACAGCAAGCCGGTGGCATGGGCGTTCACCTCGCCAAGTCTGCCCGCCAACGCCAGATATGACTTCATCCTGAGCATCAAGCCTACAAGCAACAGCGCGTCTGACGCGTACGTGAACCGTTGGGCGGACGGCGACAACAAGGTGGACGCGGTCACGCAGGTCGTGGAACGCAAGGTCAGCGGCGTCGCATGGTTCGACAACAATCATGACGGCATCCGACAGGATTCTGACCGGCTTCTCGCGGACGTGACCGTCACCCTCGTGGATGGCAACGGCAGGACAGTCACCAGTGTGAACGGCAAGCCCTGCACCACCACAACCGACAGGAACGGCCACTACGAAATCGGTTCCATTCCGGCGGGTTCCGGGTTCAAGCTCAGGTTCACGCCGAAAACCGGCATCACATGGCACGGACAGCATACGACCGCCAAAAACGCGAAGGAAGCGTCCGAGGCGACCGACTCCGACAGTGACGAGGAGGATGATGCGGACGGCAATATGATTGCCGGTGTAATCCGATTGAAGGATTTCCCCGCATTGGATAAGATGACCTCCGCCGTCTACGATGACCCGAACGAAGACCATGGCATGAGAGGCACGCTCATGCCCGCCGTTCCGGCCACGTTCAAAGCGGTCAAAGTGTTGAACGGTCGTCCGAACGGCGCTTGGACCGACAGGGACAAGTATGTTGCGGACATCACCCCGTTGGACAATGCCCCGAAGAGCGCGGTGCCATCCTCCATCACATTCAGCGACAACAGGACGAAGACCGTCAAAATCAACCCCAGCGCGTTCCCCACGGATGGCGTCTACCGGTATCAGGTCAAGGAACGCAAGGGAGACAATGCGGGAGTCACCTACGACAGCCGCACTTGGATTCTGACCGTCACCGTCCAAGACGATTTGACCACGTTCAAACGTCACGTCACCGTCAACGCGGCATGTGACGGAGTGCAATCCGACACCATCCAGTTCACGAACACGTATGCTCCGAAGGACACACAGGCCGTCATCGAAGCGGGCAAACTGTTCACGGATGCGGACAGGTCGGCCACGAAAATCACCGACTTCCAATTCGATTTGTACGCGAACGACAAGGCGTCCGGCACGCCAATCCAAACCGTGAACGCCACGGCGGACGGCAGAGTGGACTTCTCCCCGCTCCTGTTCACCAAGGCGAAGCTGAACGGCAAGGACAGGGCCGTGTTCAACTATTCCGTGCGTGAACGCAATACGGGCGCTGCGGGAGTCAAATACGACGGACATTATGCGGCGTGGACGGTTACGGTCACGGACGACAACAGTGGACAGTTGAAGGCGTCCATCACCAACCCGTCCGAAACCGAAGGACGGTTCGTTAACTCGTATTCCAGCCAGCCCGCGTCCATCACGCCGAAAGCCCGCAAGATGCTCGCCAATCCGTCCGGAACCCTCCGCCTGTTGAACGCCGACGAGTTCACGTTCGAATTGCAGGATGCGAACGGGAAGACCCTCCAATCCAAGGCGAACAAGGCCGACGGTACGGTAACGTTCGACAAAATCACCTACGACACCGTAGGTGAATACGATTATCGAATCATCGAACAGTCGGGCAAACTGGCGGGCATCACCTACGACCAGACCGTGCATATGATGCACGTGACGGTCGCCGATAACGGTTACGGACAGTTGAAGGCCACCGTCATCTATGATGGCGGCAAGGATACGCCCGTGTTCACCAACACGTACAATCCGAAGGATGCGACCGTCACCCTCACCGCCCACAAGACGTTCGGCAACGCCGACAACAGTCACGCGAAGCTCACCGACTTCCAATTCCAACTGTTCGACAACGAGCAGGCGGTCGGCGTGCCCGTGCAGACCGTCAACGCCGCCGAGGATGGTACCATCCGCTTCCAGCCGTTGACGTTCACCGCCAGCCAGCTGAAAGGCAACAAGTCCAAGACGTTCGCCTATACGGTGCGTGAAATCCGCCAGTCGGCGGGCGGCGTCAACTACGATTCCCACATGGGCTTGTGGCAAATCACCGTCACCGACGATTTGACCGGACAGTTGAAAGCCCAAACCAGAACGAACGCGGCCTATCCGACCACGTTCACGAACACGTATCAGGTGAAGCCGGTCAGCGTGCAATTCCGTGCGCACAAGACCCTCAACGACCCCGACCATACAGGCATCCAACTGCAAGCCGGACAATACGAGTTCAAATGCGTCGAGGACAAGACAGGAGGTCAGGCTGGAACGGTGAAAACCAACGACCAGCAAGGCAACATCCTGTTCGACACCATCTCCTACACGAAGACGGGAGTGTACGACTACACGCTCAGCGAAGTCCACGGCGATAACGGCGGCGTCACCTATGATGCTATGAAACATCATGTGAAAGTCACCATCACCGACAATGGCGAAGGACAATTACTGGCCGACGTGAAATATGATAACGGAACCAACATTCCGGAATTCACCAACACGTACCATGCCCAACCCGCCACGGACAATCCGACCGCAGTGAAGAAGATGACCTCCTCCAAGGGCAACAAGTACACGCTCAAGGGCGAAGACTTCGCGTTCACGCTCCAACAACAGTCCGCGCCCGCCAACGTGTCGAACGCCGACCAGACGAAACGGAACGACCAGCAGGGCAACATCCGATTCAACCAACTGTCGTTCCCGCTCGTAGGCACCTACGTGTTCACCATGTCGGAACAGGATGCGACCGTTCCGGGCGTCACCAAGGACGGGACGGTTGCGACCATCACCTACGTGGTCAAGGATGTTGACCATACGGGCAAGCTGACCGTCGTGTCCAAGACCGTCACCCCGACCACCGGCGCTAACGGCAAGAACATCACGTTCACCAACCATTACAGTCCGAAGAACGTCGGATACTCTATCAGCGGCGTGAAAAACATCGTCAACACGGATACGGCAACCAGCCGCGTTCCACAAGACGGTGAATTCAAGTTCCAGTTGAACGCGGTATCCGCACACGACGCGGACGGCAACGCCATCAGCATGAACGACATGCCAATGCCAGCCGGAAGCCAAAACGGAACAGTAGCCGTCACCAACAAGGGAAGCGGTTTCACATTCGGACAAATGGTCTATACCATGCCCGGCGTATACACGTATCACGTGAAGGAACTCGCCGGAATGGACAAGACCATCGGCTACTCCACTCAGGAATACGATGTGACCGTCACCGTCACCGACAACGGCGGTATGCTCGCGGCCACCGCCGACAGTCAGACCAATGACATCCGATTCGACAACACGTACACGCCAACACCGGCCAGCGTGCAACTCGAAGCGGCCAAACATCTGACCGGACGTGGTTTGAACGACAACGAATTCTCCGCCGAATTGAAGGATTCCAACGGCAACCTGCTCCAAACGAAACAGTTCACCCACAGTCCGCGCAACACGCAATCCGACAAGGTCGCGGCACGCGAAGGAGACGGTACGCTCGACTTCGACAAGCTCACCTTCGACAAGACCGGCGTGTATACGTACACGGTTGACGAACAGGATGGAACCTTGGGTGGCGTCACCTACGACAACACCATCCACACCGTCACCGTCACCGTCACCGAGGACGCGAAGAGCCACAGGCTCGTCGCCAGCGTCGCCTACTCCAACGGCAAAGCCAGCGAAAAGAGCATCCTCTTCCAGAACACGTACCAGCCGGAAGACGTGTTGGTTGGACTGTCGGCTAAGAAGAATCTGACCGGACGTGAACTGCAAGCCTACGAATTCGAGTTCGAACTTGTGGACGACAAGGGCAATGTCATCGACAGTGAGAAGAACGACAAGCAGGGCAACATCCAGTTCAAGCCGCTCACCTACGGTCGAGACAATGATGGAGTGGATGATTGCGGTGAATACCAGTATGTGATTCGCGAGAAGAACACCGGTGAAAAGAACGTCACCTACGACAAGACGGAACATCACGTGACCGTCACCGTAAGCGACAATCTGCAAGGCAACCTGACCGCCAAAGTCCAATACGACCCGACGGACGATACGGCGAAGGATTCCAGCACCATGCTCGTCACGCCGACCGCTAAGGCCGACAAGACCGACGAGAATGCCGGTGAGGATGAGAACAATCCGACCACAACCCCCAGCATGGTCACGACCACCGGAACCCAACCCGAGTTCACCAACTCGTACATTCCACCGGTCACACCGGCCATCGTGAAGACGATTCGCCAACTCGCCAAGACCGGCGTATCCACGCCGACCGTGGCGTTGGCCGCGTTCACGCTCTTGGGAGTGGGATTGATGCTGTTCCGCCGTCGCGGAAACCAAACCGAGACCGCGCGGCACAGGAAGTAAGGTCACGGTAGGCCAGTGGAAAGGCCGGGCGGGGGAGCTGATTCCCCGCCCGGCCTTTCCACTGTTTTCTTAAATGTCGGATACCATGTTTATGAGCAGCATTCAGGAGAACGGAAAAACGTGGAAGACAATCAGCCTAAACGTGGCATGACAGGGGATTGCGATTGCGGATGTTCCACTTCGGTCGCTCAGACCGAGGAGGACTTCACCCTGTACCGAAAGGCCGTGGAGAGGCTACACGACGACGATGGTACGCGGCTCACCGGCGAGGAAGTGTTCGGCGTTGGCTATACGCCGGTGGACGACGGATACAAGCCGGAGTTCGAGTGACACCAAAGAGGAAACGTGAGCGTGTGCCGTTCTTAGGGTTCCGCCAATTGTATGATATACTGGAATTGTTCACACAAACAAGGGTTGAAACCCGCCACACACAAAGGAGACCAAAATGCTCAGCCTCGAAGTCCGAATCAACAATCGCACAAACCGCTGGACGAACGTCACCAACGACTTCCTCAACATCACCAGCCGCAACCACTCCAGCGGACGCAAATACTGGCGAACCCTGCGAGGCGTCGAAAACTACATCGCCAAAGCCGTAAAAACCTACCCTTGGCTCACCCGTGAAAACTTCCGCATCAACGGCACCGAAGAGGAACGCCGCAAGCCTCAAAAGACCGCCGCCGACATGGAAGTGCATGTGGGAGACATATTCGTCAGCTCTTGGGGCTACAGCATGACCCTTGTGGACTTCTACCAAGTGACCAAGGTCAGCAAAACAGGCAAGAGCGTCAACGTCCGCAAACTCGCCCACAAGGTCGTAGACGGCGCAATCAGCTCTCCGCAAGGCGGGCGCGTGGCTCCCGTCAAGGACTGTTTCGTGGGGGAGGAGCTGAGGAACAAGCGCGTCAGGGGAGATTATGGCGCGAACCCCCGCCCTATGTTCGCGGTGAATGATTGCGCCACCGCCCATTTGGTTGAGGACATCGACCCGAACGGATATTTCATGTGTGATTGGGACTGATGTTTTCCTGCAAGGGGTTTAATTGTTTCTGAGGTGGATTGACCACTTGTTTGTTGCTGGTTGACTTTCGAGCCAATATATAATATACTGGAATTGTTCACACAAACAAAATCCTTAAAAAGGAGCCGAAATGACCATCAACCTGAACGACATCACCGGACAGGAATCGGGAATCCTCCCGGAAAAACCGTACGAGGAAGACCCATACGGATTCGCAAGGGAGAAGCTAGGCGAGGCACATAGCGCCCTGTACGAAGCGCTAGAAGCTTTGGAATCGGTCGGGGCTGATTTCTGCACCGACCTTGGATACTACGGCGACACCATGGAGGGGCAAAGCTTGCTGGATGTCGTCTCGGACATCGAGAACTCACTGGAGGGCATGTGACCATCAACCTGAACGACATCACCGGACAGGAATCGGGAATCATCCTCGTGGAAATGGATGACGGGCGACACATGAACGTGGTTGCCAACTGGGGCGACAAGAACGGACTGCCGTATCTCGTCGAACCAATGCTCGAACCATTCTCGTTCGTCTTCCTCCAACCGGAGGACGTCCACGTCGAAACCGAACGCATCCACAGTGGGACGCTCAACGACGAAATCGCCCACGACGGTCTCGAAGACTGGAACCCGTTGAACGATGACTTGGACTCTGATGAACCCTGCGACGTATACCCGCTGTCGAACGGCTGGATTGTCGTCGCGCCGAAGGAATGGAACTGACGAAATGAAAACACGCGACATCCTCAACACCGTCACCCGCATACTGCCGGGCTGGCATGTGTACAACGACCGCCAATTCGGATGCATCACCACATTCGACCCTCAAGCGGGATACGAGGTCACCGTCTACCTTCCCGGCAGCGACACCATTCGCATCGTCCGCACGCGGTACGAGCTTGAGTACGAGCTTGTCGAAGATGTAACCGTCCTCGACACGTCCGACATGGGTGAGGAACAGGCGTTGGACGAGCTGGCCCACCTGCTGGCCGCGCCCATGCCACGCACCGACCGTCTCATACGACTGAAGGAACGGTTCGACAAGACCGCCGAATGGTGTCGAAACGCGCTTGGTGACGAACAGGAGGCGAAGGATATAGAAGACATGTCCGAACACTACATGCATGTATGCGAATCCTGCAACAAATATCCCGAACATGACCCGGTGTCCGTGTTCGAGGGGTGGCTGCTGGGCGAGGAGCTTGGCAGCCCGTATGAGACGCGCCGTCATGCCGCGTTGCACATGCTGTCCGCCGTGCGCCGACTGGACAAGGAGTGAACCATGCTGAACATCGAGAAGACGCTGCAATCCGTCCGCGACCTATTGGACAGGCTGGGCAAGGAAGGCGTGGAGTTCGCTCTAACCGAATCGGAATACTCCGACTGTGTAGCGGACATTCGCGACCCTAACGAGGTGTACGTGTTCCTCGAATGCTCGATTCGTCCGAACGGCACCTTCGTCTGGCGGGATTACGACAATCATAAAGGAGTCTGCGACTTCGACGAATTCCGCGTGCGGATAATCACCCTCACAGCAGACGAATACCTCGACAAGGTGAAAGACAAGCGCAAACAGTGGGCAGACCTGTGCGATGGTACGGATACACCCATGCCGGAGTCGCTGTCCGCAGTCGTATCCGACATGGAAAACAAGGCCAACCGTCTGAAAGCGTTGCTGGAACCCGACGACCCGCCCCTGCTGAACAAGCGGGACACCGCAATCCTGAAAGAACTTAAACCGTATGCCGTGGTCAAACCGGAAGAGGAATCACAACGACTACGGGAGCTGGGCGTGCTGGAACGCAGATACTACATCGACCAAGTGTTCGACGCGCTGACCGACAAGGGCGAGAAGGCGTTGAAATTCGCGGCGCACGTAGAACGGACGGCTTAATGGGAGACGGTATGCGCCGGACTTGACCTGTTAGGCAAGGAATGAAAAGGAACCATCATGAACGCGAACGAAACCTGCGAAGATTCAATCCACGGTCCGTACGAGCCGGATGACGTGGCTGACCACTGCGGCGGTTGCGGCATACCGTTGTGTGAGGAGCATGCGAGGAAATGCCCCTGTTGCGGGCGCGTCAACTGCACGGACTGCGGCGAGATATGTGAGGCATGCTGGCGTCTGGTATGTCGCGAGCACGCCAAGTGGAATCCCGAATACGCGCAATACGAATGCCCCGCCTGTTACAACCGTTGGGATTGCGGAGAAAGGTAGAGAGGACGATGAACCCGAACGAAAACGAGCCGACACCACCGCTCACCGACGAGGAGCGCGAGCATAGGCGTGTCCGCTATGCCCAGTATTGGGCGAGCAAACGCGTCGCGGAGGGGGCGGCAGAGCTTGCGGTGCCCGACATTACCGCGTCGGTCGCGCCGGATGAGATTGTCGTGTATGTGAGCGTGGGGGCGTTGCATCGTAACGGTGTCGTCGATATCGAGGAATGGTGTGACGACGAGACGTGGGAGTGGTTTGCGAGCGAGGATGGTTGGGTTGAGCGAAACTGCGGCGACCGACTGTCGGATGCTGAGATGGCGGAACGGCTCAACGAGCACCGTCCGTATGACGCGAATTCGGGGTGGCTTGCGGACGTTGGGCAACTGCAATACCGTGGCACCGCGTTCGACGCGGCGTTGGCGTTGGTACTGAGCCATGTGGGTGCGATGGACGAGGGGTATCATGTGCGATTCAAGGCTTGATTGGTATGCGCGGTTCGGCTGCCTCGACATCAAAGCGGCATTGCTTGAATGTGCGAGAAACGATTCTGAACTGTGCGCGTGGAGCCATACGGGCGGACGGTTGGAGGCGTCGGTGTGGCACCGCATTCTGGCGGAGGCCACCCCTGAAAGCATTGTCCGCTATGAGCGTCGTACTGCTTGGCTCGGCGGCGAATTCCCTACGGACGGCATAGGGTTCGAGATAGGTGATGTGACGTTCTTCGTCCCCGAGCTTGTCAGCGTGTACGACATTCTTCCGCCGTCACCCAACAAGGGTCGTACGGAGATTTTTATGGATGACCCGCGGCTGGATATCGACAATTACTGAGGGTGGATATATATGCGATTCATGGCTTCACCGGCGGGCGGAAGGATAACGCCACTGCCGTCAAACGAGTTCTACCAAAGCCCGTTCGACGGCAGATGGGTCGATGTGGACGAGGCCGAGGTTTTCCGTCTCATCGACATGCAGCGAGAAAGAATTTTCGGAACTCACGGAAAGGCGGTGCCTGTGGATGGCAAATGCGGGAAACTGAAAATGCATGAAACCAAGCTGATTGAATTCAATCCTACGAAAATCGTTTGCGCGTGCGGCATGGCATTCCCCTCATGGGAAGCGTACGGCACGCATGTGGATGACGCCATCGCCGCACCCGCTGAAACATCCACGCAGACGGTATGTGATGTTCTGGCCGACCATTTGGGTGACTTGGACATGGAATTCGGATTCCACGTCTCCTACACCGACAGAGGACGGGTCAGATGCGACTGCGGCGGCGAATACAACGACCTGCACGCATGGCGCGTCCACGTGGCCGAAACGCTGCTCAAAGCTTTGGGAAAGGATGAATCATGCTGAACCTCAAAGCTCATGGACATTGGCTTGCGTCCACACATAAAAGCATCTACAAAAAGGAACCCCCACATGAATCAGTCAGAGCCTAAATCCGACCTTATGGCATGGTTGGAGCAACAATGGGACAAGGCCGTCAAAGACTCCGAAACCCCAGACAAGGAACTGTTGGAGAAATACACTTTCTACGACGGCCTCACCACAGCCTACGAATTCACCATTGCTCGATTGAAAAACGTTCCCAATCCATTTCTGCCGTCCTGTCTCAACTATGAAGACATCGACGACAGCAGTCAGGACGTCCAGCCGCAGGTGGGCGACTACGGTTTGGCTATCCGGGAGAACGCTCACGGTCAGGAGGAAATACCGTTCCATATCGAACGGGAGGAGCATACCGGTCTGCCGGTCGCGGTTTTGAACACTCAACTGTACGCAAAACCGGAGGATGATATAGAAGACGGCCAATATGTGAGCCTGTTCCAGTTGTATCTCGACGGTTTCGAGTTGAGCAGGACAGGCCGGAAGTGAACGAAAATGATAGAACCGACGATATCCTACTCTGGACACGACTGGTTTTGAGCCTAGCTCAACTGGTCGTGGCTTTAAGCGTTATCGGACTAATCGTCGCACCACCATTGACAAATGGACTCAATCGGTTGAAAACCGAAATCTGGGGACGGTCAATCACCTTAGAGGCCACCGTCACCGACCGGCAGGGCAATCCTGTTCCCAACGTGACGGTCACGGTCGTCCATGACGATGGCACTCCCTACAAAGATAGTGTCGGCAATCCCGCCAGAAGCGTCACCGACAAGAACGGCAGATACAAGATTAAGGCAAACGTCAAGAGAACCTTTCGATTGGAACTGGTTCCACCTCAACAAAACCAAAATCAGAAGGAGTGATAAAAACATGGTGGATTTCAGCGAGTGGAGTCAAGACCCTTATATTCTTTTTATGGTGTTTCTTGTTGTGATTCTCACGACAACCTTTATCTCAGGAATTTTCTTCCTATTGAATGATAAGAAAACCATATGTGGACTATTAGAAGCAGTATGTTTCATCAGCGTTATGGCGTTGGCTATGACGATTGGGCTGGACAAGGCTCAGCATCCGACCTTCGGTGAAGCATTGGCTACATCCTATGGGTATGAATCCGTGCGATGCGATGGAGACGGTGACGTGACCGACGGAGACACCCCGTGCGTGGCTTACTCCAATCATGGTCGTAAGAGGCAGGTCATCACCGTGGTAGGCGACTCGGAGAAGAACACCGTCAGAGTGTACGATTCTCAAGGAAATCTGGTCAAGCCGGTCTTGACGAAAGCCCCGTCCAAGAAGGACTGAATCATATGGCAGACCCGAAGTACATGCGAAAAATCCAATCCATGTGCCGTTGTCAAGACTACGGACGCATGGTCGAAAACACTGACATTGATGACCCCTATCGTCAGAAAAATGAAAGTTAACGGGGTCATTTTCAACAAAAAGTCAATTTTAGCCCCGTTAACAGGAGAAAGGAACATAGGATGGCAGTGAACGTCACACAGAAAGACAAAACCTTGCACGACACCATAGATTGGTGCAAGGAACAGATAGCCCGAATCAACAAGATGATTCCCACCGCTTCGGACGAGAATTTTCTTGTAGGGGAACGGTTCGCCCTGCAAGCCGTCGCCGCTCATTGCGAGGAACAGTTGGGATATTCGGGTTCCATGCCTTTGGAGGTGCCGAACCAAAGCGAGAAAGAATAACCTCGACATGGACGACAATGAATACATTCGGCAACTCGAACAGGCGGCGGCACTGCCTGATTGGATTGCACGCAAAAAAGCGTACCTGCGCATCAACCTCCGCCGACTCGACACAATGGTGCAAGAGCGGGCCGCCGTCGTGCTGGCGTCGAAAACGAACGTCGCAAACACCAGTCTTGACGGATTGAAGGCCGCAGCCGAAAAACTGGCCGTGGACGCGGCGGAATACGAGGCGGTGAAAAGCCGTCGAGACAGCACCGCACGTTCCATACACATTCTGGACAGTGAGGACGAGCGGCGGTACCGCGAGCAAAACAAGGATATCGACGGCACCTGCCAGTGGAACTACAGTGCGTCCGGCTGCGGCAAGCCGACCGTGGAAGGCACCCGCTGGTGCGCCGACCATATCGACGAATGGACGATGCTGCGCCACAGCACCGGAGACAACGACTAACGAAAATGGACTATCGAATGATGTGGCGAGCATGCCCGCTACAGCGGGACGGCTGGCGGTTCCAGCTTCTTCTGCAACGGCGGGCAGCTGACGGCGAATGGGAGACAGTGGACGAGTCGGTACGCGATTCGCCTACGGGTGCGATGCTGGCGATGGTCGAACCGTTCCTATCCAGCGAACGTCAGATGCGCGTCCGGCATAGCTTATCGGATGTGCCGGTCGTATACCGACCCACGTTCATGAGCAAATCAATTGCTTGAGGTTTATTTTGGGGAGGTCAAGGAAAATCCTCGACTTTTTCGCCAAGAGAAAGGAGCAGGAATGCAAAACCGACAAGTAGCAGAATGGTATGTCGTCTGCTGGTATTGCAAAAACACCGTCAATGCCGAAAACAGAATCAAATGCCCCTACTGCGGAGCTTGCCTCTTCCTAACCCCGCAAGACTACAAGGAACTGAAAGAAGAAGGAATCAGACCATGAGCCGGTTGAATCTGGTCGCACGAATAGACTCGTCCTTCCCTGACAAGACCGCATACAAGCGGGTCTTGGACACTGGGGGGAATCGTCTGGGAGAACAGCAAAGGCCGTGAGAAATGGCGTTGGGTTCCCATGATTGTGGAGGAACCTTCCACGAACGGACGTTTCCTTGAAACGGAACCCACACGCAAGCATCGCCGGTACAAGTTGGACTCACGCAATCCGCTCCGACTGTTCGAGTCGATTCTGTTGTCTGAAAAGGTCAAGGTCATTGACCGATGACCTGAAAAAACTTTCTCTGCTATACTGGAAACATTCACACCTACAAAAGAAGGAAGTGCAACCATTGACCAAAAAATACTCATACGCCTCCACCAAGCCGCTATACGACCACCAGTATCCCGACGAAAAACTCATCTCAATCCACGAACGTCCAATCGCCGACCCAACCGGCAAACTCACCGCAATCATCGACTATGAGAAGCCGTTAAGCCGACACGACATCGACAAATACGATTTGTCAGAATTCCCATTCTGGCTCGCTCAGGAACATTACCTGCCCCTGTTCAGCGGGGAATGCCCTATGGGACAGGAGACCCTTGAGACAATCAGGGACGAGGTGTCCCGCGCCATCATCGTACTCGCGGACTATCATCCGCTGGGAGACTCGCCCCATGGCGTTCACGTCGGCGGCATTGTAGGCAAGGACGTGAAGAGACTCGACCTCTACCGCGTGTACGACACCATCCCCTCATGGGCTTTGGACATGGTGCAGGAGCTTATCACCGGCACCAATCCTGAAGAGTTCACGTCAGCGCATTCGACTACGGAAGTGCGCGACATCGCCAAACGATTGCATGAGAACGGTTCAGCCGCCCTTTTCTCAGACAAGGAGCAGTGAATTGAAGAAACGAATTCAATCCGAAACCAAAGAAACGGTGGACTGGGAGCATAAGCCCATCAACGCACTGGGGGGCTTGAGGGCGATGGCGGTCACGACGGGTGGGACGACCATCGACGGGTTGCTTGAATACCATGTTGAGGGAACCGTGGACGGCGTCTATGTGGAGAGCCTGAATTTCAGGAATCTGCCCCAATATGTGATTGTTTCCGTCAAGGGCGGTTCCAACATGCTGTCGAAGACGTTGTTCAAGTCCGTCACCGTCTTCGCTTCCTGAAGAAAATTCTGCTATACTGGGACAGTCCGCACATTAAGTGAGTTTCAGGAGGAACCATGGGGAAAAAGGCCACGCCGTCCACGAACGGTCAGACCACACTCAGACAAATCGGCTGGGCAGATGATGAACTGGCTATGATACAAGACCAATACTCATCCCTATTGGACTCGATTCAATTTCCCATCTACGTGCCTGTAGCGCACAACACCAACGATTACCAAGTGGTCGTCAACGGGAAAGACTACGGGTTCGTTCGGGAAACCACCACCGAAAACGGCAAGGAATACCGTGTCATGGCCGACAATGGCGAATACTTCGAACCTATTTCAGGCGTCTTCCACAATTCTCCGATGGGCGCGGTCTGCGAACTCGCCAGACACCATCACGACATAGGACTGGCCTCCCGTTTGGACGACTACATCATCGCCGTATGCAATGTCCAACAGCTCGCCGCTGCCCAGTTGAAAGCGAACGTCAAAGACCTTCTAGGAATGGGACGATGA